CCGTTGCGAGTCACCGAATCGGTAGCGGTCGTAAGGATCTCCGCAACGGCCCTCGACAGAACCCCACTATGCGTCACCGAATCGGATGGGGTAGAGAGGATCTCTGGAATAGCCCGGTAACCGACAAATTGACGGCCAACAGAATCCGTAGGAGTCGCTACAAGTTCCGCAACCACGCGGTAGTCGACAAGCTGCCTAGCGAGTGAGTCAACCGGTACGGTAACGGTCTCGAACAATAGACGCCCATCCGTAGATGCACTCACAACAGAATCGCTAGGTGTCAGTAGCGCCTCCACGCTCGTTCTGCTGAACACGCCTGCACGGGTCAACGCATCCGAAGGCAAAGGCACCGACTCAGGCACGGCACGTGAGCCAGTCGTCACCTTGTCTACGGCGTCGGTAGCCGCGGCAATAGCATCAGCTACCGACCGGTACCCCACCTGCTGCCACTGGGCGGAGTCGACAGGCGTGTCAATCGCCTCACCTAGTAGGCGTTGACTGGCGACGGCCCGTTGGATCGCGTCAGTGATACCCCCAATCGATTCAGTAAGAACCTGCTGCCCGTTGTAGGTGCGTACAACCGAGTCGATCGGATCAGTGATCGACTCGGCTATAGACGCTACGTTCGCTACGTTCTCGACGTTCTGAACGTAGAGAAGGAGTGAACCAAGACCGCCGGGCATGGCGGGATCCTACGTCAGACCGCGTTGCCAGAGCTATCGATCCATCCGGTGCCGGACGCACCGAGGGCGTAGATGGGCTGGCCCATCGTGCCGAGCGTCGTGTCGACGAACACGGTCCCGTCGAGAACCCCCGTCGGCCTCGTCGAGCCAGAGCCCGGCGTCATGGTGGCCACCGTCGAAGCCAGCGCGGCCACGCTCGACGCGGCACCCGTAGCAGTCGCCTGCGCAGCTGCCGCGTCGGCGTCCGCCGTGGCGGCGTTCGCGAGCGCCGTGTTGGCCGCGCTCTGCGCCGCACCGGCCGCCGTGCCTGCGGCGGTGGCGGTCGACTGCGCAGTAGCAGCTGCGGTGCCTGCTGCCGAAGCCGCAGCCTGAGCGGTGGCCGCATTCGCGAGCGCAGTGCTGGCCGTGCTCTGGGCGGCGGCCGCGTTGGTCACTCCGGTGTTCGCAGTGGCTTGAGCGGCGGCGACTGCGGCCATCGCGACAGCGTGGGCGGCCTGCGCGGGGTCCTGCGCAGTTCCCTGGAAGAACAACTGGGCGAGCGCCATCTGCGGGCTATCGGTAGCGTACGCGTCGGAGCCGTTCCCCTGGCTCGGGCAGAGGGTGAAGTTGGCGCCGGAGTACCAGGCTTGCGGGCCGAGAGGCCACCACGCCATGCCGATCATCACGTCCTGGTTCGCGTTGATCAGCTGGAGGAGATCCGCGCACGCCGCGGCCGCGCCCGCCGTGCTGGCCTGGACACCGAACTCGCTGAGGTGGACGCGGATGCCAGCCGAGCGCGCCGCCGTGATGAGCGGCTGGAGGAGGAACGAGGCGATGAAGGGAGCGCCCGTGACGGCGCCGCCCGTCGACATCGTCCCCGTGCCGCCCGTGCAGCCCGTCAGCACGTTGCCCGAGATGCCGGTGAAGCTAACCGTCTGGACGCCGGCCGACGTCGTGATGTTCACGCGACCGGAATTCATCCCGAAGTTCGCCGACCACTCGGTCGCGCTCGCCAGCGTGATCGACGCGTGCGGGAGCGTGATGCCGTTCATGGCCGCCGCCAGCGTGCTCGTCGGTCCGACGTCGGTGCCGGTGCCGCTCTGGTTCTGGTCCAGGTACAGGTGCGCCGAGATGCACCAATTGTTTGCGCTGTCCGTGATCGCGAGCACGCCCGTCATGTTGCTGATGGGCGAGGCGTTGATGTCGTACCAGCTCGAGAGCCACTGACTCGCGTTGCTGAACTGCTCGCCCGGTACCATGATCAGCTGCGTCGCGCCGGCTGCTCGGATCGCCGCGATGGCCGCGTTACAGGAGGCGAACCAGGCGCGCACGTCGCCGCTCCCGGTGGGGCCTCCTTCGCTGGGCTTGCACGGCTCGTTCGAGAGTCCGTACATCACGAGCGAGTTGTTGGCGTACCGCGACGCGATGCGACCCCAGAAGTCGGCGAAGGCGGTGTTGGGGACCGCGGCGGTTCCGACGGCGTTGCCTCGGTAGCCGGCGAAGTCGGCGGTGATCGCGCCGTGCGGTTCGACCATCACGTACATGCCCTTGCCGGTCGCGTACGCGACGAACGCGTCCATCTGCGCCAGGTAGGTCGCGGAGGCCGCGCTGCCCGACCCGAGCGCCGTGTTGAGCGTGAGCTGTAGCGCCTCCCATGAGACGAGCAGGCGCATGTAGTTCACGCCCTTTGCGTAGGCGTAGTCGATGTCTTCCGTGCTCGGGAACTGGTAGTTCGTCCCGCTGACCGGCGGGAGAGTGAGGTAGGAAAAGTTCGCCCCGGGCATGTTGACGCCACGGAGCTGCGGGATGTTCGCTGCGATCATTGGGGTTCCCCTCGGGTGCTTCGTTGAGTATCCTCGTACATTCCCATTCTAGCCGCGATCGAATGAGGCGGCGCGAGCGTCACGTTCGCAAGCAGCCATGTATCTCGCCTCGACCTCGCGTTCGTACTCGTCCATGGCTGACAGAGCGTCGTCGTCAACCCCCATCAAGAAAGTGCCATCTTCAGGAAAGTCGGTCATCACCGGCATCGTGGCGATCATTGGGGGTTCCCCTCGGGTGCTTCGTTGAGTAGCTCGAGCATCGCGTGCCTGATGCCCGTCGTGTCGCCACCACTCTTCTCTGCGGCGCCGAGCGCCTTCGCGCAGTCGAGCATGGTGGCCTCGCGGACCATCGTCGCCGGGTCGTTGCCGGCGTCGCCCTCGCTCACCCCGAGCGGGTGGTGCGGCTGGTGGATGACCGCGAGGCCGTCTGCCGTCGCGCCGTGGTAGCGGTACACGTGCCCACTGAAGTGCAGGTAGAGCGAGCCGACCTTCAGATCTTCGAGCTTCATTCGAGCACCCCTGGGAGCTTCATCATGCCGCGCACCGTGCCGGTCGCCGCGCCCGACAGGACCTTGACCGCGACGACCGCGAACTGCCCGTAGGGCACTACCAGGAGCGGCGCCTGCGAGGCGTAGATGTACGGCCCGCCCGTAAAGAGCGTGCCCACCGCCGCCAACGCGGGGGCCGTGAAGAAGCCGAAGAAGACCTCCTCGTAGATCGTCGCGGTGCCGAGGTTTGTCCCGCTCGTCCTCAGCAGGTAGACCCCGAGCACCGTCGCCGTCCCGCCCAGCGCCACCGACACGAACGGAGCGGGGAGGAACGCGTCGCTCACGTTGAGCGTGTACCCGAGCGGCGGCGCCTTCGCGAAGAGCGGGTACGCCTGCTCGGCGCCGACCACCATCGCGAACGCGTACTCTCCGTCAAGGGTGGAGTAGACCGGCGTCGCCGCAGAGAGCGCGTTCGCCGTGGACGGCGCGGTGTTGACCGCAAAGTTCGAGGTCGACGCCTGGGCGACGACGTCCCAGCCCGCGCTCTTGCCGGCGCCCGCGAGCTGCTGGATCCAGGTCTTGTTGAGCAACCACTCCGTCTGGAAGACGGCGAGCTGCGCGATCTTCATCTGCGGTGCCGCGCCCGCGACGCCGCTCGTGTAGACGCGGGCGAACACCGGGGCGTGGGTGACGTTGGTGGAGCCCATGAGCGGGCTGCCGATCGGGAGCTGGATCTGCGTATCTAGGAGCGGAGCCGCCGACGCGTCCGCGCTCGACATGATCTGGATCCGCGCCTGCCCGTCCTCGATCCACAGGTTGATCAGGTAGTAGGTCGTCGTGACGAGCGTGGCGGTCGTGCCGCCCGTGGTCTCGGTGCCGTTGTACTGCACGACGATCTTGCCGACCGCGCTCACGCTAACACGGAGGTAGGCGGGGGCGTTTGCCGGGACGGCCGTGGTCGTTGCTGGTGCGCCGAAGCCGATCTCGCAGAACGCGTTCGTGGTCTGCGAGATGAGCACCTTCGCCTGGAGGAAGAGCGGCGCCTGGTTGCGACCGAAGGCGAACTGCTTCTGCGACGTGAGGATCGCGTAGTTGCCGGACGCGGTCGCGCTCGCCGCGTTGAGCGTGATCAGCCCCGACGCCTGTGTGATCGTCATCCCGCTGACCGCCGTGGTCCAGCGCGACGGGTCGACGACGGAGGGGCCGACGTCGACCGACTCGTCGAACAAGATCGTCTTGTTCGGGAGGATCAGGCTCCCCATGCGGTGCGCGCGGAGGATGCGGCCCTGCCCGGCGCTCTGCCCCATCACCGCGAGACCGTCCGCGGTGCCGGGAGTCAGCGCGGCCCGGTCCGCCTGCACGCCCGTCGCGAGGGCGAAGAACTGCACGCCGGTCGACGAGCCGAGGATCTTCCGCACGTTCGATCCATCGGAGAGACCCATCTGGACCGGGCTAGACGTGCCGATCGCCGAGCCTGCCGCAACCGGGCCGACGATGATTGTGTTGTTGGACCCGTCAGAGTTGAGGTAGGCGTCCTTGGTGTTCGTCCAGAGGTCGACGCCGCCGAACGACGGGGAGGTGCCGGTGATCGTCCACGTGACGAGGAGCGCGCCGGTCTGAGAGAGGACCTGCGCGTATTGCGTGTGGTTGGTCGACGTGAACGGCCCCATCGTGGCCGAGTTGCCCGGAGCGGTCATCAGCGTCACGCCGTCGACCGCGTCGACCTCGGCGATCGTCAGCGTGAGCGACGGGGTGGTGCCCGACACCGTGCCGTTGATCGTGAAGCCGAGGAGGCAGATGTCTCGGCCGACGTTCGGGATCAGAAAGGTGCCGGTCGCGGTGAGCGTCGCCCGGTTCTGAATGATCGTGATGTCGGCGCCGGGGTTCGTCTTGCCGAGAACGTTCGTCCCCGCGGGCAGAGGGCTCGACGGGTGAAGCCCCACAGGAACGGAAACCTCTGCGGCTGTTGTCGCTGTCGACGCTGCTGTGAGTAGAAGAGCGCGCGTGCCGTCGGAGATGCTCGCCGGCATCGGATTGGCCGCAGTAAGCGGAGCTCCTGGTGCGTTCGCAGCCCCTGTGTAGATCTTGCTCGCGGGCATCTTCAGGGGTGCGTTCGTGACCGCACCTCCGAGCGACATAAGTCCCGTACCACCAGAGCAGCCACTGAAGACTGCGCCCGCAACCGACGTGTACGTGACCGTCTGTACGCCAGCGCCCGTCGTGACGTAGATCGTCCCCGAAGGGGGCACATTCGCCGCGACTGGAAGACTTACCGTGATCGACGCCTGCGGGAGCGACAGCCCTGCAGATGCCGCCGCTATCGTGGGCGCAATGCCCTGTGCCGCAAGCGAGATATCTTCGTCGAAGACGACATCCCCGCCCACGCCAGGGTTGAGCAGTGTGCCGTCAGCCATGACTCAATGTACCGCCTTTCTCTTACCGGCGGAAACCTTCGCTGCCCAGGCTGCGCGAACAGCCTCGGTTCGGGCAGATGCGGATGATGTTGCCCGGGTCATCCGTACCTCCCTTCAAAGAAGGGTGTTGGCGTTTTGGGGCCTAGATCGTTACGGTCACGGTATTCTGTAGCGTATCTCCGCTCACCAACGTCGGAGGGCTAGGCTCCGCAGACTCGAAGGGGAAAACACCTCCGTAGTTCGGAGAGCCGAGGATGGTCGCAGCTCCGGACTGCCCCTCGTTGTTGATGGTCTGTGTCGCGGTTGCCGTCCAGAGGTGAACCAGCGTGTAGGTCGAAGCCGCTGCTGTGTGGGCGTACGTCCCAACTGCGCGAGCAAAGCCTCCCGTCGTGAGCTCCGCTCCCTGGGTGTTGAGCGAGTTGTCCGCCGTCGAGGGCGTGAACACCGAGGCAGACAAGCACATCCATGCCGCGGGGTTCTGGCCCGGGAGGATGATGTACGGCGCCGTTGCAGCAGGCGTCGTGCCCGCCGCGCCAGCAGAGCTCGCCCCGTTGTACCACTGGTCGACTGTGAGCACGGTCGATGTGTTCGACGTGATGACGCCGTACACCATGACGGTCGTCGAGATCCAACAGACAACAAGCTGTCCTGCGAGACCCTGCCCTACCGTCGGAAAGGCCGCGCCGGCGTTCGTAAGCGAGGTGGCTGATGCGGCCGTCGCTGCGCCCACCGCCGTGGCAAACGCGAAGGCCGGGCCCATTCCCATCGCCTTGGCGAGCCAATCAAAGGCGTTGGTGTACCCAACTGCCGTAGTTGTGGTGAGATTGTGGCGCCAGCCCGAAGAGCTCTTGCGCGTTTTCCCATTTCGACCCGGCGAGACGCTGGTGAGCCAGTGCGAGTGCTTGTCCGAGTGCTTGACCGCCCTCGAGGCCGCGCGAATGGCAGCAGAGACCGAGCGTGGTGCGCGTGCCGAAGAACGACCAGCTGCGGACTTGACGAGATGCTTTCTCACGGCGACACCGCCTTCACCTTGAAGTGCTTGGAGAGATGGGCGATGTGGTCCTTCACCGTCGAGGGCTGAAGATAGGCCGCGACGTGCGCCTCGACTTCGGACGGGTCGATGTTGGGAACGTCGACTGTCTCGGTGCCCTCGTGGTGCCCGCAGATCGCGCACTGCGGGGCGACCTTGAGGACCTTGGCATCCAGCCCCTCGCCAACGCGGAACTCGTCCGAGTAGGCGTGAGTGCTGGCCGTCTTGCACGCTTCTACGCGCGCGGTCTCTGAGACGGTATGGGGCGCGAGCATCGCGCGGATCATGCTCTCGTCCGGGCCGTCGTCGTGCACCTCAAAGCCCTGAATCCAGGTGCGGTGTGCCTGATGAGGCATCACGTTCTCGCTCAGATAGAACGCGACCGCCTCGGTGCGAGTCAGCGTACGACCACCCTCGGGACGGCACTTCTCGTGGATGATCTTCGCGATGACCTGTTCCTCGGGGAGCTGGACCGTGGTGACAGTCCCGCCCCGGGGTGCCTTGGTCACCTTCATCAAGTAGCCGCCAACGGCGTTGGGCTTCACCCTCTCCGCGGCAATGTCTTGAGGCGTCACCGGGGTGCCGACCGGTACGGGTTCCCAGTCGTAGAACTTGCTGATCTTCACCGCGATGTGCATGCGCTTGCCTCTCGTGCTGAGCTTACCGCGCAGCGCGCAAGTAAGGGAACCGGCTCACTAGGGGTGCCAGTGCTGGAGAAGGTACGTGGCCGCAGCGCCGAGCAGACCCAGGACGCCAACCGTGGTGCCGATGATGAACGTCCACTTCTTGCGGAACGCATCTGCTTCCGCCAGCTCGTCGTCACGCTCTTGACGCTGCTGCAGGAGCAGGTCGCCGCGCGCACGCTCTGCTGCTTCACGCTCGGAAGCAATACGCTGGCTCTCTTCGATCTGTTTCTTCAAGGTCTCGATGACCTCGAGCGGCACCGTAAAGTTGGAGCCCGTCGGGCTCCGGTTCTCCGGCACCACCACCGGAGGAGCGGGAGGGGGCACGGAGAGGATCACCGGTGCAGGCACGGCCTTGAGTGTCCCAGAGACTGTTCTCTTGGCCTTCACGTAGAGCGCCGGGTTGTCCTCGAGCATCTGCTGGACGAACTTCCGCGTCGTGATGGCCTCTTGCTTTGCCGCGCTCGCCTCACCGAACGCCTTGCCGGCCATCTCGAAGGCCTCGGCTGACGCGTTCGCGGAGCGATGCGAGTGCACCGCGGACATCCGGGCATACCACGCCGGGTCTTTGCCCGGAGGGATGGCATCCATTGCGCGCTTCAAGGACTCGTCCATGGCCTCGGCTCGCTCATCAATGACAGTTCGACGCGTCGGGACTTCCGTCGCCCCCAAGGGCGGAGGGCGCAGAGGAGTTATGGTCGGCACGGGGGCTCCCTCGGCAGCAGGAACATGGCCTGGAGGTGACACGCGAAACTCGGCGGGGTCGTGCATGAAGCCTCCAGCTCCCCACTAGGCTACCACGTGGGTCAATGTTCCCGTCAAATCCACCTCAAAAGCCGCCGATCGAAGCTAGGTACGCTTCCAGTCCCGAAGGAGCCAACACGGAGGGGTAGACGACGAGGAACTGAAGTCGGATGATCGAGTTCTGTCCCCCCAGGTAGATCGCACTCGTGACATCGTCGATTGGGCCACCCGATGTGACCAACGTGGCCGCCACCCCGTCAAGGGACACCTGCGAATGGCCGGCTCCAGCATCGAACGAGGCGACGAGGTAGTGAGGGGCTGACGCGCTGCCGGGCGCCCCGGTCTGTTGGTTGTAATAGTAGCCGTGGGCCCCGCCGTAAATGTAGTGGCCGGCCATGACCTTCGTGGGGTCAGTCGAGTTGAGCGCGGTCGTCACGCCCCAATACTGGAATCCGGGGGCGTCGCTGATCAGCTCGGGCGAGCTGGCGGTCAGGGAGGCTTGCTGGTGCGAGCCGTCATACTGGAAGACCGCGCCGACCGTGTAGGCCGAGTTGAGGATGATCGTGCTGATGGGCGTCCCGGCTAGCGTCGTCATCGGGGACGCCGAGAGTGCAAGCGCCGCGTTCCCGTTGATCGTTCCCATCGACGCGCCTGAACCGTTCGTGAACACGAGCGAATGAGGCCCCTGGTCGTGCCACGTTGCGGCTCCACCGACGACTGTCAGCCCGGTGTCCGCTGAGAGCAGCAGCGAGTAACCGCCAGGAAGAGTAGGCGTAGGAGAGGTAGAACCCCCTACCGTCGCAAAGCCACCAAGCCAGGAAGGAGGACTCACTGCAGATCGCCCCACTCCGCCTGAACGGATCCGTTCACCACGAGAGTCGTGTCTCCGGTAACTACAACAAGAAGGTTCTCTTGCCCGCCATCGAGAACGAGTGAAACCGCCCACCCAGCCGGAACAGCCTGCGGTGTTCCGACGCTGTTACCTATTGCGAGACTCGCTACCGCGGCGCTTCCCATTGCATTCGCCGTTCCGCTTGTCTGAACGACGAACGCCCAGGTCAGCTCGAACCAGGCGCCGTCCACGGTGGTGGTGGACTGCAGACCCACGCTTACATGAAGCCGGGTCTGTCCTGGTGTTGTGAGACTGGAGATGGGAGACCCGGCTGTGCCAGGCAACGGGACCGTCAGGACTGTTACGGGGGTGTTATTCGTTGTTTGAAACGTCCTAGCCTTGGCTTGGCTCTGAGCAACGGTGCATGGGGCAACAGTAGCGGGACGAAAAACCGTCTTGTCGTAGAACGTGGCGCCTGTCAGCACCAAAACGATCGACGGCGGCATGTCGGTGAAGTTGACTCCGTTGATCTGCACCCACAGTGCTGTCACGCCAGGCGGCACAGTTCCAACAGGCGCGGTATCGAAGTACCCCTGCAGTGCTACGGGGTAGGCCGTGTTGTTGTACACCGCGATCTGATAGCTGCCGAAGTCCGTCTGTACAACGACGGCCGGACCCGTGAGTCCTCCGTCCTCCAGCGTCAGAGTCCCCGTTGTCGACGACGGCAGCGCCCAGATGTTTGACCCATCGGAAAGCGACAGGTTAGCGTCGAAGTTGCCCGTAAACGGAGGGGTGTACCCAAGAGCCACCGACTTCACGTCCCATTGGTTCTCTGCGGAAGACCACTTGAGGGTGAAGGCCCCGCCCTGGATGTCGCAGTAAATCGTTGTTGCGGACGTGAACGGGAACTGCGGATAACGAAGCACGTGACCCCCCTGCGCCGTCAGGTGCAGTGGGTACGTCTGCCACGTTCCAGTACCATCGATGAAGGTGAGCTCGAGGCCATCAAGCGGTGTACCCGTGAACGTCAGATCGATGGTGGCACCTGACTCAACAAGGTAGACAGTATCGGCATCCGGAAGAGCAAGATTGCCCGTCGCACTGATGACCGTCGGCGGGGTTACGCCACCTCCTCCGCCCAGCGTAAGGACGTACGCAAGGACAGCCTCAAAGAATGGCGCGTAGCCGCGCTCATTCGGTGCGCCTGTCGTTGGCGGGATGAGAACGTTGTCTTCTCCAACACGCTCCCCAAAGGCCGGCAAACACAACCCGTGAAACAGTAGAACGCCTGTGCTGCTGTAGCGAACGCGTATTACGAGAACAACGATGTTCCCCAGACCTCCACTGTTTGTAACGAGCTGGATACGATAAGTTCCGGGGATGTCCGGTGTGAAAGTCGCCGTCGCTGTTGTCGAGCCAGAGAAGACCGCCGCACTGCCCGGCGGAACGTCCAAGAAGGACCATTGCCACGCCGTGTTCCCCGAGAGCACGCTGTGGCAGACCACGGGCTGCGTGAGCCAGATGTCATCGCGCGCAACGCCAGGAGTACCGACCGGGGTCGGGTTGGCGGCCTGGTCAAACCTGATCTGTGCGCCGGGCATTGCTCTGATCTCCTACACGCTGTACCTGTACGGGATGCCGTCCTTCAAGGAGCTGGACCCCGAGGTTACCAGGAAGCTGCTGGAAGGGCACGAGGACGTCCTGACTCCAGCCGTATTGAAGCAAGACGAGTTCTACCGGACGTGCCGCTGTCCGCGTTGCGGGAAGAGCTGCCAGAAGGAGTTCGTGAAGGGGCACACTTTCTCTGACGAGAACAACATTGCGCCGAGATCGTGTCTCCGCTGCACCTCCTGCAAGTGCCTCTTCGATCCGCACTCTGGCCTCGTTCTCGAGAACGCGGGCTAGTTCCCGCTGCCAGAGATGTTCCTCGAGATCTGCAGCACGTCGGGGAAGAAGGCGGCAAGCCGGCCAGTGTTGAGCGCGTTCTGACTTCGTTCCGCAGTCAACGAGCGATCGACGTTGTGGATGATCGCAATGAGGTCGATGGGGTTCATCACGGACGTCGCGTTGCGGTTCGCGCAGATGTTCTCGAGGTCGCTGACGTTGAGTGTTCCGCTCGGAAGAATCGCGGCAATGAAAGCTTCCACGTCTGAGGTGACGAGGTCAGCGGTCGAGCCCCCAAAGTAGACCAGGGTGAGCCGCACGAAGTAGGGGTTCAGGTGCCGCGCGAGCGGACTCGAGCAGATGACACGCTCGGTGTCAGCGGTGATGAAGTTGTTCGTATCCTGTACCGGCGCAGACTGGTCGTAGTTGACCTGGATGTTCTGCCCGCCCAAGAAGGTCGCGTTGTCTGGACTGTCACTCACTCCGGGCGCGAGGATAGAGGTCGACAGAATGAGCTTGGGGCGCTCGGCCGGCGAGAACGAGAGGTTCGGATCGTCAGTGGTCAGGTAGTAGCCGTCAGAGTGGTAGTTGTCGACGGTGAGCTGGAGGCCCGCACCGAGGTTGTACTGCGGGCCCGTGCCCTGCGATACAAGCTGCACTTGGAAGCCGTAGAGCCCGCCACTCTCTGTGTTGGTGGACATCGTCGTAGAGACGATACGCTGCACTCCAGGGCGTAGAACGGAGAACTGCTCCATCCCAGCTCCAGTACCCGCACTCGGGAGCACGGGGTCTACCTGGATGACGTTCACGTTACCGCCCGGGGCGATACTAGTGATGGTGTACGTCCCGGCATCTGGCGCCTCGTTGTTCTGGTCCACGCCCGTGATGAGCGAGAAGCCGAGAATGGCGTTCGCGGCTCCCGGACCTACGCCTGTTGTTCCAGAAGCTCCGCGAACAATGAGCGAGAGGGTAGGGCTGAACGTGAGCTGGTTGCTCGCATTGAGCGAACAGATGGTCGACCCAACGACGTTGTTGATCTGGGCGACCACGCCGGCGCGCGTCACATCCGTAGCGCCAATCGCAGAGCTGTCGTTGATGAAGATGATGGTCTTGTCCGGACCTCCGTCCAGGCTGATGGTGAGAGTCTTCGTGTTGAGGTTGACCACCGGATCAGCCAGAACCACGGTACCCGTCAGAGGAGCGAAGTCGATGATGAGCTCGTCGCCGTACTGGACGCCCTGTGTGACGAAGTTCGTGGAAAGTGACCGGAAAAAGGCTGCGTTCCCTAGGAGAGCCGTTCCCGTCGTGCCATCGAGCGGCTTCGCTCCACTGGGAAGTGCAGGGATGCGCTGGTACTTCTGCGAGGGGTCGGGGAAGTAGTTCAGCACCGATCCGTCCGCGGCGGTGTACGAGAAAACTGTGTTTCCGGTCACCTCGAAGCTGGTGGGGTCGATGAAGTAGAGCTCGACGGTGCCCAGCGAACGAGCGCCCACCTGTACGTGCGTACCGATCGCTGGGTTGAAGTCGTGGAGCGTGCGCAACGGGTCGTATGCGAGGTCACTGAAAGGGATGTTCGGGACTGGGTCGAACCCATTGTCGTCGAGGACATTCGCCGCGAGCTGGAAGAACCCCACCTGATTGCCGTCCAGCGTCTGAGCAACATCGTAGCTGGCGTCGAGCGCTGGACGGAGCGAGGCCCAGCCGCCGTTGGCGTAGACCGTGGCCGAGGTGATGTCACGTGTGGTGAAGGTCCCCGTAGAGTACCCGAACAACAAGAACAACGCCGTTCCGCCGTTGACCTGCATCCCCGGCTTGATGGGCAGAAATCCGACACGGTTGGAATGGTTGTTGATGTCCGCGCCGAGCGTGACCACCGACCGCGGGATTGACGGCGTCGTCGCTCCTGCGATGGCAAAGCCAACCTGAGTGGCCACATCCGCCGGCGAGAGCCAACCGCCTGAGAGTGAGCCTGGGGTGAAGACCACGTTGACGATGACATGGTTGCTCTGGTCAGCGATGTTGAGGGTAAGACCAGAGAGGTTCAGCCCGGGAACACCGGTGTGTTCGGGGAATGGGGCAGAGACGAGACCCAGGATGCCGTCCTCGATGTCCGCTTTGACGCCGCTGCCGATGCTGGCAAAGCCGTTGGTCTGGCAGTCGACGGGCTTGGCATAGGGGATGGTTGTTCCGACCGGTTGTCCTGACGTGTCAAGCAGCTCGATAGAGGTAATGCGCACGAAGGGCATCACCATTCCTCCGTCGGTGTTCGGGGTGTAGACGACGTACGAGACATCGTTCACGCTCGAGGACAAGGGGCGATCCACGAGGATCTGATTGAAGAACGGATCTTGTACTGCCTTCACGGTGTAATGCCCCATGACGAGGCCGCCGTTCAGGAGCTGAAGAATGTCTCCCTCAGCGACCCCATAGTTCGCGAAGTCCACGCCGCTAGCAGTCGTCACAACTGACTGCCCTAGCACTGTCGACATATCGCTGCCGCTGATCTTCGTCTGCTTCGGATTCAGAAGGTCGATGAAGATGCTGTCGCTGATGTGCCAGCGATACGCCCCGGTGACTTGTTCGATCGCCGGCGTGATGAGCAGCTGCGGAGAAGCACCTGCGATCTGCTGAGTCGTAAGGATGCGGTATGTGCCGGCGTTTGGCGGATCGAGGATTTCGATGGAAAGCCCGTTGGCCTCCGCGTTGTTGAGCGCGGTCCAGACAGGGTCGTTGACGGAGTAGTTGCCGCCGGCGCCGGGAGCCAAGGTGTAATCCTCGAGCTCAACCCAGGAGGTGTTCGGTAGAGTCGGCGTGATGTTCGCGTTCAGAAGCACACCCTCAAGAACAGGATCGTCATCAACGATGTCGTTGAGGGTCAGCACCTTCACGTTGAAGGCGGAGCCCGCAACGTAGACATCAGTGCAGCCGCCGATGTGAACCTCTCCGTTCGGCATCTGGATAGTGCCGAAAGGCGTGTTCGGAAACAGGATGCCTCCGGGGATACCCGAAAGAGTCAAGGAGTTCTGCCGGAGCGTCCAAGCGAAGGTCGGGTTCGTCGTAGTATACGCAAGCACTTGATCAGCTAGATCGAGGGTCTGCGAGTTCACCACCGCGAGGACGGCGAGGTCACGCACGAGGGGCAGACTGCCCACAGGGAAGGCGTTGAAGACTGTCACCACGAAGCCGGCAGGAGCCGAACCCGTGGGTCCAATGAGTTGCGTGAAGTCGACGCCAGGATCCGTGGTCGTCATGCGCCGCGTGAGGAGGGCGCTCTGCCCGTCGGACACGGTCGCCATGAGGAAGCCGGCTGCGAGGATAGGGCCGAGCCCTCCTCCCGTGAGAACGTCGCGCTCCATCTCCGGGTCGTTGAACCCAATGGGAAAGCACGAAACAACCTCCGAGAGAGTGTTCTCAACCTGAAAGATGATGCCGCGCTCGGTGACGAGAGAGCGCTCGGTGAGCCCTTGCTCGATGCTGTTGACATACTCGACAACAGTCTGGGCATCGATACCGTTTGCGAACGCTACAAGGTTCGTAATGCGCGTTGCGCTCGCAACGTTGGCGATAGTGACTACGTCGTCCGCAGCGATGTTGTACTGGCTGCCCGGCGCCTCCGCGATGACGTTGACGTCGAAATAGTAGAGCGTGCCGTCGATGTTCAGCAGCATCTCGTCGACGCGTATGGACTGCGACTGCGTTGGGAAGAAGTGGTAGCCTTCCTGCGAGGTCACGAAGTTTGCAGGGGTCACGCCGATGCTCTGCGGAGACGCGAAGTAGATGCGGACGACACCCGTAGCGTACTTACCGCTCTCGATCGACGCGAACAGGTTGGCTCCGAGCGCCTGTGCCTCATCGGAGGTGAGGATGGTCGGGTTGGCGAACGACAGATTGTTCGCGACGCGCGTGATCTCACGGACGATGGGATTCCACAGAACGATGCCGGCCTTGACGAGCAGGTCCGTGATCGCGTCCCCCTCCTTCGTCGGCATGTCAGGGAACTGCTGGTTCAACGTCGTCTGAATGAAGAGTCCAATGTCGACAGTGAACGGGTCCGTGCCCAGCCGCTGGAGGATGGGTTGTATGACGCTCACGGAATACGGACTGCCCGGCGAGAGGTCCAACGTCGGGTCGACGTTGTTCAGGCACTGCACGATAAAGGACCGTAAATCTGCGAGCGCCACGTGGGACCTCCTTCAGACAGCCAGGTTTGCGACGGCAGCCGTACCGGCTTGCGACAGAAGAGAGATGCTCGCGATGAGCGCACCTTCCTCCTGGTTGAACTCGGCGTTCGTCACGGTGGCGGAGAGTAACCGCTCTGCCGGAGGAATGGTGGGGTCTTGCGACTGGATGGTGATGATCTGCCGCTGCGTCTGGGTCACGCTCAGGATGATGGAGCTGATGATCCCGCCGGCGGAGGACTCGCTGTAGTACATCGAGAGCGGGGCGAGGGCGTTGCCGCCGACACGGGGCGCGAAGATGTCGCGGCCCGGTGTGGTGAGCAGGATCTTCAGGAAGACCTGCATCAGGCGGAGAATGCCGGAGACCTTCGAGGCCACCGGCGGGATCTCGAACTTGATGAGGGATCGCGGGGAGACCGTGAGCTGGTTCGAAACCACCGTCACCGAGGTGAGGGTCGCGTTGGCCAGGAGAACGGGCACCTGCGCGAGCAGACGGTTCTTCGAGAGAACAACGACGCTCGGGGAGGCGACGTCGTTGATGAAGACCTGCGAGACCGAGCTGAAGTCCTTGCCGTAGATATCGAGCGTCCGAGGCAACGCTACGGAAGGCAGGATCTTCGCCTTCGTCAACGGGATGATCGTCTGCGGGAACACCACCTGGAGGTCAATCGCCACACGGGCAGCCTACCGCGCATGGCTAAGGAAAAGAAGGGCGGGGCCGCCCCTGGCGACCCCTTACCTTGGCCGGATCCACTCCGGATGGCTCTTCATGGGCTCGTAAGACCGGCGGTGCCACGGGGTCATCCCGTGAGCTGCCAGGCCCGCATCGTGACGCGGATTGCGGTACCCGGCGCCCGTGTCGAAGCCCCAGTGAGGGTATTGCCGGTGGTAGTCTCGCATGTCCTCGTCGCGGTTGAACTTCGCGATGACGCTGGCCGCACTGACTGCCGGGAAGAGCGAGTCGGCCTTGGGGACAAGACGCGCCTTAGGGAACATCGGCAGCGGGACGTTCCCGTCGACGACGACCTCCGCCTGCGGAAAGAGGCGCAGCATTTCGTAGATGGCCAGAGAGTGACACCAGACCATACAGTTCCGCACCCCGTACTTGTCGATGGCCTCTGAGTGGCTCTCCACGAGGACCGATGGGAGCCTGTAGAGCTCCGGGTAAAGCCGGGCGTGGTCTTCCTTCTCGAGCTTCTTGCTGTCGGTCAGCCCGGGCATGGTCCAGCCCTCGGGGACTGCGACAGCGCAGACGAGGAGAGGGCCAGCCCAAGAACCGAGGCCGACCTCATCGACGCCGATGATGTGCTTCATGTGTCCCAGAAGGCGGCGAGGAGCTCCTCGGTGGCGAGGAGCTCCTCGAGAAGGGCCGAGGACAGGACGTCTCGCTGGAGAGCAAGCGCGTCTCGGCGCGTGGTGAGCTCGGAGATGAGGTTCAACAGCGAGGCCACCGGCGTGGGGCCTGTGCCGGACGTCGTGATGACAGAGGGCTCCTGGAAGGTCGCGACGAAGAGATGTGCCTCATCCTCCGATTCCGCGATCTCAATGACCTCCTTCATGCGTGTCGCGCCCGAAGAATCTCCAGGTCGGTAAGGCACAACGCGAGCTCTTCCGAAGGCCGTAGCCCCTTCTGGTACCCCAAACGCTCCTTCCTCGGAGTCACCTTCGCAGCCAGTTCCGCGATTCGGTTCAGGAGCATTTTCTCTGTCGTTCGGATCGGTTCGTGGTCTTCGTCGCATAGAGTTGCTTTCTCACGCTTGGGCACGTGCGCTCCTATGTACCAGTAGGCGAAGTAGTAGTAGTACCCAGGACACCGAAGGGTACTTCAGTCGGCGACTGCTGCTTGACCGGGGTATTCACATCCTGTGTGGGGTCCGGATCTGCAAACGCCGCCGGAGGTTGAGCCTTGATCTTCACCACAGCGGCTGTGACGTTGTTCAGGACGTTCTGGATGGCCTGCAACGGGCTCGGGCGGTTCGGCGTCGGAGAAGTGGTCAACCGCGTGATCTGTGCCTGTGCGAGCTCCTCAAACGTGAGGGCGTTGAAAGACTGGGTCGTCTTGTCTCCCTCAACTGCAGCGTACGCGTCGCTGAGGGAGGTCCGGAGCTCTAGGTTCTGCTGCTGCTGTGCAGCGGTGGTGCTGGTCTGAGAGCCCGCAGTGCCGCTGTTACCCGAGGACGTTTCTCCCATGCTCCAGCTCCTTCGCGTGGAGCCTTAGTAGAGCAGGGATCGTCTGCGCCTCATAGACGGACATCGAGCACGCAACGATCTTGATAGGCAGCGGCCATTCCCCGCCTTCAAGATGCGTTTTCAGGAGGGTGAGCGCCTCCACCATCGTCGCGCACTTCTGCGTGACGACAGCAGCACCTGGCGCGGGCGCGTAAGAGTACAGCACCTCCTGGTACTGGTCCCCCTTCGGTTGGTACGAGACCGCGCGCCGCAGGGGCTGTCGTGGTTCGGCTGCCGGCGCTTCAGAGGTGGGTTCGGGACGGCAAGCCGTGATGATGTGCGCATCGCCACGCGTCATCTGACCGAGCATCTGCCAACCTCCGTCGGCAAGCTCCTGGAGAACAGCCTCCAAAGACGCAGCGAACCTGTGTGGGTCTTTCTCGGCGACGACGTGTACCTTCCAGCGAGCACGCATAGGTTTCTGAGGAGGAGTCGCGGTCACCTACTTCCTCCTCGCGAGCTTCTTCACCACGGCAATCACCTCGGGCCAGGACTGGGTGCAGAGAACGTAGTGCGGAAGCTCTTCGCGGAACTGCGGGTTCTTCCAGTAGATGGGCTTACCGTCTGGATGCGCCTCGCGCCACTCCTTGAGGTTGCTCGGCTTGTCGTCGATGAGGGCGTCTCCGCGCACGAAGGCTTTGCGCTTCGCGTGGATGACGTTCTCGTGGGAGATGCCGAAGTACTTCTCGAGGGCAGCTTCGCGTTCGTGCGTCCACGTCCGCGATCCATGGAGGGGGCTCGTGACGATGATGACGTCCGAGATGTCCTGGAGCTCTTTCACGGCCTCTGCGGCTCCGGGATACGGTTGGATGCTACGCCCGCCCTCTTTCCTCAGCCGGTCATAGACTGCATCCATGTGTACTTGTGCCGCCGCAGGTAGCGACGAGAACACCTCCCAAGTGTGGATGTCATCGTGCGTGAAGCTATGTGGATCGATATCGTGCAGCGTATCCAAGGTCGCTTGAATGAAGTTCAGCAACACTCCGTCCGCGTCGAGCAAAACAACTGGTCGATTCATACGTGTCTCCAAGTCTTTCCCTTCACCGCGGCCCCTAACGCTTGGCGCGTCACACCTAGCTCTTTCGCGAGGTCAGCTAGACGTTGGCCTCCTTCTACAGCCACGCGCGCATAGCGAACCAGATCAACGGTCAGTTTGGCGCAGTGCTGCGCCTCACCACGCGAACGCGTTTCTGGGTGGGTACGCGTACCGTTCCGGTCTCCGAAAGAACGACTCTCCTTTCGCAACTGCAGCGCCTGTCGTCCCTTGCTGGCCATGTCTCGCATGTTGTCCTGCTGAGTACCCGGACGTAGGTGCGCGGGGTTGCAGCAAGGACGCGTGTCACAGAGGTGGAGCACCTGCGTCTCTGGCGAGAGGGGCCCATAATGAAGCTCGTACGCATAGACGTGCGTCTGCTTCCACTCTCCCGCGACCCACAGGCTTCCGTACCCCGTGGAGGAGATGGCACGCACCCATAGCCAGCACGCGCCTAGACCCGGTCGATGTGCCGGAATCGGACCATTCTTGTCCAGGAGATCCCAAAACATGTTGCACCTCAAAAGAAAACGACGGAACAAGTTCCGTCGTTACTTCCATCCAGACCTACAGCCTGACTCTCAGCAGCGTTTCCCGCCGTGTCGATAAGAACGGGTCTTGTTGAACTCTTCCTTGATGTCGATGGCCTCCCAGAGCTGCATGCCGTTGTCGTCACAGTAGAGGAAGCACTGCGCGAGTGCGTGACCCAAGTAGGCGTGCGTCGCCTTCATGTCGCGCGGACTAAAGCTCTGGAGGGAGAGTGACACGTCGGTGTGGAGGTTCGCGAGGAACTCCTCGAAGTTCAACTTCGAGAAGTCGTAGTGGGCCTTCATCTGGTCGATCGTGGCCTGCGACACAGCCCCGTCGAGCTCACGCGCATTGCCGTCGGTGCCGCAGCGCTGGCAGACACGGATAACGAAGTCAGCGATCTCAATCGGAATACCCTCGGGCTTCCCTCCTTCGCCTGACCAGACCTCGGTGAGCGCATGGTTAGCGCGGTATTCCTCTAGAGCCTCTGAGAGCTCGGAGTGGAACAAGATGACCGAGCGGTAGTACGGCCGCGGATCTCCTTCCTTGATCCAACCAGAAGCGCGCGCGATAGCGTCAGAGCGCCCACAGAGCGCGAGGACAGTGTGCGTAGGTGCATCAGTCATTGGGCAGAGGCTTTCAGTGCTGCGTTCTCGGTTTCAAGTTCCACGATGCGATCTCGCAAAGCCTTCATGGTCTCGTCTGCCTTCCGCATCAACTCGGTCATCTTCAGCATGTTGGCGGAGGTGTCGCGCTGGCCCTTCACGGCCAGGTTCAAGAGGCGGAAGAGCTCCTCCTTGTCGAGCTTGAGGAAGGACACTCGATCGAGGTCCGGTGGTACTGCTTCAGGCATGATCTCTCCGTCGCACGCCGATCGGCGCACGTGCTCTTCGTGGGGTTGTGCGGCGACCTACGGGGAGGTGCCGAAGGCCTTCGGCAGCTGCCACGGTCGTCCCGTGAGCTCCGAGATCTGCATGAGCGTCGCCCGGTGTTCCATGCAGATGGTCTCGAACTCTTTCTGAAAGGCCGCACTCTCCGCGGGAGAGCCTGACTGCACGATGGCGCGTTTCAGAATAGCAAGACGATCTACACGACGGTCCACTACGGGCATGAGCAACTCCTTCGGATGGTTGGTACTCCGTAACGTCAGGTACCCACCAGCATTGGAAGGCGACCCTCGTAGTCTTGCTGAATGACGTCGATGTCGACACTCACACCGGCGACCTGAACGGTGGGGTAGAGCTGCAGTTGGCAGAACCCGCAGCTAGGCGTCGGCACAGAGCTCATCGAGTGCCAGTACCGCACGACTCCGAGCGCGTACAACTCGGCCGCAGTTAGAGGCTGCGCGGCTCCGACGTAGAGGCCCGGCTGGTACCCCGCAGAGCTCACTGCGTTGGCCCACGCGTTGATCTTACCGATCACCATGGTCGCCGGCTCGTTCACGCTCTCGACGTCGAGCCAGATGGTAGCGCCTGCGGGGATTCCAAGTGCCTCGAGCTCGGCAACCGTAGCTGCCCCGTCCCACTTGTCCGCGTAGGTGACGAAAGACAGGAGCAGACCCGCGCCCGTGATCGCCGCTACCTCGAAAGCGCCGATGCTTCCGAGGTAACGAATTGCGAACGAGAACCCATATGCCTTCAGAGCCGCAGCACTCTCGGATGTGAGCGTCGTGACGGTGTCGATGCCTCGCGCGCCCACAACTGCCTTCTGTACTGCCAAACTCATGTGGTTGATGTACCGGTTCTGTTAGAAGTACGCAAGCACGACTTGTTCGCGGGTTATCGCTTCTTACGGCCAACCTCGCCGCAGAGGCTCTGCATCGCCGCATCGTCCGCCGGCACGTGGCCGCTACGCACCATCGCAGCCAGGACGTATCCACAAGCCTCCGCGTCAGCGACCGCGCGATGCGCACCGCTGAGCGTGACGCCAAAACGGGGAGCCACGTCCGCGAGCTTGTTGCCTGGTGTTGGGTGGTACCTCCTGGCTAAGTCAAGCGTGCAGACGCGAAACTCCGGTGCGCGATACTTCGCGCCGCACCGATTGAGCTCCTGCAGCAGCATCCGTTCGTCGAAACTAAAGTTGTGGGAGACCCACACCGGTGCGTCGAACTCTACAAGGAGCCGCGGAAGCATGTCCTCGAAGCGGGGCTGTCCCTGGAGCTGCTCTCGAGTAATGCCGTTCACCTTGAGGGCACCCTGTACCTCTTGATCGTTCCAGTCCACATCCGACGGGCAGAACAGACTCGACCAATGGCGCACGGCTACGCCGCGCTCGAAGGTCACCACACCCAGCTCGATGATCCGCGAGTGTTTCCGGAACCCGGTTGTCTCGCAGTCGAAAGCACTCCACGATTGCTCGTACCACCTCATGACTTCTCCCTCGTCAACGTTGAAGGAAGGTCCTCCCAAGTCACCGCGGCTCGCCCACACATGGAACAACGCCCAGCGTGAGCATCCCGAATGATCCCGGTAGCCTCCTTGGCCCCTGCCAGTAGGTCTTCTGACAGCTCCTTGCGCAGCATGCGTTCCACAAGGAGTCCCATACCTTCTCCCCCATCGGAAAGAAAGATTGCCCCATAGAGCGCGGACATCTGGAGGGTGCGGTCTCCATCCCTGAGCCATCTCTCGAGCCACGCTCGCACCAGAACACCCCGAACAAGACCTGGTCCGATAACTAAAAAACCGGACTCGAGTTGGCCCCTGCCCAGCATGCAGTCCGAGATCGTGGTCCGGAGGCGGTCGACACCGTAGTTCCGCACGTAGGTAGCCAGAACCGTGGTGCTTAGCTCTGTGGCGTGCGACGTAGCACGATGCTTGTTCCCCAGCCTCGCGCGCCAATGCGAGAGGACACAGCTGAACGAGGGAACAAGCATCTTCTTCTCTACGTGTAGTGGATCTTGCCGTCGTCGCCCACGTAGAAGTCGGGAGCACTGTATGCCTCACACGCCATCGTGAGCGCCTCACCGTGGAACCAGCCCCCATCCCAGAACCCTGCGCCCGCTCCCGTACGCGTGAGCCAGAAGTCTTCGCCGGCGAACTGCGTGTCCGTGCGGCCAATAGGGTCGGCGTAGACGCGCCCGCCGATGATGAGGTTCTCGTACTCCTCTCGGAAGACGGAGCACTCCTTCCAGATGCGCGCGAGACTCTCGTGGTGGAGGTCAAACCTGGTGAACTTCGACCGTAGGGTGAACAACGGTACGTCATCCTTGTCGTAGACGTACGTGTTGCCCAGGCCCGCCTCGATGAAGGCCTCGCCTAGCAACCCAAGAGCGCGGACGGGCGTGTGGCCCATGAAGAGGCAGTGGTGAACGAAGTCAGCCGTCGCAGTCGTCATCATCGTCATCGAGCACCCTCGGCTTGTCCTCTTTGGGACGAAGCTCCTCAAGCACCTCGTTGTTCAGCTCCTCACGGGCGATCTCGTAGAAGCCCGGCATCGCCATGAGCTCCGCCGGCGACATCTTCCCCACGAGCTCCTCGAGCTTTTCGTCGAACTCCTCCTGCGTGATGCTGCCGTAGTCAGGCATAGGCTCTCCTGTGCGCCTCGACGAGACGCAGCTTGGCGCTGCGGCACAGGCGCTTGATGCGGTTCTCTTCTTTGATGGCAGCTCCCTTGGTCTCGCAGAGCTTCTGGTAGACCAGCGTCCATGGTCGCCCTGGACGCGTAGCCTTGGCTCCCCCTACGCCGTTGTGCTCGCCGACTCGTCGCTCAACGTCGTTCGTCATGCCGGTGTAGAGCTTCGTCTTCGAGCTGTTCTCGAGGATGTAGACGTAGAACTCCATCAGACCTCCTTCGGCTTGAGCATGCCCGTCTCCATGTCCACCACCCGATGAAGAGATACTTCCACCCAAGGCCGTACGCACCATCGGGAGCATGAGGCGGGGGCGTCTTGTGCGTGCAGTCGGGGCCCACTTTGAGGCAGACGACCTGCCCGAAGGTCACGCTGTCCATCGCCTCGTTCCGGAACGCGGCCCAGTCCCCGCCGCGCTTCTTCAGGTCCTGTAATATCTCTGGAGAGACAATCGACTCACTTTCCACGCGCTGCCTTTCTGGCGGTGACGGCTGCCGATGTGTGCTGAGCGGCGAACGTTGCCGCGTTTGCCTTGGGGACACGGATAGTCAACTGGGTCTTCGCCATAGTGGCGGTCGCCTGTGTGCCGTCTGTGAGCGCAGTAACTACCCCCTCGACACCCTCTGCAAGAGAGCAGATGAAGTCGACGTAAACGTTGCTCGTCTGATCCTCGAGGGGCGTGCAGATCGCGTCGGTAATGTCCGTGACGAAGTTCTCGGCGTTCTTCGCTTCCTGCGCGGTGCAGGCCACGAGCAGCGTGGTGACAGTACCTACAATAATGGTCTTCTTCATGTCGGTTTCCTTTGGTTACGGGAGACAGAGTACGGCTTCTACTCGCTCTGCCATAGGCATGGCACCATCTGCAAGCATGGCGCGGATGGTGTAAGCACGCCCAGGCGTAATGGACGCGCGCCCACCTGTCACAACAACGTCCAGATCTACTTTCTTCAGGCGTTCCAGCAGCGCAGTCCTAGAGGCCGCGTAACTGCTGGACCATAACTTCGCGCGACCCTTTAGAGTAGCACCACTCCAGGATTCGATGCCCGCAAGAAGGGCCCTCTGATAGGCACCCTTCGCACACTTATTGGCCAGAAGGCGTGCCGCATCAGACCCATACGTCGTGTAGGCCATCAGCTCCTCCCAGGCGGTCTTAGCGGCTTCAGCCCCACATTCACTGTGACCTCCTTGCCTCGTGGAACCTTACCTGCCGAGAATGCGTTCTCGTACTGTGGTTCGTGCTTGTCGAGGACGCTCTGAGCCCACTTCCGCTGCTTGGAGCTCAGCGTGGCGCGGCCTGAGCGCTGAAGCTGGTGGTGCATGTCGTCGAACGCTGAGTGCTCCTCGTCGCTGAGCTCGAAGGTGAGCAGTTTCTTGATGAGACTGACGTCGGCGGCGTGAACCTCCTCCTTCGAGAGCTCGCTGACATCGTCCCGGTCTTCGTCGTCCTTGAACATCTAGTGCCTCCACTGCTCTTGTACCGCGTAGTTCTGACAGCTTGCACAAGCACGGAAGAGAACAGGGGACAAGAGCAGTGGAGGAACAACATGGCCAAGAAGCTGACACTGCGTCCAGAAGTCGCGGCATTCGCGCAGTTGATGGAGCGTGAGCTCCGAAAGAACGACCACAAAGGGACGTCCGGCTGGAAGAACGACACCGTCGACGACCTCCTGGTGCGTATCTTCGAGGAGACCGAGGAGCTCATTGCCTCCTTTCGGCCCTCGGGGAAGCGCGATGGGAAGAAGCGGAACGAACGTTTCCTGTTCCTCACCGTGCACCACATCGGGATAGCCGGACAGCAGATCGCCGACACGAACCCCATCCCCACGCGCACGACTGTCTCCGAGGCTGTCGACATCGCGAACTTCATCATGATGGTCGTCGATGTGCTCGGCGGCCTGAAAGAGAACGAATGATCCCACCGATCCAAGAGGTCGCAGCACGAGAGCTCTTCGCCCTCATCGCCGACATCGCCTAGGAGGACCTGATGGATAACGTACGACACAGCTCCGTCTCGAACGAGCACTACACGCCGCCCGAGATCGTTGAGGCTGCGCGCCTCACCTTGGGGCACATAAACCTCGACCCCGCAAGCTGCGCGAAGGCCAACGCCGTGGTGCGCGCCGACCGCTGGCACGGCCTCGTCGACAACGGCTACTTGCAGGCCTGGGAAGGCAACGTCTTCCTGAACCCTCCCGGAGGCTGGTGCGACGTCTACGGTCGCCCGGTCATCAAGAAGTCCAAAGACAAGGCAGCCTGCACCCTCACGGGCGAGTGCGGGCTCGCTCCGGGGCACACGCACACGGGCACCGAGTCCTCGCAGAAGCTCTGGTGGCAGCGCCTCTCGCAGGCGTGGGCAGAGGGGCACGTTCACAACGCCATCTTCATCTGCTTCTCCATCGAGCTCCTGCAGTCCACGCAGGTCGACACAAAGGGACCGCTCCCCCTCGAGTTCCCCATCTGCTTCCCCGCGCGCCGCGTCCCCTACATCGGCGGGGACGGGAAACCCCAGGGGAGCCCTCCTCACGCGAGCTGCATCATCTGCCTGACCAACAAACAGGACGTGCTCACACGCTTCATCGATCGCTTCTCGACGTTCGGACACATCGTGGTGCCGCGCGCCTGAGAGCTAAGAAAGAAGGGTCTCCCCTTCTTTCTTCTTAGCTACGGCTTCAGGTTCTTGAAGCCCTCGAGGACACGCCACTCGACCTTGCCGTCCTTCGGCTTTTGATTCAACTGGTTCATCATGCCCACGAGCCGCGCCTGGTTCGTGCTCATCCTGGGCCTGCCGCGAAGTACTTTCTCAACGCGCTCAGCCATCGAAAGGGTCTGATCCTGCATCACGGCAGCTCTCCATGCCACGTCGTCTGCTTCTGACATGCTCTCCTACAGCTTGAGATCGAAGCGGATGTAATCCGCGGGAAAGGGCACCGAGACATCACAAGTAAACGTCTGGCCGTCTTTGCTCATCTTGGGGTTGCTGACCTCGAAGCCGACGATCGGCGTCCGCGTGAGCGGCGTGAGGATGGTCTCCATCGCCTCGGCGATCCTCTCCTTCACGACGGAGTCCCGCAGAGTCTTCTCGTCGCGAAGGACCGTCTCAACGCGGTCTGCCATGGGCGTTCGCTCGTCGGTGAGGACCATCCTTCGCCACGCAGCGACCCGCATGTTGATGTCGTCGAGCCGTGCGTTAGTGAACTCGCTCTGCGAGAGCGGCTGGACGAGCCCGAGGGATTCACGGACGTCGGCCTCCGTGAGGTCAGGCACTGTGTCATCGCTACCGGACTGGGAGGACACCGAAGCGGCTGTGTATGAAGCGGGGTCGGCCTGGTCCACGGGAACCCCCGGGTGGGGCAGCCAGGGATTCATCTGTCACCTCCTTGCCGGTATGTGTGTCGATGACCTTCCAGAGGTACAGGGTGACGGGGACCTTCGTCGTCTTCGACGCAATCTTCGCCTCCTTGACCCGCTGGGCCTTGCAGCTGAGGGCGTCTGCGACGGTCCCTCGGCTGGCAATGGCTTTTCCGTTGTACTGGACGACGTAGCGTAGACTGCCCGTACGACCAGCAGCGCGAACAGGTGGGCGCGGCTTAGCCGCGGTCGTTCGGCGTCTTCGGGTGACACTTGGTAGGCTCATGCTGCACACAGTGTACTGGTCACCGTCCTGGGTGACCACCATCGTTCTGGGTGACCACCATCGTTCTATCAGGGCCGATACCCTTGTCGATGCCAAGCACGGCCTCGTACTGCTGCCCATCCGCGCCCGTGATAGTCATCGTGTCCGTCTTCTTCGGGGTCACCAAAGCCTGCTCGAGAGCGCGGTTGGTCCGGGCCTGCGCGCGGCGCTGCCCCAGCTCCTGCTGACGACGCTGTCGGCGGTTTGGTTGCGCCCGCAGCAAGGGAGGAGGGGCCTCGGGTACCGGAGCGAGCTTGGGCGGGTTCTTGGCGAGCGCTGCCAAGGTGTTACTGAGGAAGGTTCGCATATCAGGTCTCCTCGATAGAGTCCTCGAAACGAGCGCGGTTGTAACGACGGACGGCCGCCTCGAGGGCGGGCTTGCCGACAAGCTGGATCATGCCCTGCGAGTCGCGCACGAGGTCCTTCACCGGGTCGAAGTGATGATCGACCAAGATCTGCCAGCGCTCACGGTAGTAGCGACGATGCTTCGGCCCGTGAAAGCCGTGCTCGATGCGGCCGGGGGCGAAACCGACCTGCGTGTTGGTGATACGCACCGCACGCTCCTGCCAGTCGCGACAGAGGCGGAAGAAGGCGGAGGTCATCCCGCGGTGGATGGTCTCATCGACCTGGCCGATCATCCCCCAGGCCATGTGGTGGTCCGCGCTGCCAAGGATGCACCAGTCCATGAGCCCGCAGGCCTGCTCCCAGAAGTCACGGCGGCACGCCCACGCGAAGCCAGAGTGCCCGTAGGGGTACGGGTCGGTGCTGTTCTTCTGGATCTTCACGCCGCGCTCGCGGAGGAAGCCGAAGCTCTGATGGGTCTGCAGAACGTTGCCATCGAAGCCCAGGTCAACACACTGCTGCCAGGGCTGCAACACCGCGAAGTGCTGGAGCTGGTGAAGCGTCTCCTGCGCCCACTGGGGATTGCGAAACGAGATGTCTCCGTCCACCCAGGCCACGTACTTCCAGTCCCGCGGCAGAAGGTCGCGCACGGCCAGGTTGATGAGGTTCTCTTTCACCCAGATCTCGCTGCGCGTTCGCAGACGCAGATGCGGCTCGATGTCCTCGGTCACTTCGTGGTGGCGGTCACCAAAGGCAGCCTCGGCTATGTAACACCGGACGTTCGCCGTCTTCTCCATCTCCTCACGCCACTCACGGGCAAGGCGGTAACGAGAGTGGTAGCGCACCGGGTTGCTGAAGACCCCGATGACGTGAAGCGTGTTGTCCGAGACGAGCCCGGGGTTCTTGATGTGACTGACGAGATGTCCGCTGTGCGTCATGGGAGTCCTACTGATAAGGGCGGAACCGTTGTACCCACCGCTCGCTGTGGGCGTTGTGGCAGCTGCGCGAGCAGAACAGGACGCGACGCAGCACAGGCCGCTGGCACTCGTTGCACTCGAAGTCTTCGCTCGGACGGATGTCACGAACAAAGAGGGGACGGATGAGGCCGAAGAGGAGCTTCCTGAGCAACATGCGGCTGCTTCTAGCGTCTACCTGAGTTTTCTGTTCTTCGCCAGAAGAACTCGACCAAGCGTCGAGAGGCTGCGAAGAGTCCGTGTCGTACACCAGCATGGGCCCGTACCTAAGTAAGACCTCGAGGGCAGGTGCTCAGCACCTGCCCTCGTAGATCGGTCAGTTGTCGTTCGCCGGATTCGGCGCGTCCATCATACCCACCTGCGCCTCCGTGAGCCCAAGAGACTTCTGCAAGAGGAGGAGGATGTTCTTCGGGTGGGTGTTCCCGAGCGTGAGGATGACATCCTCTCCATTGTAAAGAACAACCGCACAGAGAACCCCTTCCGGCAGCTGCGCGTCTAGGACTTGGCTGATCTTCGCGGCGATCTCCTCCATCTCTTTTTGCGTCTTCACGGCTTCTTCCTTGGCTGGTGCACCATCGCGAAGCAGCGGCGGACGATGATCGCTTTGCGTGGGTTGATGCCGTAGATTCTGCACCCCACTCAAACAGCCACTCCTCCAACGGAAGTGAGTCGATGCGCTCCATCCACCAACGAGTGATCTCCTCCTGATTCACGGCCTCTTCCGTCGCTCTCGCCACACGCGCAGCTTGCTCTTCAGCCAGGCCCAGGCGAGGCGCAGACTACCGAGCATCCCAACAAGCGCTACGGCCTCATCTTGGCAGAAGTGCACGGGATGCCTTTCCGAAGACCTCGGGACGTGGGCCGTTCACCGCGTTGGCCTTCTTCTTCGTGTCCTCCTTCTTCTTGCGAGCCAGGAGCTCCACCTGCGCCTTCGCGTCAAGCTCGACCCAGGCCTTCATCTCGGTCATCAGCCCGACGACGATAGCGATCTCTCCCGACACGTCTGCGAACGGCCCGGTGTTGCTCGCGTAGTCGACCGGCAGGCGGTTGAACGGGCGCAGACGCTCGTCGGCGGTACCATCCGTCGGCCTGTTCCCTTGCTGCCAGCTGTACCCCGGAGGTGACGCGTCGTTCCTCGAGACACGCAACGTGATGCCGGTTCTCAGGTCGGTGAAGTCCTGCACGACTTCCCAGACGTACGGCTTACGGTCTTTCTTTCCCATGTGAATGTCCTCCCTTGGTTGTCTTCCGCGAACGCTTGCTGCCGTTCACGAACTCCCAGATGCTCTTGTGGCTGCGGTTGAGAGCGCGCGCGATGGCTGGGTAGCTCCAGCCCTCAGCTCGCAACTTCTTGCAGACCAGCTTGCGTGCTGCCACGACGTGGGAGAGGCGACCTTTCGCGAGGATGAGCGCCCAAGGCACCGAACCTTGTTCACCGATGGTCAGTTCGTACGCTGCTCCCTCTAGCCACCTTGCTTCGCTGTTCGCCTTGACCACGCTTCTCCTCCTCGAACACGCCGATACTCGCTTGAAACTGACCTACTGCGACGATGGCGTAGCCGTACCTGTTCCCGGCCTCAACGTGCTCGCGGACAGTTTCCATCAGCTGATCCTTCGTAAGCGCCGCTTCTCCGGAACGCCCCACCCCAAACGCGTCGCACATGAGCACCTCTACTAGCTTCCATCCCGGAGGATCGTAGTCCCCGATGTTGGGTGCATTGAAGATGTCCTCGATGTGGCTCTCGTCGAAGATTGTGAGCGGCGTCTTCTTCCTGGCCCTAGCCTTGTTCGTAGCGTCCGCACTCGCCGCACGGATAGCATCCAGGCTCATCATCAGTGCTGCGCTAGCTCTGAGATGGCTTGATCGGTGATGCGCTTCGCGACCCCATCACGAAACTCCTTCACGTACGGCTTCACGATCTCGGCGAAGAGCGTGTGAGCCTCGTTGTAGATGCGGTCCTCCACGATCTGCACGAGACGCGTGCGCTCCTTGTAGTCGCCATGGTGCTTCCGCTCGAGGAGCTCCTGGATGTACTGCCCGAAGGTGCGTCCGTCTCCGAACGCCATCTGCGGGAGGCGCTCGGCCACCTGCTTCCGCAGCTCGATGAGGAGCTCCGCCATAATGGCCCCCTTCATCGCCTGGTCGATCTTGTAGCCGACCTCGGGACGCAGGCGGTCTACCAGCTCCTTCACGATGTCCTTGTGGATGCGTTCAGCGTCCACTTCGATCTCGATCTTCATGTCATCTCCTGGAAGTACTCGCAGTTGGGACAGCGTTCGCCGGCGGCGTAGCTCTCCCAACCACAGCGAGGACAGCACGGCTTACTGTCGGGTCTGTTCGCGCCCTTGAGCGCATCGAGGTTCGAGTCTCCGATGGACCACATCACGCCCTGCATGAAGCCGAGCCAGCGGAACTTCTTCTCGAGCCGCTCAGGACCCCACGTGAGGGCCTCGGTTGCCATCCGCATGAGGTGGCAGCGCTGGTTGTACTGGTCAGACCCGATGCGCTCCGGCGGGCAGCGTCTCGGGTCGTGAAGCGTCTTGTAGCGGACGACGATGGCGCGTAGCGCCTCACAGCCTTGTCGTTGTTCATAGTCCGGCGGGAGGAGCCGGCGGGTTGAGCGCGGCGACCGCGGTCTGGATCTGAGCTGCCAGCTGCTGGGGTAGCTGTATGGGTGTCGTGCCGAGCGCAGCTGTCGCCCTGCACTGCCCATCCTGAATGGACGCCGTGAAGCGCCACTGCCCGGTGCTGCCGACCCAGAACGAGTCGGAGGTGTTCTGCCAGTTGGTCACCTGTCCAATGGCAATAGCTGCCTGCGCGAGAGTGTCTTGAACGAAGTTCTGCTGGGTCATAGTGGTCTCCAGGATCCTTGTGCCGTAAAGACACAAGTTCTTCACAACGCGCCGTGGCTAAGAAACGGGGGCCCAGAGGCCCCGTCCCGTTCATTTCGCGAGGATGAGGAGCTCGAAGAGCTTCTTCCCGATCTCATCCGGGCTCATCACCTCCGACTCGTGGAGCTGCCTGAAGGAGGTCACGACCTTGGTCAGCTTATCCGAGCCGCTTACCTTCTTCTCGTCGCGCAGCTTCTCGAAGTCTTCCTGCGTTGCCTGCGCGTAGAGCCTGAGCTCCTCGAGAGACTCCTTCAGCTTCCTGTTCTCCTCACCGAGCTTGACGCAGGCATCGTCTAGCGCGTTGATGCGGTTGTTCTTGTCAACGGTCTGGTCCTTGAGTTCTACGACCTGCTCCTTGAGCCCTACGACCTGGCTCTCGAGCTCGGAGATTTTCTGTTGGCCCTTCGTGTTCTCCCCAAGGAGCATCTCCTCCATCTCCTTCGCCCCCCTTAGCTGCTCGAGGAGAGACTCTACGGTCACCTCGGGCGCTACCATGGGTTCGCTCGGAGGAAGAGGCGGAACGACGCTGAGCAGAGGGCGTGCGCTCGAGGGAGGTGGCCTAACCACGGGCGTAGTGTGCGTCGCCCACCACGCGGTGAAATCTGTCGGCAGGTATCGACCTACCGCGACAACCCGGCCGATGGCCTCCTCAATCTCAGCGATAGACCGGAAACGCCTCCACGGCTCGAGAGCACCAATGATAACGCCCTCCTCTGCCTCTCCTAGGGTGAGGTCCTTGAAGAGGGTGAGGGAGTGCCGGATGGCGTCCGCCGATGCTCGCCCAGGTCCCCTTGCCTCGTGCGGCTCGTTCACCGGTGCCTGGGCAGAAAAACCCGGAGAGGCCGCTGCTTCACGTCGTGCGACCGCCGTCATGATGGGACGTAGCGCGTCGTCCCACTTCGAGGATTGCCGGTCCAGACCGACGCACGGCTTCTTGTGCTGCTTCGCTCGGCGGTTGATCTGGTCGTACTGCCCGTGCGACATGAGGAACTTGAAGACGACAATGGCATCGACCTCGGTGAAATCGACGTCACTTGCGTTCACCCGATCCGGGACACACGTCCGTACTACCGTCACTCCGCGTTCTTGAAGCTTCGGCTTCAGATCCCGCTCGTACAATTCCTCGGAGAAGTTGTTGAACACCAGTGCCTTCATTGAGTGGCTCCTTCATTATGGATAGGTGGGTGCGGAACTTGTGCGCGCTTGGACTAGTGACCTTGGTGTTTCGGTCGATCCACTCGTCGCAGTCATCTGGCCAGAACGTGAACACAAGGGATCGGCTTCGATGCTCTCTAACGACGTTGACGTTTTCTGCGGCTTCGCGTTCGGTACCTACGATGGCGGCAGTGTTCATCGGACTGCTATAGCTCTCGTACGGTCGCAGCCTCGTGTTCGTGTCGCGAGACAGTCCTAGAACAACACCAACGGCGTTGTTCACGTTGTTCCCAGCAGCGACCGAAATCTGAACAGTCGGTCTGCGCAGCAGGCTTACATAGGTCTGGATGAGTGACCCAATCACCTGCCCTAGTTGGAGACTGAGCACGTCCTCGGCTCCTCTGACCGTTGTTTGCCACAATGCCACAAGCTCTTTGTCGTTTGCATCGCTGTCGCGGTAGGCGCGGGAGATGTGCCCTACGTGCGCGTTCGGCGCGCAGACCTTGACGACGTACGGCACCAATCCGGTGGTCTTCGGAGTCGGCGTGTAGTCTAGGACGAGGCAGGTGTCGTACTCCTGAGTGGTGTGCTTGGCGTGCTGCTCAATCGACTCATGCACGATCTTGACCGGGCATGCGTGGCTGGTCGCTTCTTCCTCGTCTAGGACACGCAGAGCCAGGTCTTCATCCTCAACTAGGACCGTGATCGACATGTAGGTGGCGTAGAGAGCAATGGCTCGCTGCACGAGGTAAGGGCTCATGGGGCCCTTCGGAAGAACGAAGAGGCACTTCCTCCTCCTCTTCCCCGGTGGGGCCGACATGAGAAGGACGGGTATCAGGACGGTGATCGCGTACCGCACCTCCCAGCCTGACAGCGGTCTCTCGAGACAGTCGTGCGTCACTAGGTGTGTCGGTACGTCGCAGGGGCCTCGACTACACGTCATCCTTCTCCTCCTTCACGCGCGTTGGGGCAAGGATGGCATCAAGCCGGTCGAAGCGCTCCTTGCAGAACTTCGACCAGCGCGTGAGAGGTTTTCCCCACTCCATGGGCGGTATGAGCTTGACCTCCTTCGAGAGGAGCGTTCTGCTGGCGTCGAGCCAGGCGTCTACTTTCTCGCGGAACAACACCTGCACGCGGTCGAGGGCGTTGTAGCCGATCCACACCTGCGCCACGCGCGCCTTGTCCGCTTGTGTGATGGCACTCAGATCGAGCCCACGAAGGGCAATCATCCCGCGACCGATGAGCTCCTCGTCCGTGAACTTCGAGGTCTTCCTCGAGGCCTCGGCGTGCACGATGACGCGAAGGTCCTCGGCGTGCGACTTGTATTTGCAGCTCGCGATGACCTCAGCCCATGTTTCAGTCGGTTTCGTGCGGTAGCAGACGTGAAACTGTCCCATGTGCTCGTGCACGAGGACGCGCGACGTCCCAGGCTCGACCTGGAAGCCGCCACCTATAAGGGTGAGCGCATTGGCACCGCCCATCACTTCTTCTCACGGGGCGTGAGAACGAGGTCGACATCCTGAGCCATGTCGACAAACCAGTGAACCATGCGGCCCGCGCTGTTGACTGCCACGCTGACGTTCTCGAAGGCATCGAGAGCCTGGCCGCTGCGTATGGACTCCCTGCGCAGACGCTCCTCGAGGTCCTTGATGATACTGCGATCCCGACTGACGCGCACCACGAGCTCGTCGTTACGGACGCGTGCTTCGTCAAGCGACTCCTGCAGTTGATGGTTCTCCTTCTGGATCACCTCGAGCGCCTTCTGCAGGTTGTCACGCTCGGCTCGCAAGTTGTAGAGCTGCGCCGCCGCGAGCGCTTCTTTGCTCTCGAAGAACTTCTTCGGGTTGACGCTGTTCCGCTTCTTCGTGGTCTTCTTGATGGACATGGAAAGAACCTCCACTGTTCTTGTCTCCGTTCCGGCCGAGAACTTGAGGGCTAAGAAGAAGGCCCCGAAGGGCCTCCCTCACACGTGAATCCCGTGTGCGCCACGCAAACGGATGGGCGTGAACTCGAGCACCGGCACCTCGATGCCGTGGAACTCCTTCATCTTGGCCACGAACGTCATCCAGTCGTGGCCGGTCGTGGTCTCGTGCGTGCAGAAGAGGCACTGGCCCTTCTCGCTCTGCTCCTCGAGCTTGCGGTGGATGTCGATGCCGTGGATGCCGAAGCGACCGAGCAAGCCGGTCGCTCCGTTCACCCAGACCGTCGCGCCGTTGGTGGTGATCTCGTACTCGGCCGTCTCGACGTGTGGCTGACCGAGACACCTCTTCGGCCGCTGCTCGAGTGATGCAGCCACCGCTGGGTGCGTGTCCGGGTTGTGTTCGAGGTCCCACTTCTTCACAGCCTCCCTCATCAGCTCGATGTCGCTCGCATAGAACTTGATGAACGCCGGACCTCCTGGGAGCCTGGCCACCACAACGTCTTCCGTGATCTCGATGTGCCCGCCGAGCTCCTCGAGGTGCTCCTTGGCGGTCTGCATCGCCAGCCGGAAGTACAGCTTCTCGCCGAGCAGCTTCACCTGCTTGGCGAGCTCGTTGTAGCCGAACACCAGGGCTGTCTGATGAAGGACGCGTGCAAGAGCGTGGTTCCGCTTCTCTTCTTCCGTAGGCTCCTGGTCAGGCTCCAGGGGTTCCATCGTCTCGTCGTCCGGGTTCGTCATGGAGCTCCAGTCTCTTTCCTGTTTCGGTGTCTTCGATGTGCGTAGCAGGCCCTGTAACGATGCACTGCCCGTTGTCGACGATACGCTGCGGGAGCCGTGTCCTTGGCTTCGCGGCGCGGTCTTCGTCGGTGCGTGCGGGTAGCGTCTTGCCGTAGGGGAGCACCTCGAACTGCTTGAGGATGATGGCGTACTGCAGGCCGTCGTCCGCAAGCTGCGGGTACTCCTTCACGCGCTCGAGGCGCTTCTTCTTTCGGAGCTCGCCCTTGGCGCTGTGCCCCTCACACCAGTGCCGACGCTCAGGAGTAGAGACGCCTGACGCATCTTCGCCGGGGCTGCGTTCCACCCAGACCTCCACTACAGGCTCCTTGCAGACTTGCTCGTCTCGACCTGTGGTGGGGTTCTTCGTGTAGTAGCTGCACCTCGGTGCGTTCACGGAACCTCCTTGTGGCCCTCGGACGGACACTCCGAGCACTTCACGCGGCTCGGGGCCTTGAACGTACCGTCCCTCTTGGCGCGCACCATGCGCTGGTCGGTGTGACCACACCAGAGGCGTAGCCACAGGCAGACGCGTACACCTCCTCGCTGCCCGGGGTGGCGCCACTCTTCTTCCACACTCTTTACAAGCACACGCGGATAGATCGGCTTCTTCACGCCTTGAACCGCACGCTGGTCACGCCTCGCATGTCGAGCTCGTCCTTCAAGTACTCCGCCGCGGCCATGTCATTCTCAGCCTGGCACGAGGGGCAAGGGATGCCGTCCTCGTCCCCGTTGCCTGCGGTGCAGGTGCTTGCGTCCCCTGTGCACTCCACGGGGCGGCTCATGCTCGTCTCCTTGCGACCTTACGACCCGGCTTGGGCGGGTGTGCTGCTCTGTGCTCCGCCATGATGATGGACTTCACCACCATGTCCGCGACCACGCTGAGAGGCAGCATGTAGATGCGGCGCTTGTTGTAAACGCGCACGCCGAATGTCTTGGCAACGCGGTCGATGAGGACCGTACCGTCTTGTACTCCGCCAGCGCCGTCGAGTGCGCCGGTTACTGCGAACCGTGATGTGCTCATGAACACCTCCACTGTTCTTGTACCTGTTCCGTGAGCAAGTTGGCCTGGCCTTCGCATCGGGCGTCCGCGATGAGCAGAACAACCCCTCGAGCGTGGCGTGTTGCTGCCCCAGACCGTCTTGGCCTCGGAGGCAGGACGCTGGGTAGCTGCCTGCCCGAGTTGGGCCTCGAGCTCTTTCACCTTCGTGCGCTCCTGGGCCAGGTGCGATTCGAGTGTCACGGTGAGGGTGCGCTGGGCCTCGAGCTCGTTCCACACACAAGCGTGGCAGAGAGCATCTGCCTTCACATCCGGTGGCTCGCAGCCCTCGTCGAGCTCGTAGGTCACACCGCAGCTGCTGCACTCTCCATCCCACTCCCACATGAGTTCAGTCGTCATCGGTCTCCTCGGCTTGTTCTACAAGCTTCGCCTCTGGTTTGAAGAGAACACCTGGTACCGCTTGAGCGCCGCCTTCTCGCCGATACCGAGATGGTGCGAGAGGAACTCCGCCGGCCGCGCGAACACCTTGTCTCGGTCGGCCTTGACCTCGAGGGGCGGTGTCTTGAAGGGCCAGAAGTCGTCACGCAGCGACTTACAGACGTTGGCCCTGTAGGTGGCCGCACCGGCGCATTGAACGATGAAACTGCTGTTCTCGGGAGCCACGAGGGTGTGGCAGAGGACCGCGCCATCACCATGCGCGATGCTCACCCACTCCTCGGCCGTGTTGCCTCCCAGCCAGCCCGCGACTGCCACACGGGCCCACGGGCAGTCGGAGCACGGCTTCTTGTGCTGCTTGGTCGTGACGATGGCTTCGTCGTCGCTGACTACCAGACGCTTCTTCATCCTGTCTCGAACTCCACCGGCAGACCGATCTCTTTGTCGTTCACGTCGACCATGGGTAACTTCGATCCTCCTATGAATGGCACGCCACCGAACTGGATACGACTCACGACCCAGAAGAGGATGCCCCTCTTCGTAAGACCGTAACGCTTGCGCGTCGTGAGGTACTTCTTCACGGCACCGTTGGTGACAGTGTTGTTTTCACTCATCTGCGCCACCTCGCGGAGCACGACGATCACCGAACCTGGGCACTCCTTGGCCTTCGACCCCGGCTTGGCGCCGGCTTCGATGTGATCGGGGTGCGAGGGGTCCGTGAGATGGCAGGACTGGTCTCCGCCACGGCGGAGCTGTCCCCAAATCCTCCGCAGGTTCGTCTTCGTGTAGAACGAGTGCTTGTGTTTCTTCCCCTGGTTCGCGAGGCGCCAGGGGCACTGCTCGCAAGGCTTGCTCACCGCGCACTCGTAGAACGGCGCAGGTAGATCACCTCGGGCTCCTTCTTCTTCGCGGGCGTAGAAGGCGGCGGTGTGGGCTGGGTCTTGCGCACTCGCTCGAGGCGAGTCCTTCGTGTTCGTCGACTCATGTGTAAAACCTCCACGAGTCTTGTCCCGTTTTTCGCACGAAACTGACAGCTAAGAAGAAGCCCCATGTGGGGCGTTCTTCCGTCAGTGAATCTCCTGCCCCGCCTTGTCGATGGCGAGCTCAAGCTCCTTCGCGAAGCCAGGGCGTGTCTTGAACGCCTCATCAAGCGCGTCATTCATCCTCTTCGCCTCGGGGCCACAGAGTGCACACCAGTAGATGTACGCGCCCGGCTCAACGTCGGTAAAGTCCATCGTGTACTCAGGGTCTGCTGGCTCTCCGCAGTCTTTACACGTCTCCATCAACGTCGCTCCTTACTGTGGAGGGATCCCACGCAAGCCATTGACGCTGTGTCTCGGTCCTAGCCGGGATCTTGCTCCAGATCCCGAGCCTAGTATCGACAATCCAATCGGCGACAATCCAGAAGCACTGGTTGCAGAACCAGCGGTCGAGGATGGGCTTGTTGGCGTGCGGAGCGCTACATCGCGCACAGAACCGCATCACCTGAAGATCTTCGTCTCACCGACGAAGTTGTGCACGGTGCCGTCGAAGACGGTGCTCTTGGGCATGAGGTGGATGTTGTCTCGATCGAAGATGCCGGCCTTCGCGAGCTCCTCGTTCCGTCTCTCGGTCCCGAAGATCTCCTCCGCCGTCTCGCCCGACTTGAGCCGCTCTGTGATGGAGAGTGCCTTCCTACGCTTCTTGCCCACCAGCCGCCTCCTCTTCCTGCTTCTTCGTGAGGAGCCGTGCAGCCTCCTGCTCGGCGCTCTTCAGCGTCGCCTCGACGATGTTGAAGGCCTGGGCTGCAGCCAGAGCGCCCATCATGGCCACCCGCTGCCGGTCACCCAACAGCCGATGGAGCGTGATGAGGCACATGCCCCACTTCTCTGAGATGATGCGGAGCGTCTTGTTCTCCTCGCGCAGGTCCTTGATGATCTGCAGGAGCTCGGCCTTCGAGAGATGCTCGGTGGGGTTAGCTGCAGCCAGGGCCTGGTCCACGCTCAGCTCGGGCGGAGAGGGCAAGGTCTTCAGGTCCTTGCGCGTGGGCACCTCACGGACCTCGAGGGCCGTCTTGGCGAGCCCGACTCGCACCTCAAAGTCCTCCGGCGTCATCCCAGGCACCTTCGCTCCTTCGTCATCCTGCATCATGCTCCTCCGTTCTGCTTCCTGTAGGCTGCGTCCTCCTCGATGAGGATCTGCAGCCTCTTCACACCATAGCGCGCCTCGATGAGCTTGAAACACTCTTCGAGCGTGACGGTCACAGCTTCGGGGCCACAGAAGTCCGCCGGCACCGTGAACACCTTGGTGGTCTTGTCGTACTCAACGACCTCGAGCATGCGCCAGAACGGTCTCCGAGCACTGACGAGCTTTCCTTCCAGCTCAATCATCATGTATCGCATCTCGAGGTCTGCATAGTCGGCCAGGATGAGAACAGGTGGACGCAGAGCTTTGGCGATCTCACGCCCTACTTCAGTGCGAAGCGGGATGTTCTGGATGGCGGGCTCGTTCGAGAAGAACCGCCCCGTCCGTGGCACGTTCCACTCTCTGCGGTGCGTCACGTCTTCTCGATCTCCGCAACAAGCTTCAACAGAACCTTCACCAGGTCCACGCCGAGCTCCGCCTTGATGGGCCTCCGCTCAGGCAGAATCTCATCACGCCTATCTCTGAGCCATGAGGCAAGGACCTTGCGCTCCTTGTCGTTGAACACCCCGAGAGGCGGGCAGTACACCGTGCCGCTGTGTGGCTCGTCCACGAAGGTCGAACAACACACGCGCATGTTGCCGCGCTTCTTGATCCTCTTCTGCGCCGCCTTGGGCATGTTGGCCTCGTCTAGAAGTGTCATCCCGTCTTCCTTCTGAGCTGCCTCATCGGGAAGCGCGCGTTCATGGTCTTCACGACCATCTCGAACTTCTTGGGCGTCAGCTCGACGAGCATCATCTTGTCCGTCGGCGCGATGAGCCAGGACTCGCTGTTGAAGTGGTCGACCTTCTGATAGTCGTCCGTGTACATCGCCTGAATGAGCACGCACATCGGACGCAGCTGCTCTACGTCGAACACAAGACGAACCGGCTTAGGGCTGGGCATGTGAAACCTCCACGATCCTTGTCCCCGGACGGTGGAGGGAGTTGAAGAGCTAGTTCGGCGCGTCCTCGACCTCGCACACTGGGTCCTCGAAGTCGCCGTAGAGCGCGAACTCCTCGCCACACATGGGGCACGAGAACAAGAGCGTGAGCTTGCCCGCTGCGTTGCTGTTCTCCGTCTCGGCGTGCAGATCCTGGGGCGGCTTCCACCCGCAGGTGCAAACGAGCTCAGCGCTGTCTTCGCTCATGTCTGTGTCTTCGGTGCACTCTCGATGCGGATGAGCGCCCTCCGGTCGAACTCCCCGGTGCTGGTCACACTGGAGAACTCGCCGTAGTTGCTGTGATCGAGGAACCAGATGCACGAGACGGTCGGCGCTGGTTCCGCGATGCGGTTGACCGTCATCTTGGGGCCGCCGCTCTTCAGTCGAACAACATCACCCACTCGGATCTTCTTGGCCATGTTGTTCTTCTACGTCACAAGCCCTACTTGTTCAAGTAGCTCGTGGGCTGCCCGTACGTGCCCGGTACTTCAGGCTGCGCGCCTCCGAGTGTCTCGTTCGCGAGGTTCGCTGGGTACTCAGGGTCTGCCGAGACCGAAGTGCTCTGGATGACACCGTTCTGCTGCTCGGGGCGGTTCACCTTGCTCACGGGCAGGTCGTTCATCGCCACCGCGCGCGCGGCCTCTTGCATCGCTCCCGAGTAGCTCGAGCCGTCCATGGTGAGGCCGAAGAAGGTCACGAAGTCACCGGAGAGCAGGATGTCGACCGCTCGGTCGCTGCCCTGGTTCGTGTAGCTCGCGATGAGCGTGTCGATGACGCTCACCACCTCGACGTCGTATTCGGCCAGCGTAGTGTCGATGGCCTGGGCTGCAGGCAAGTTCATCGCCTTGGCCTGAGCTCCCTGCAGGAAGGACCAAAGCTTGTTCACCGCGGCTGTCGCAGTACCCACCTGGGCCGCTGTCGGGTTGTCACTCGTGAGCAGCGGATTGATGACCGCGTTCATGTTGGTGAAGTAGAGCGGCTGCTGTGTGACGCCGTTGAGCCACGCCTGCATGAGCCCCTGCACGAGGGTGTAGTCGTTGACGATGCCGACACGAAGCCGCGCGAAGGGCACGGGCTGAGGAGTGAACGTCCACGTTGTTCCGTCGACAATCTCGGGGGAGATCTCGATGACCCTGATGCCAGGGATGACCTGCTCAATCTCGTAGCTCACGGTCGGGCTGTTGTACTGCGTGGCGTACGTCTCCATGATGTCGCCCGAGTTGAGCCCATTCGGGATGGCAGGGAGTTGGAACCATGGCGTGGTGCCGAGCTGCGTGACACTGGAGTAGAACGCGCACGAAGTATCGACAGGTCCGCCGATGGTCCCATTCGCCACAACGACGTCACCGACGGTGAGCAGGTGGTCGGTCGCCGCGTCTCCGTTGATGGTCTGGATGATGTAGCAAGCAGAAGAGCCCGAACTCGTGTTCTGCGTGTCGAGCGTGTCTCCCACCGAGATGCTACCGTCTTGCGTGATGCCTGTGACCGTCCACGTGATGGTGGTGCTTAGGAACGTCGCGGTTCCCGTTGTAGTGCCGAGCAAGTCCGCGGCGAGGAAGAACAAGGGCGCAGCGTTCCCGCCTACGAAGACTTCTGAGGCCGTGGTTGTGTCGAGCGAGGCAAGAGTGAGAGAACGCTTGCCGTAGCTGATGGTGAAGGTCGCAGGCACGGAGCCTGTCGCGGGGGACGAGAGCGAGGACTGCAGCGTCACATCGAGAGGCGTGAGACCTGTGCCGCCCTGGCTCGCCACGAGGTAGAGCCCTTGATTGACGTTCGGGCCCTGCACCGTGATGCAGTCGTACTTCGAGAGCGTGAGTGTGGGTCCGAACTGAACGTCTACATTCGTGGCAGAGTCACTGCCAACAGGAGAGCCACTACCGAGAGTACCCACCACAACATCACCGGCCACAAGCTGATGACCCGTGACGTCAGATTCTCCATTGATCTTCGAGATGACATAGTAACTCCCTGGCGTGGGGCCGCTGCGCACGGCCATCGTGTCCCCGGTGTGGATGAGGCCGCCGGTCACAATCCCCGTCACCGTGTACGTGAGGTCTGTGCCTGGACCCACGAACATCTGGCTGCCTGAAGACTCAGCCTCAGTGATGACCATCGTCGTCGAGCTCGTAGTGCTTCCTTCTGCCGAGCCCACGTAGAGCGAAGAGATGTACGTGCCAGCCTCTACAAGCGAGGTGTTTGCGTTGATGTAGCTCGCCACAATATCCGGTGTTGTAGGCGAACAACTCATCGTCATGCCCGAGATGAAGCCGAGCATCTGAAGAGCGCCTGCGCTTGCGACGTCATCAGCGTAGACCGTGATGCTTGTTCCGGCTGCCACTTGGCTGCTTGGATCAACGCAGACGATCTTGAGCTTGCGATTCACGGGGCCAATCTGAACAGCTACGGTCATCGAGATGGGGCCCGCGGTCGTTGTCGTAACAAACGCGCCCGAAGAGTCCACGGCTGCGATGCTGTAGAAGCTGCCGTTGTATTCGACGGTGTCCCCTGGGCGCACACCAAGCGCGAAGAGGTTTGCGATGTACGCAGGCGGCGAGCCGTACGAGGGCACCGTCCAGGTTGTTCCTGCTCCATCGGTGATGAGCTTGCCGCTGTACTTGAGCGGAGAGTAGTAGCCCTGTGCTTGTACTTGTCCTGTGGGGATGACCGCGTTGATGTCGGCCGCTACTTGGTCTGCCGTGCGAGCAACCGCGGGAGGACCCACCGTGCTGAGTGTAAGAGGGCACGCGTACGCTGTGCCGTCGATCTTCATCTTGAAGATGTTGTTCTCGGGAGCTGCGGCGGGCACTGTCCCATCCCCCACGAAGAAGCTCAGGTCACTGCCCTGCCCATCGAGCTCGGCGATGACCGAGGGCGGCAGAGTGATGGGCACGGTCGTGTCTCCATCGAGCACGAGCAGAAGAAGGTCGGTAAGGCCTGTGATGATGGTCATCGCCCCGGTCTGATCACCCACAGCCATCGCAGGCGTCGCCAGATGCTGAGCGTCGCTGTACGGCATACCAATCCCAGCGAGCGTGTAGTAGTCGCTCGCCTGATTCAGCGTCCCGAACGTGTCGACCGCGGTCTTCGAGGCGATGAGGTTCAGCACCACCTGCCGCACCTCCGTCAAACGAGCCGTGGGGCTCAAGCTGTTGAGCAGCTTCGCAGAAGAACCGATGAGGGCCGCGGCGCTCGAGAGCACGCTCTCCGACACGATGGCCGGCAAGCTGATGCTGTTGTAGTTGTCCACGCCCTTCACGATGAGCGTGACCGAAGCCACGAGCGCTTCGTGTGCCTGTTGCAGCTGCGTTATGAGCCCTGGGATGGCAGCCTTCGCCTGCTGAGGCGTCTGCACGATCTGCCCGTTGCTCTTCACGTTCTGGCCTGGCCCGTTCAGGAACGTCTGAACGTTGGTGCTGAACTGCTGGTACGCGGGAGCATTGGAGACCTTGCCGATGGCGCTTGTCCTATTCGCCGCAGCAGCCGCGAGGTTCTGAAGCGCCGTCTGCGCGTTGAACAACGGCGACACATCCGAGACCGGTGTGACCCTCATCCCCGTAGCCGCGATGGCAGCCAAAAGCTGCTGTATGATGGTGGCTTCGGCAGTCACCTGATCACGGATGCGCTGCACCCCCAGCCAGAGCACGTAGAAGGGTGCGTTCGGGTACAAAACGAACAGCCCCGCAGCTGTCTGCTGAAACTGGTTGAACGTCAGGTCGGATCGTCTTACCCCGAGCGTATCAAGAGGGGTGGTGATGCTCGAAAGGACGAGCTGCTGGACGACGGCGTTGATCTCGTCCGAGGTGTAGCCGGTGCTGGGCTGGGTCATGATGCTTTCTCCTCGCACGCGCAGGTACTGTCTGGTCCACCTGGGATGATGCCTGCAGCCGCCTTCACTCGACAGGCCGCGCATGCAGGACGGAACACGAGACCCTTCTCACAAGAGTCGCACTCGAAGGGGCCGTCAGGCAGCTTGGGGTCGAGAGCGCCTACCCAGAAGTGCCAGGCGCACCTGTGGCACTGTACTTGTACGGTTCCGTGCGGTCGGATGTCATCCTTCATCGCCGGAGCTCCTCTTGCTGTCTGATGAAGCGACGGAGCAGCCAGATGCGCAGGTGGACCGCGCCAGCGCCCGCGATGAAGCAGACGATGCTCGTGATGAGCGTGTGCCATCTGTCGAGGTCTTCGGTCATGGCCGCATCGTACAAGGGGCTAAGAAGAAGCGCCACGTCCCTTGTAGGACGCAGCGCCTCTTTACTTTGTGACGCCCGCTTTACGTGTTGCCCATGCCTTAGCAGCACGCGCGCTGCGCTGCTCGGAGGTAAGATGCGCCGCCTTCTTGCTGTGGTTTGCGCAGAGCGGTTGTTTCACGCTGGTCATAGTTGCCGGCTTACCGCACCGCAAGCACTGCTGCTTCGGCCTCTTCCTACGCGCCTCGCGTAGTGCACGCAAACAAGTTCTATCGCCGCATGTTGGCTTGGTGCCCTTGGAGCGCGCTTGATTAGAGCTGACACGTGTCGAAGGCCTACCGCACACGACGCAAGGCAGAAGCAGATACTTCCTGTTGCTGTGCTCAAAGCAATAGGCTTTCGTACCCACGGCAATCGCATTGCGTGCTGACGCGGGAGTGGGTGCCTTTCCGCACGTAGCGCACGCAAGCTGCTCAGGTATAGGCTCTGCATCGAACTCGATGTCAGCACGAGCAAGGAGGCCGAGCTGCAGCTTAGAAAGGTCCTCCTCGCCGACAACGTTCCCCTCCGCGTCTGTGACCTTGATCTTACGTGGCCGTGCGCTTCGCATACGAGCCGCGGCGATGCCGGCAATAACTAGCTTCTTGCGACGGGTCAGTGCCTGGGCCTCGGCAATACACATCGTCTCTCCCACGATCGTTATGATGTGTTGCTCATCGTCCACAGAAACACCTCCGTTGTTCTTGCCTCCGAAAACACCAGTGCTTCTTCCAGTACTGCACGACCTACTCGCCCTCGCGCTTCACGCGTGCACGCTCCTGGCCGAGCAACGCGTTGACCTCGCAGCGTAAGGCGTAGATACGCCTGCGCTGCTCCAGCTTGAGCGGCGACTTCTCCGTGGGCGGTGCTAGCGCCTCCTCGAGCGCGAAGAGCGCCTTTGACGCTGCCTCGAACTCCTTCTCGGGAACGGGCATCTACTTCTCCTTCAGGGCTTCGATCATCAGGTCAGACAGCTGCCAGGGTACGCGTCGCGTGGACAGGATCTTACCCTGGAAGGCGTGGAAGTACCGGTACGCGCCGCAGCGTCGGCAGAACTGCCATCGCTTCGTGTTGTGATCCGTCACGTGCTCCTGCGTCTCCCCAAGAACCACGTCCCTCGTGGGGTGCTTGCACAACCGAATGCGCCGCGCGAGAGCAGGGGTCATCGGGGCCACAGCGCAGTGATGAGCACTGCTGCGACGATGGTGATGAGGAGCAGGGACACCTGCCGCTGCTCTTGAGCCCATGCGACATCTTCCACATGACGCTGTTCGTCGGTGAGCTTCGCACGACGTGCGCGTTCTTCTCTACGCCTTCGGTGTCGACCTGGGCTCAGCACGTTACGTGCTCACCTTGAACTCGTTGGCGTCCCAAACGATACGGTAGCCCAAGAACGTAGAAAGCTCTCCGCGTGCTCCAAACTTCTGGATGTTGGACGATCCCCGCTCACCGAGGTCTTCCTCTCCGCCTACGCGTGCTTCGTACTCGAGAGCTTCTTCATCCTGCTTCGTGAAGTACACCGTGGTCGGTGCCTGCCCGTGTGTCTCCATGTACTGCTTCACCGCCTCTACAACGCGAAGACGTGTTCGTTTGGGCATGGGCGTGCGCAAGAACTTCACGAGCTTGTTCTCGTCGTCGAAGTCGGCGGCGATGTAGCCCCAGTCCTTGCGTGGTCCATCGGGGATGACGCCGACGAGGCCGTTGATGAGACCGAGGGTGCCGAGGAACATCCCATCCACGACCTGCAGCGTGGGATGCTGGCGTGTGGTCTTGTTGACCGGTATACGAATCTCGATGAGGTTGCTGATGTCTGCACGCACCTCTGGGTCTTTGATGAGCTTATTGAGACGTTCGATGAGGATGTCCGCGAGCATGGCGTTGAAGGCGTGCTTGTCAGCTTCGGGGTTGGTGAAGAGAGGCATGCGTGTCATTCGTGCACTCCGAGGTCACAGTGGTTGTGGTGCTGATCTTCTTGCCGGCCACGACCTCTTCGGTGGTGGTTGTAACAACTCTGATGGTCTTCATACGTGTCCTTTCGTCCCCGGGCGGCTACGCACAGGGCGTAGAGCACGTTGTCGGGCTTGAGATCGCGATGCACGACGCGGCAACACTGCGAGCACGGGTGGCTCACAGGGCGGCGGAATGGGAGCAGCCGCGAGCCTCGCCCAGTCGTACGCCTTCTTCTTCGACACCGGCAGCGTGGGCGGCCAGTAGTTGTTCGAGTACACCGCGACGATCGGGCTGTTGTAGTACTGCGAGTTGTTGACTCCGCTGTAGGCGATCATGGCTCCACGGGGTACTCAGGCAGGTCGACCGTCTGGCCCGCAAGGGCGTGCGTGCTGTCCTTCAGGAACTCGATGCGCCCGTTCTTCACGAAGGAATGACAGCGAGAGGGACAGCCCTCGGGTGTGTCGGCGTCTGCGCCGTTGTACGTCACAAGCACCGAGGGCGCGAACGTAGGCTTGTCGATGTTGCCGTCGAAGGTGTGGTTCAGGTGGTGTGGGTGCTTGCAGCCTGGGCACAGGATCTCCCAGGCATAGTGCTCCTTGGTGTCGTACCGCTTGATGCTGCGCGTCCTCATGGCTCGAGGCAACCTTGGTGTAGAAAGCCATGCCAGTTGTTCGTCTGGATGGAGCCAGCCCCGGCCTTGCAGGTATGGCCTGCTTTGTCGACGTGGAGCGTTCCGTCTTCGGGGCTACCGTGCCGGACCCAACATCGGTGGGTTCGTTCATCTTTCATCGTGCAGTTCCCCGCTCTTCCGTCGATCTGCCATGGGTGACCCTCCGGCCAGTCCTTGTCCGGCACCATGCAGATGAGGTGCTTGCCGTCACAGTTGTCCCAGTCGCAGGTGCGCTTGCCGGTGTGGTCCTCGCTGAAGTACACATCCCCCGGCTGGAGCTCAACGGCGGTGCCGTTGGGGAGCGTGTAGCTGTAGGTGGCGAGCTCGTGGCTCTTCTCTCCGTAGCAAGTGGATTCAGAGCAAGGCGCTCTGGTGACGACTTGGATGACGTAGCGGATCTGCATGGCGCGCTCCTTGGCACACCCCGAGCATACCCCCCTCGGCATGCCGCTCCTCTACCACGTGGTCATCGCCCTTGTTCTCGCGGGGCTCGTGTTGTGGGCCATCACGCAGTTCCCGCTCGACGCCACCATCGCGAAGATCATCCGCGTGGTGGTCATCGTCGCCGTGGTGCTCTGGTTGCTCGGGGCCTTCTTCGGCTTCCCCGAGCTTGGGGCATATCGCTACAGGTGAGGCGAGAACGACTAGCTGCTTTCTTTTTCGCGCAGCTGCCGGACCAGCCCCTTCGACACGCCGTACTTACGTGCTAACGCACCGTGGCTGAGAGTGGACGTCTTTAGTTCAGCACGTAACGCCGCACGTTCTGCAACCGGTCGCCTGTTCATGTCACGAACGGGGGTCGTTACTATGTCGTCTATTGACCAGCCCTTTTTTAGCCGGTCGATTATCACGGAATCGGTCAGGTTGAAGGCTTCGCACATCTCCGCACGAGTCAGTTCCACGCCGGCGTATTCGTACTTCAAAGCGCGCGCCTTGTTTCTGTTCGTCTTGCCACAACCGCACGAGGTGGTGGGTTTGTCAGTACGTGTGAGCTCGTAGTAGCTGACACGCACGTCTTTGCCACACGAGCACCTGCACCGGAAGTAGACTGCCTTTTCATCATCCGGCGCCAGCACAGTAAGGTCGCCCATCCGGCGACCGCGGGTCATCTCCTGCCGCCTTCGGGTCTCTGCGCCCAGGCGGCTCTTCATGCGAGGAACGCAGTTCAAACAGCTGGTAGCTTTCCCGTGTCGAAGACGGTAAAGGTCGACCTGCCGCTCACCGCCGCAGTCGCAGCGACAGAGCCAGTGTCGCTTCTCCCCTTTCACGGTGAAGGAAACGGCCACCAGTTTGCCGAAACGCTGCCCTGCGATGTCCATCGGCATTGATACCGGCGTCTGACCACGCATGCACCCGCATGTTCGTAGCGTGCCACGTAGCAGTGAGGACACGCGCTTCCAACAAGTAGCACCGCAGGCTTCGCAGAGGACTTGCACCTCGGGATACGGGTACTTTATCCCTTTGTAGTGGTGTAGGCGCGTTGCCGCATCGACGACGACCAACCTCCCACATCGAAAGCCCTTGGGTACAAAGGATTGTCGTGTCATATCAACACCGCCTGCAAGCGCTCCTTGTACTTCTGCAGGTAGGCATCTGCCCACGACGCGGGAAGACCCTTCTTCTTTGCAAAGGCGCGTACACGAGCAGACTGCTCACGGTAGCCCAGCTCCACTAGCGACGCGCCATTCTCCGGCAGGATGAGACGCCGCGCTGGTGACGGGAAAGCGTAGCCGCAACCAGGGCAAACCGTCTCTCCGCAAAGAACCAGCTCGTGGCAGTCGGGGCACTCTTTGACTTCCGACGTCTCTGGCAAAGGCAGGAGAGTACCGCTGAGAGAGAAGTCGCGGTCAACATAGGGGTACCCGTGCCGAAGAACATTCCCCGCGTGGTCCAGGATTTTGGCTGGTGAACCGCGCCGCTGACAACGCGAGCACTGCTGCTGGTACACCACGTAACTCAGTGTCGGCCGCGCCATGATGACAACGCGTACCGCCGGGATGTCGACGCCCTCATTCATCAAGTCACAAGACCACAGCACGCGTGTCTTGCCAGACCTGAAACGCGAAACAATTTCTTTCTGCTCTGCCGCGGTCATGCCGCCGTGGATGTGTTCGGAGACCACGCCGCCAGCGGTGAACTTTGCGGCAAGGTGCTTTGCATGCAACACAGAGACGGCAAAGCCGAAAGCGCGCTGCCCGCCTGCGCGCTTCTTGTAGTCCTTGAGCGTATCGCCTGCGAGCTCTTCTCGGTCCATCACGCGCGCCAGAGCCTCCTGGTCATAGTCACCTGCGGCATGCGGCACGTTCGACAGGTCCACTAGCACCCCACCAGCGCCGTAACAGGTAGGAGCCACGACCAACCCTTTCCGCAGCAGCTCCTTGTACGTCGCCCCCACAAGGAGCGTGTCGAATGTCGACGCGAAGCCAATCCCGTCATAGCGAACAGGCGTAGCCGTAGAGCCGCACACGCGCCCGTGCGGGTGGCTCGCCACAATGTCCTGGTAGGTGCGGGCGGCAGCATGGTGGGTCTCCGCAATGAAGACGTGGTCTGCGCGCTCTAGGTCGCGTCGGCTGTAGGCCTGTACGCCGGCAACACAAACCGCCATGTAATCCGGCAGCTGGTTACGGCCGAAACCGACAATACCAATGCGCTCACGAGGAATGCCGTAAGCCGTGAGATGTTCGAGAGTCTGGTTCATGAGCAGCTCGCGGTGAACCAGCATCAGAGAGGTTCTGCCGGCACGCAAAGCCCGCGCCGCTAGACCCACGTCCATGTAGGTCTTGCCGCTCCCGCCTGGGGAGGAGATGAGTACGTTCTTGCCTGCTTCACTCAGTGCCCAGGCCTTCTTGATGGTCCGCTTCTGATGCGGATAAAGAGATTCTTCGTTCATGTATTCTCCTACCGAACAACAATGAGGTACTTCGAGCATCTCGTGATGGCAGTGTAGAGCGCGCGCTTCTTCGTCTCCGCGTCCATGTGTCCCGTGGGCTTGTCCACCACGATGACGTAGGTGAACTGACTGCCCTGGCTCTTGTGCACGGTGAGCGCGTAGCCGAAGTCGAAGAGCATGCCGATGCTCTCCCAGTCGCGCACACGATAGTCGGCCGCATCCTCGTACTCGTCGAAGTCGCGGATGGTCGCCTCGCGATTGAACTGGACCTTGCTGATGAGTCCCTCGACCATCAGCTCGTCGTCCTCGAAGAGCACCTGCGCGTAGTAGTGGAGCTTCGTCTCGCGCTTCTTCGAGAGCTGCACCACGACGCCGCGCATCCCGTTGAAGACGGTGTGCGCGATGTTCTTCAGGCAGATGACCTGGTCACCTACCTGGAGCTCGTCGGTGTAGTGGACGTCCCACGCGGCCCTGCGCGCCATGCCGTTCAAGGCCACGCGCTCTCGGTTGGTGTTCGTGAGGATGGCCACGTCGTTGTAGGTGGCCTTCTGCCCGAAGAGCTGGCTCACCACCGTCTCGAGCTGGGACATCCCCACGATCTGCACCTCACGCGTGGGCGTGTTGTAGCTGTGGTTGTGGGGGATGAAGCCCTTGCGTCGGACCTCGTCGCTGAGTGCGAGGATGGGGCTACCCTGTGCCTGGCGGTGGATGGTCTCGAGGCGTAGGTCAGGGTCCTCCATCAGGTTGAACTTGCCGTACACCGGCGGCAGCTGCCCGTGGTCGCCCACCGCCAAGATGGGGATGCCGAACTGATGGAGCGCATCGTAGAGTCGCTCGTCCACCATCGAGGCCTCGTCCACGACGATGAGGTCGAGCCCAGGCTTCTTGCGCGACACCCATCCCGTCACGCGTCCCGTGTTCTCGTCGACCACGGGGATGTAGAGGAGCGAGTGGAGCGTGCTGATGGTGTGGTTGGAGTACTGGCTGTTGGCGTCCTGGAGCTTGCGACGCAGTACGCCCGTGGCCTTGCCTGTGAAGGCAGAGAAGCCCACGGGCTGACGCTTGTAACGACCTGCGAGGAGGGACACTAGCGTCGACTTGCCTGAGCCGGCGTACCCACCCAAGGTGAGCAGGCCGCCGCTCATGTGCTTGCCGTACCACCTGCAGACCTTCTCGAACACCTCGCGCTGCTCATCGCTGAGCATGCTCTCGTCGAGGACCCGCTTGTGGCCCACGCTGTCGTTGCTCTTCTTGGGTACGTGCGTGAACTTGTACGGGCTGTTCTCGGTCTGCTTGTGCATCACGGCTTCCAGCTCGTGAAGTCCTCGGGGTCCATCAGGTTGAGGCCCATCTTCTTCTTCAAGAAGTTGTAGGTCTTTTGCTGCGTGCCCTTGTCGGCCTCGAGGGCTTCGGTCAGCCAGTCCTTCTCGGCCTGGCGCTGCTTCGGGTCCTCGGAGAGGTCGAGGTTCTCGCTGAACAGCACGTAGTCGTCACTCATCGCTTCTTCTTTCTCTTCGTCTTGGGCTCGTAGCCGAGTAGCTCGGATCCGAGCATCAGAACTTCATGGGGGAACTCGCCGGCGAGCTCCTTGTTGTGGATGACATCGAGCAGCACGCGGATGATGGTGCGGTACCCGAACGTGTGCACGTCAGGAGCATCCTGCTGCCCGATGACATTGGCGAACTTCGCGGACTGCAGGAAGAACTGCCCCACCGGAGAGCCGAGCCACTGGATGACCGCGGCGGCTGCGGTGGCTTGCTTCTGCGTTGGCTTTCGCGGGCTATGCTGGTGCTCCGGGTCGAGCAAGTAGGCGAGCGTACTGAAGCCACCGCCGCGTTCGTTGTGCTCCTCCCAGAGCTGGGCGAACAACTCCTCTGCCGGGTTGTCGGCGAATCGGTACCTACTAGGCCCGTGATGCTTCAACTTAGGCATGGTGATCTCCTGGTGAGACAAAGAGCTTCTGCAGCTCCGCGTTCGTCGTGTTGATGATGTCCTTGCGGTACGCATGCCTGCCAATGAGGTCCTCGCTGTACGCGCTCACATGGAGGCTCTCAGGCGTGAGCCACAGTTTCCCGCCCATCCCGAGGTTCCCCATGAAGCGGAACTCCCAGGTCCCGTAGTTGTCTCGGATGTTCCACTCGAGCATCTTGTACATGAACTGCTCACGCATCGACTCCGAGGCGCCGGCGTGCTCCACGAGCACGTTGAAGATCTTCTCGAACAACTCGTATGCCCCTAACCGCATGGGTCCCTCGCGAGGCTAACAACAGCGGGGCTTACGCCCCTAACTTGTTCTTTTAGATCGATGCCTACCTGGTTGATCAGTGGAAAGTGCCTCGCAGTTTTGTGTTTCGACCTCGTTGTCTATTGCTCGCAACGCGGCGTCACGTTGCACGCTTGTTAGCGGTATGGGTACTACTAGCGCGCTACTGCCTTCAGCCAGTCTCCCGAATCGCATCACTCTCTTTACGCGTAAGGGTGCATTACCTGATGCTACGGAATCTTTCTTTTGACCTCCGTCTTCTGAGAATAACAAGAACCTCCAGACAGCCGTTGGTGTCTGCCTCATGATCCTTGTCCCGCGTAGCGGGTGGTTCTTGCCGAGAGCTAAGAGAACAAAGAGCGAGCCGAAGCTCGCCCCTGTTTCACTTCCTCTCTTGAGCGAGGAGCTCACGCACACGTTCGAGCTCCTCGCTCGTGTGCGCAACGCCTCCCTCGTTCAAGTCCAAGTACCACTGGAGTGTTTCGGCGCGCGTGTCTAGGTCGTTCACGTGCCACTTGAAGCTGGTTTGCGTGATGCGAAGGTTGTCGATGTAGTCCTTGAACCGATGCTTGCCGAAGATGACCAGCTCGTTGCGCAGGAACTTAGTCACAGCTTGGAGGCGCTGCTTGCCGTCCACGAGAACGAAGTCCTTGATGCCTCCATTGTGCCAGCGTGGGCAGTTCGTGTAGATGTCCTTGCCGCTGTTACCTCCGCGCAGGATGAACTCGACGTAGCGCACCTGCTTCTGCTCATCCCACACATGAGCACGCTGGAAGTCAGGGTCCAGGTTGAGCCCATCCTTCTCGGTGTAGCCCCTCAACGCCTCGAGGAGATAGCTCCATGAGATGTCGACCTGGTAGTTCGCGGTTCGGGTGAACTGCGGGATGTCGCGAAAGCGCGCCATCACCTAGTGCCCGTGGTTGCAGCCCAGAATGTACTTCCTGCCATCAGGTCCATCGAGCACCTCCTCGTAGCTGCCGCAGCAGCCCTCGTCTCGCTGCTTCTTGAAGCGACGTATCTGGCTCGGACTCTTGAGCAGTGCCACGCGCTGATTGTCCATACACTCGAGCCCTAGGTTGTGGAGGTGACAGCCTGCCCAGCGCGCGATGTTGCTCGGCAGTACGTCGTCCCAGTCCTTCTTCCGGCTCGCACAGCGTGCGGCTGCAATGGCCTCACGCGCTGCGACCCAGAAGACGTGCATGGCCCTGTCCGTGGAGCGTAGGTGCGGCAGCGCCTTCATGTTGTCGGCCGTGGACAGCTTGAGATCCACGGGCCCGAGCTCGATTCTCATCTCGGGATGAATGAAGGCGTGCTTCTCGTCTCTCCACATCCAACGCAAGGACAGCGTGGTGCGGTCCACGCATAAGAAGAACCGCTGTCCGTAGCCACCCTCGAGAGCTGACGGCTGCTTGGCCATCGGGGTGAACTTCACGGGCCGTTTGAGCTTGGTCGTCTGCTGTCGAATCTCCGCGAAGATGATGGGCATGTCCGTCGGATCATCCAACCTGAACTGTCCCTCGCGCCGTGCCCACTTCGCCGGGCGTAGCAAGGCGCTGGTCTGGTGCATGGCCCGGCGCTTGTACTCAGCCGGGTCCACGACCATCCATACCATCGAGCTCGCGTTCGACAAGCGCCTGCGCCTCGAAGCGGCTCAACGAATGGTCACGTAGTCCCTTGCGCGTTCGGCGCATCGTCTCGAGGAACTTGTTGCAGCGATTCTGGGTGTTCGTGAGGTTCGTCAGCATCGCCTGGTACTCGGGGTGAGCACGCACCCGAGCAAGGTCTGCCGGTTCACAGGGCAGGTGGTCACGGTAATCCTCGGCTGTGCGGAACAATCGTCCGCAAGAACACTCGTTCAACTCCATGGGTCTCCTGACTAGAGCGGGACGATGGACAGGACAATCTTGAAGATCGCCGCTGCAGGCCCCGCGTACTGTTCGCACTTCTTGAGGATGTCGCAGATCTTCTCCCACCCGGACTTCTCGGTGACGAGGCCCGTGTCGAGGTAGGTCTGCACGATGGCTTGAAGCTCGGCGGGTGAGGCCTTCTTCAGGCCCACCACGTCGGCTGCCTTGAGCGGGGTCTCCTGCTCGATGGCGACGATCATCTCCTGCTCGCTGAACAACTCTTCGGCCATAGCCATTCTCCTCAGCTGGGCGGCCACCCGGCCCCGGGTGTCCTTGGTTACCCCGCCATCATAGAGAAGGAGCTCGATGGTCGTCTTCGAGGTCCGGAAGAGTCGTGCGACACGCGTCTCACCGAGTTCAGCGCGCAGCCTTCTTAGCCGGTCTCTTTCGCTCGGTTCGAGCTTCAGGTCGCGGGACTGGGGCATAGAGCTCCTTCATGGGCTTGCGTCCATCACGGATGGCGATGGCTTCCTGGCACCAGTAGTGCTGGCGGATCTCGTGGATGTGCTGAGGGTTGTGCGGGTTCCAGGGTTTCACGCCCGACAGGTCGAAGGGCGTTGGCTGCCCACAGACGGCCGCGTGTTCCGGAGGCTCTCCCTGGATGAAGTGAGCGAGCGCGAACTCCTTGTTGCCCTCCTTGTGGGCGAAGATGTACCAACCCTCTTTCTTCTCGCTCATGCGTCTCCTACTTTCCGTACACCGAGATGACTGCCTTCCTCGTAAACCCGCTTACCTGCGAGACCCACTGCTGGGTAGCCGTTCTTCCCGGGCTTGCCGCCCAATACATGCGGTGTGGACCATAGGCCCTTCCGTGCGTGGCGACCGCGACGGTACCAGGACCGAACGCGGCCAAGGTTACTGACCTCGTAGCCAACATGGTCACGGGTAGTGCGCCATTCCTCGGAGGCAAGCTCCGTAGCTGAGAACATCATGCCGGCTTGTTTTTCAGCAGGGCGAAGTTGTGTTCGTTCGTGAGCTCTTTGCGGAACTGATGGAACCCCCAGATGTTACCTACGGGGACGTGATCGAACACCCAGCTCATGGCCGCCTTCATCGCCTGACGTTCCCACTCCCGCATCGTGAGCGCCTGGCACTGATGCTCGAATGGGCTCATGTGGCCGTTGACGAGGATCTTGCCGGCGCGGTCCAGGTCAGCAACGGGAGCGAACTTCCCCTGGTTCAAGTACGAGACAGCAGCACAACGCCCTGCGGAGACGAGACAGAGCTCGCGGTCGGTCCAGATCCTCTTGGGATCTTCCTCGAAGATGCCCTGAAGCAGCCCGTCGTCGCTGCCGACGTAGGGAAGGTGCCACTCGCCTGCGGCGAGCTTGCGGGGCTCGCTCTTCTGGTAGGCATCGAGCGCCATGTGCATCGTGCGCTCGAACTCCGGTTGTGCCATCGGGTCAACGCGGAGAGCCCATGCGTTGTCCCACTCCGTCGCCGTCGCAACCACGGTAGTGAACATCCAGGGCTCGACGATGCGATTGGAGATCTGCTTGTGGAGGCCGATCTTCGCGAGCTCGCGTGCAGACTCAAGCATCTGGTTGCGTGCGTGCAACCACTCCTTACGCGCAGCAAAGCGCGGCGTGATGGCGTGCTCGTCACCGCCATCATCGTCGCTGAGCTCTTCGTTCGCTTGCATGCCAGATTGGTTACGTCCCCAAAACACGGGAAACATCGGATCTTCCTCAACGCGCTTGAGGAGCTTCTCTACTGGGATCGCTCTGCTGGAGGCGGCGTTCCTGCTGAACATCCTGTGCGTGTTGAACTCCGCCAACACGATACGAGGCATAGTCAGCTCGAATGTGGTCACCCGCGCTCCGTTTGGGCCCACTGAATCAAGTATCAACTTCGCGTCATAACCCATGTCTTACCTGTTCGAGCCCGGCGGGGCTTTGTGTGGATTCACTGCAAGCTCTGCGAAGTGCGCTTCGAGCTCCTGTTTGAACGCCTCGATGATAGTTGGCTTGTTCTTGTGGATCTCTGCGGCTACCTGTCGGTCCTTTTCTTCTGCCTCAAGCTCTGCTTTGAGCAGCGATTGGAAACGCGGGAAGATGACGTTGCAGAACTGGGTACACTGAACCTCGGGAACCTGGATGAAGTGGCGACCTGCCTCCTCGAGGTGCGTGAACTCCATCCAGTCGTCGAAGCCTGCCTCCTCGTCGAGGTCGAAGGACAACCCACTCTCCGGATCTTCTCCCTTGAGAAGCTTCTCCTCGAACATCTTCTCTTCGGGGTCCTCGAGCTTGCTCGCTGCCGCACGAATAGAGGCGATCGACGCCACGGAGTCGTAGACCCGCCTGTCCGAGCGGCCGAACATCAGCTTCTCGAACAGGTAGTCCGGGCGCATGCCGAGGAGGAACGCACGGAACTCCTTCCCAGGCTGCGACCATACGTAGACGTAGTTTCCGCGGTCGCTCGCCGTCGAGAAGAAGCCGGTCTCGAGGTCCAGTACGATGAGAGCCCAATCTTCGCCGTTTACGTTGTCGACCTTGTACTTCTTCAGCATGTTCACCTCTTGCACTTGATGCCCGAGTCGTCTGCTCCTGCATCCACCTTGTACTCGGCCATCGCGTCAACCACGGCGCAGTACGCCGCGCGGACTTCCTGACCCTCGATAGACTCTGCGCCAGTGTGCTGGTACGCCAGTCCGTCGTCCGTGCGCGCGTTCATGAGGTCCTTCACTGCCTTGGGCGAGAGCACGGCTCCGCCACCGCAGCCGGCGAGGAAGCTGAGGATGGCGGTGTACGTGAGGGTCCACTTGAATTTCTTCATGGGAGCTCCTTCGACATTGTAAGAGAACGTCAGCATGTTCGGTCCGGCACTGCTGCGGCCATCTCGTCGCTGGTGCACTGCTCACGCCAGCAGAGCTGACACCAGGCGATGCCCACGATACTGCTGACGTTGTGGGGCAGGGAGAGTGGGACGGTGACGCGGACCCTGGCGTTACCTGCGAGCAGCCTCACGCCGCACTTGCAGCAGACGTGGTCGACCTGCAGCGTGACGAGCTTCGGCTCGGGCGCTTCTCTCATCCGTTCCCCCCTCGATGCCACCGCGCGTTGCGCAGTCGGTTGGTGTACTCGGCGACCCAGGCCATAGCCTCCTGTACCGTCGGGAAGCGACCGATGGTGTCGTGCACACCGGCGAGTATCTGGATGGCGTAGTCGTGGACGTACTGCGTGGGCGGGAAGTTCAGTGGCGCGTACGTCTGCAGCGCGTCGACGAGCCGCTGGTAGGTTGCCTGACTTGGGCTCCCGTTCTTCTGTGACTCTGAGAGCACCAGCCAGGCCGCGTTTGCTACGCGCTCGGTATCCCGCCAGCTACGCATGAACTCGATGAACTTCTCGGCGAGCTGCTCCTGCGTGAGCGTCTTGGTGAAGTACTCCTTTACCTGCGCCTCGTCTGCGGCCTCGTATCCACGAATCTCATCGATGGGCATCCGTCGTTGTTTTGCTGCCATGATCCTCCATGGAGCGCGTGAAGCGTCCGAGATCCTTGTGCCGCAAGCCAGGCAGGAGTTGTAGGCGTAGCTCTCCTTTTCAGTAAAGCGTATCTCCTTCATCTCCGGGTTCTTCAAAAGACACGCCGTCAGGAAGAGCGTACGACTCGTCATTGTCTGACGTAGCTACGGTGCGTGTCCGATAGCTGGTCGGTCTTCCGACACTCATTACGTGTCGTGGAGTCAGCTTTTTGATGTGAGCACGAGAGGTTTCTGGATCTAGGCCTAACTGTTCGCACACAACAAGGAAGCTGGTGCTCACCTTTTCCTCACGCACCCGTAGCGCCCAGCTTGGATGACCAGACGCCTCTACGAACAGCCACTCAAACGCCTGATCTGCGAGCTGTCTCTGCAGCAGTCGCGTACTGGACCGGTACAGCACCCAGTCGAAGGCAGCGCGACGAATCAGCTCTAGCATCAACCCCCTGCAGCCTTCAACCTCCTGCCGCAGCAGCTCCTCTTCGTACGGGGTGCGCCGAACGTAGGGGGTGCGTTCCACGGGCCGGCGGATGAGGATGACCTCGGGAGCCAAGGGCTCCGGGTCCCATGCCGAGGGAGCAAGCTCCACCTCAGGGAGGACCACCAAGACCGGCGGCGGGACCACCACCGCACGCGCCGGAGGCAGGACAAGCTTAGGGGTGACGAGTCGCGTGTCCCTGGCGGCACCCAGAACCGCAGAACGAATGAAGGCAGAAGGGGTAAGCAGCACGGGTCAAGGGGCCGTGACAACGACATCGAGTGGTTGCCCTAGAATCGGGGCGTAGGGAAAGCTGACGACGCTCCGGTCCGTGCGCTTCAAGACGATCTGCGCGCTCCCCGGTGCTCCGGCCTGGAGTGTGATCGTTCGTTCACGCTGGTTCAGGATGAAGCCCACGACTCCTTGGTCGGTGGTGCTGTACCGGACGTCTCCGTATGCCGTACCTAGCTCTTGGCCGTCCGAGGCGAGAACCTGGATGCCGATAGTCTGACTCGTCCCCGCAACCAGTGAGTAGGGTGGAGGCGGATCGAGTACCACCTCCACCACACGCGGGAAGATGAGGTCCGGCATGTTCACGTTCGGCTGATCAGGCACTGTGATCGTCCGGGTGATGTCTTCCTCTCCCTGGATGGTCACATCGTACTGCGCGTTCCTGAAGAGGCTGACCTGCGCATACCCTGTCCGGTCGGAGGAGATGACGACGCGTTCCTTCAGGACTGCTGAGCCGTCGACCAGGAGCGGATCGAATTTCGCCACGAAGTGGATCTGAATACCCTTCTGTGGAGCGCCCGTCATGTCACGGAAGTAACCTGAGGCTACACAGAGACGGATGTCGTTGGCATCCGGCGGCTGCATGATGGTGCCGACGACGTTGAACTCGTTCGCTACCGGAGGTATGGGCGCCGAAACGACCTGAAGGTACTGCGGCAAGGCGAACGATGTCCCGAACCGGTAAGCGCGCAGCTGGTACGTGGTGCTAGGAGCCGTTACAGGCAGAAGAAAACCGACGTGACCGTTCACATCGGTCGCCCCCATCGTGAAGGCCTGCGTCCCATCCTGGGACAGAATCTTGACGACCGCCCCAGCGAGTGGGTTCGCGTTCGGTGTCGAATCAAGCAGAAAAATATCGACCGATTCAAACGTCACGGGGCACCTGTTCTGACAGTCGCTGTATTAGCCCCATCGTCATGTTCCGACAAGAACCATCGGGCATCGCAGGAAAGATGTCCAGGTAGACTTGAAGGGCTCGAAGAACGGCGAGAGCCTCCGCCTTCCGTCCTGGCTGGCTCTCCAGGTCTTTCGCGATAGCGAAGCAGTGCCGGAACACGTCCTTGGTCTGCTGGGACGACATGAGCACCTCACTTCGGCCGGTTCTTACGCGTGCGCCTAGAAACTCCTGCGTACGGCAAAGTCTAGTTGCCGTGCCTGCACGGTGAACAAGTCGTCCTTCCCCGTGGAGGGACTGAGCAGATCCAGCGTCAGAATCGAAGGGTCGTTCGGAATGCAGACATCGCGGGCGAGCGCGGTCCCCCCGATGGCCACCGTGACCTTGACGCCACGAGTCAGAAGGATCTGGGCGCGCCCTGTACGGTCGGTGAGGAGCTTGGTGCTGCCCCCGAGAATGGTCGTGCCTCCCACCTGAAGCCCCTGCGTATCTGCGGTGCTGATGAGAACCTCCTGGTTGACTGAGGGATTCCCGCTGGAATCCGCGAGCTGCACGAAGCAGGCAACCAGTCGATTTGCGTTGAAGAGTGGCGCGTTTGGCCCCTGGAGAGGGAGGCTGAAGTCGCTGCCGAGGCGCTTGGTCGAGTTCCAGAAGCGGGTCTCATAGAAGAACTCGGGGCTCCCGAAGGCGTCGACGAAGCCATACTGGGCCTGCTGTGGGACCAGCAGAATGCGGGCGTCTTGGCCGTAGGCGATGGACTCAAAGCCAGTGACTGCTAGCCCAAGGAAGGGCGCAGCCTGCCCGCCGGTGCACTGCAGGGAGGTGATGGCTCCCGCGCGCTTGGTCTGCACCACGAGAGTGGGACCTGACGAGTAGCTAATGAGAAAGTTCGAGGCTGCCGTAGCGACCGCTGCGACAACTGAGGCCATGGAGACGAACCCCGAGCCCGGGATGACTACCGAGACGGGGTACTGGTCCATGGCCAGGAACTGGAGGTCGAGCCCACCCACATTGACCAGCTGGGCACCGTTGTCGGGAGCTCCCGCGAAGTTGAGCGGGAGAGATGCTGGCGCCCAGGTGTCTCCGTGTAGGGCCTCGTAAGGCCCCTCGGGAGTCTGCCTGGAACGCCAGACTTCAAGGCGGTCGTACCCCTGCCAGCTTGCCGGCTCGAACACGAAGTTGAGCGGGAGCTGCTGAGTGATGACAGGGGACGACCGGCGCGTCATGGGGCCGCCATTTCGACGGGTTCCACCACGACAGGGGGAGAGAGCTCAGCCTCAAGCTCGGTAGGGGTCGACGGCGCCGCGGGCGCGGCAGGTGATGGGCGCGGCGGGAGAGAGGGCACCATGATCGTTCCGTCCTCCTTCAGCTGCGTGCCGGGCCCAAGCGGGACCTTGTACTTCAGCTGCATCTGCGCCTGTAGTGTGACGAGCTGGTTGTTCACCTCTCGGCGCAACGCGTCGGCGTCTCGCAACGAGACTGCGGCCAGGTCGTACGTTTTCTGCGCGTTCACGAGTCGAAGAGCCGCGTTCTCCAGACGGAGGCGGTCCCCTTCTTCGATCTTCACGCCGCTGGGCACGAGTGGCCCAGATACCTGCATGCTTTCGTTCATGTAGCTCCCATTGTCCCGCGTGCGCTGTGAGCCCGTCAACTTCCCCCGGTGAGGAAGTCGCTGATGGAGCTCACAACGAGCGCGGATGTTGTGTCGACCGCGGATTTCGGAAGAGATGCAGAACCGGTGCGGCCGGTGAGGATGTTCTGCAACACGGTGACCTGGTTGTTGATGGTCGTGGTCTGGGAGGTAGCCCAGGCCTTTGTCGCTGCGACCAGGGCGTCGAGACGGGCGTCACGGGCTGCTGCATCGGCCATGGAACTAGTCTACCTCAGTTTTCGCCTTGCGCGCGTTCGGACATCCGCGCTCGTGGGTGGCGACGTTGTTCACGACAAGTGATGCGCACTGCGAGCACCTGACGTGGATAGCCTCATCATCATCCGACCAGGAGCTTTGGTCGAAGCCTTGTTTTCTTAGCTGCTCGAGGCGGTTCATTTCTTCTGCCAATCCTTGGGGAGGAAACCGCCTCGCGAGATCCAATCGTCGAGCGACTCGAAGGCGTCGGCCAGGTGACGCCTTCTTCTTGTCTGGGTCCTTCGCTGTGCGTGCCGCCGTAGCAGCGCAGACGCAGCCCTTACACCAAGGGAATAGCCCATCGGGTCTTCGCTTGTCCTTGGGGAATGGGCCGGTGCTGCCGCACTTTGTACACCGCTTCTCAAGCATCAACAGAACCTAGCGCTCCTGCTAGAAGCTTTCCAGCCTCCCGTTGTAGTTCCAGCTTACGATCCTGATCCTCCGTCTTCGTGGCCACGATACCCAGCGCCGCCGCTGCCCAGTACGCATTCGGTACGCGAGCGCCGTCCGGGTCGTAGCTCACAGGAGGCAGATCCATGATCCCGCCGTGGTCTGCCTCTTGCTGTAGCCACACAAGGTCGCTCTTGGTCAAAACGCCAGCCAAACGACCGCGTAACTTTGCCCATGGGATCTTTTCTTCGTGAGCAACGCGCAACGCAAGGAGCATGCGTTCCATTGTTTTCTCTGACAACTGAGCCGTTACGGCATCGCGGATAGCGGACGCCTGCGCAATCACTTCCTTGCGGGCTGTATCGTCGCTGATCTCGAGGTCGCTGTCCGTGATGATGCTGCCTAGATGAACACGGCTGATTGTTTCATCCAACACCGCACTCGTGCCTGTTTTGATCCGCCACACAGTTTGGCAGACAGAAAGCTTGCCTGCCCCAAAGTCCGAGTTTCCCCACTCGACACCGATAGCCACATGTTCACCCGGAAACGCCTCGAAAACCATCGGCATCAAGCACTTGAGCGAGCAACGTACTGGCGAACTCGTGGCTTCGACAGGCTTGGCCCCCGCTTCCGTGCAGGCGCTAATAAAAGCGCGCAGCAGCGGTGCGCTAGCTAGGTGCCTGTTGTACCTCTGGCTCAAGAATCCGCGAAGCTCGTCGTTGACCGTGCGATGGAGGAAGCGCGCGGGCGCACCGCTGCGGTCCTTGAACTCCTGCATGGAGAAGAGCTCGCGCAGGTTGTTCGCGAGGAGGTGCAGACGCGGGAGCTTCTCCTCTGCGCGGGGCGGCGTCAACAGGCTGTTCGTGAAGTTCATCGGCATCGTAGCCTTCTGACACAGCTGGCCCAGGGCATGGCGGTGGATGCCCACGTCCTTCGAGCCGTCGTACCGGATGCGCAGGCTCTCGATTACGCCGCTCACGAAGAACGTCATCCTCTCGACGGGCACCAGCTTGTCGACGATGAGCGTGTTCGCCACCACCGTGACCAGTGCGTCCTCCTGGAGCTTACCCGCGGCGAACCGCTTCATGAGGTCGTTCTGCGATTTCTCGTACGTGTCGAACAATCCTACTTGTTGCATCGCTCTCCTAAAAAGAAAGCGGCGCACCCGGGTTAGCCGGATGCGCCGCGGGTAGAACGCCGTACTGGCGTTACAGACCTTGTACCTTACTTCTTTCTCTTCTTGTAGCGCGTCGCGATCTGCTCACCCTGCTGGCGCACAGTGATGAGGAAGAGGCGGAAAGCGTACGCGTCCTCCTCGTTCTTGAAGTAGGCGATGAAGGCGTCGTCCTCATCCCAGACCCCCCACCAGCCTTCGGGCCATACATCAGCGATGTCTACGGTTAGGCACTCTTCGCGTTCGGAAGGCTCAGCTACTCCAACGCCTTCTTCAAGTAGATACTCAAGGTGATGCCTTCGCGGCAGCTCTCTCATGCCTGACCTACGACCTGCTTCTTGCCGAAGATCGTGTCCCAGTTACTCCGGTACTGCGGGGTCGCCACCTGCGCAGGACCGTCGCTTGTCGCCGCGTTCTCCGCCTCATGTCCGTCGATGGCGTCAGCGAACTCCGTGAACAACGCCTTGGCAGGACACTCGTCCTGGTGCACGGCAGCTTCTCGTCTCAGAACTGCGGCTACGGGATGCTCTTTCTTCTTGTCGTCACTCATTCGCCTGCCCTGGGTTCAGCTTCTTCATCAGGATGACACCCATCTGCGTCTTCATGCGTGCGATCTGGCTGTCAGACTTGCCCATCTTCTTCGCGAGGGCGCCGGTGCGCGTGATCTTGGGGTGGTCGTTCTTTCCGAAGGTGTAGTTGAACAGTGTGTGCATGTCCGGCTTATTTGGGAAGAGAGTGTGCAGGGTGTTGGCGGCGAGCTCGAGCTGCTGCTCCTCGAACGCGCGTCCCCCAACGTTGGAACCGGGGGTGTAGTCGAACTCCTCGGCGCCGGCGAACATGCCTGCGGGGATGTCTCGACGCTGCGCCTTCTGGATCTCTCCGATGAGCTTCGGCGTCAGCTTCCGGAAGTCGTGGTCCGGGTCACGCAGCATGTGCGTGTGGATCTCGTCATTCGTCGGCTCGCGCCCGAGCTCGTCGAGCAATGCGTCCTTTGCCCGGTTGATGTGCCCGATGTACCTGGCCTTCTCCTCGGGGATGTAGCCGGTGTTCTGGTGCTTGTTGTTGTAGCGCTGCACCTTGATGAGGTGGTTCTCGACGTGCGTATTGAGCGCAGCACCCTTCGTCGGATCGTACGTCCTGAATGCCTCTATGGCGTGCTTCTGGAGCTGGGAGCGGAACGCGCTCTCCGGCACCATCGGGGCCTTCCAGGTCGAGACTTTCCTAGTGAAGACTGGTGCGTAGAGCTTGAGGAGTGGATCGAGATCCGTCGGCTTCTGACCGTTCTCTTTCCACTTCTGCCACAACGTGAGCTCGTGCTGCTTACGTGCTGATGGGGCCCCGGCCTCTTTCGAGCCCAGGTACTCACTGAGCGGATTGCTCATGGGAATCCTTCTAGCGGTGACCCACGACGCGCATGACAGCATCGGTGAGGGTCTCGCTTGCATCCTTCTCGGAATGCTCCGCCACGGGCAAACGCCCACGCTGGAGGAGCGGACTGTGCGGATGGCCGTCGCGAGCGTTCTCGAAGAGCTCGGACATCAGGGCCTGCGCGGGGGAAGCCGAGGTGCCGGGCGAGTCGAAGAGGCGCTCGATCATGTCGGCGCGCGTGTCCTTCGCCGCGCGCATGACGCCCTTGCTGTAGATGTCTGGGTAACCGTTGGCGCCCTCGGGCGGTGCGTCGCCCCAGCGAGCATTCAACGTCCCCGGCTTCCGACCTTCGGGCTGCTCGTAGACGTTGTTCACGCTGACGTTCGTGTCGTCGAGGTTCGTCTCTGCGGCGTCGGCTTGCTTCTGGGTCATGGCGGAGCTCCTGCTGGGATTGTACTCGGTCAGGGCGGGGGCTGGTAGGCCCAGGACTTGTTGCGTGCGTCCCAGCGATCGAAGCATGCGCGGCTGCAGAAGGTGTGGCTGCCGTTGCCGGTCAGGGGGATGAGGCACAGCCGGCAGACCCGCTCCGTCGGCGTCTCGTACATGACGACCTTCCTGGTCTCCTGGTTGTGCAGGTCCTTCTCCTGTGCGAGCTCGCGCTGCGCCTGGCGAAGCTCCTGCTCCAGCCTCTGGATGGAAGCTCTCATCGCCGCGATGACGGCCTGCTCGAAGTCGCCGGCGTAGAAGCGGATGTCCTTGTTCAGCCGCGCAACGACCGCTTCCTTCAAGGCCTCGTCGCTGTACTCCCCCTGCAGCGTGACGGCGAGATGCCGGTTCCCGTTCGCCAGCTCACTCACCTTCACACCGATGCAGTGCATGTCGATGCCCGGCGCGGACCGGTCTTCATTCATGATCAAGTTTCACCTCCAACAATCGTTTGCCTTGTTCCACCGCGAAGTCTGGACTGCCGTGCGTGTAGCAGACCTCGAAGAAGGCCTCGCCGATCTTGCGCGCGTTCGCGCAGGTGGGCTCTCGGCCATACGCTTGCGTAGCTACAACTCCACTCCGCACAGCGAGCAATACAAGCCTCGCTTTCTCCCGCTGCGCATCTGCCAGTTGTCTCGGGCCGCGCTGCTCTTCTCTCGTACCGAGCTTGAATGTGACGTGTGCAATCATGGCATCGTGGACGATCTGATCGATCTTCCGTACCCAGAACTCGAGGTACTCTGGATCCAGCATGTCGCTACGCGAGGACATCATGTGGGCTTGCAGGTCCTTGACCTGCATGATCTGCCAGATGTTGCCTGAGACGAAGACCACGTTGAGGAAGAGGTTTGCTGCCATCCTTGCGCGTTGCTGCGTTCTAGTGAAGACGTGGGGGTTACGTAGCGAGTCCAGGCTCTCCGCCTCCTTCTCCACTGCCCTAACGAGTTCGCGTTGCCTCTCAAACGATTCAGAGAAGCTGGTTGTGAAGTGGGCGTCAGATGGAATGAGGGCGCAGTACGCCTCGAGCAGCGGACACATCGAGAAACCTCCTCGAGGGCAGCGTAAAGCCCTCGAAGTACTTATCCCCTACCCTATGCCGTCCTTGAACGCCCCGGGAATGCCGATGCCGAATTTTGCTCCCTTCGGTTTTGCTATTTGAGCTATCGAAGGACCAGGAGGTGGGCTCGCTTTTGGGGCTCCGACCTGCGTAGTCTTCTCGAGCTGCGACGCCGGTGTCAGTCCTGCGATGGCTTCCTTCCGCATCTCACGGAGCTCGGCGACGAACTCAGCCAGCTTCTCCGTCGACATGGAGAGCATCGCCTCCTTGTTGACCGGCCCCTTGCCCAGACTCTTGCCGTCTTTGTCTGTCTCGATGACCGCATCACCTTCGAGCTTGAAGTGACCCGCGTGCTTCGCGTTGAGGTTCGCCGGACGGAAGTCACCAGCGCCGTAGGTCACGAAGTCGGGCAGTGCGTCACCGTCCTTCTCTTTGCCTGCCTTCAACCTCTCCGGAGGTGGAGTCTTGTCCGTGTCCTGGCTGCAGTCGCTGTCGAAGGCGCCGTTCTTCTGGATGGCCGCGCCGAGCTGCGGAGCTCGGAAGGAGGGGATGTCCGAGGCCATCATGAAGTTGCCGCGCGTGGGTGCACTCGCGGCCACCTTCCCCTCATCGAACGTGATGCCACCGGGAGCCACCTCTTGCTGCCTCTCGGCCAGGCTGCGCAGTTTACCGCGCTCATGTTCCTGGTACTGAGGCCAGTTGCGGATCATGTCCTTGCGCATGGCCTTGGGTAGCTTGGGCCCCTGTCCGTACGTGGCCCACGGCGCGGCTTTATCCCCGTACATGACCTGCAGCTGCTCTGCGTGCGCAGGACCCTCGCCACCAGCGCGCATGCCCTGAAAGTACTTACGACCCTCCTCTGCGCCGGGGCCTTCAAGACCCGCGACCATATTGTGCTCCTTGTGTATGACGCTGGGGCTGAAGTGAGAGAAGTACGGAGCAGGGCTGCTCTTTGTGCTGCGCTCGAAGCCTTCATGCACTCCCGTAAGGATGTTGGCGGCACGCTGCTGCGCGGCACCTGCGGGGGGGACTATTGGCAACGCTCCACTTGCGTTTGCGCGAGCAGCCCACCCAGACATGCCGCCGGGAGGCATGAGAATGGCGCCTCCCGCATTGCCGATGTACTGACGTGTGCCTTCTACCTGGGCATTGCCCTGCTCGATTATTGATTCGACTTGCTCTGTAGTGCCACCCAAAGCGCGCGTGTTCTCTGCCACGATCGCGGGACGCTGACGCAGCATGCCCATCTGCGCGGGGCGTGGGAGTGTTCCCGGGCCGTTGAGCGCGGCCATCTCACGAATCCCCATCGCGCCAGGTGTTGGCGCTTCCATCACATGCTCCAGCACCTTGGCGGAGGGCTTGATCTTGTTTCGCAACGGAGCAATGCGTTTGTACGCCTGCTGCAACGTGTCCAATGTGGCCCCTACCTTTTCTTCGGGCTGATGCAGGTAGCCACGCAGAACACGCTTCTCGGCGTGCCGATCGAGCGCACCACGAACCAGGGGAACTCCCCCCATACCAATGGCTCCCGCAGCGGCAGCGCCCAAGGCAGAGCGACGTGTAACCGAGCGTCCACCCCCCTCGATGGCGCGGCTGACGACATGCCCGAGAGCTCCGGCGCCCGCACCAAGAGCGCCGTACCGGGCGACCTGTCCTCCTGTCGGCGTGTTCTTCTCGAGCTGGTCAAGCCTGTCCAGAGATCGGCGCGCCTCCTCATCCGAGACGGCACTGAGCTTCTCGAAGCAGGCGACGAAGAGGCGCATCAGTGGTGCCTGAGTGCAGCGGCTGCAGGGGCAGCCAACACGCCCAGTCCGCCTAGCTCCGCTGTGTTCGCGATGGCGTCGCCAGTGTGGCCTTCCCTCACGTTCTTCTGCAGCTCGTACCCGACGGGAGCAGCCAGTACCCCGAGTCCAGCAAGCTCAGCCTTGTGTTGCATGGGCGCGCTGGTAGCCAGCTCTGCGCCGAGGCCCCTCATGCGCTCGATCAGGCTCCCTGCCGTCTTGGTGAAGAACGAGTCGTACTGCGCAGACTTGAGCATGTCCGGATACTTCGCCTGGATCTTCCTGCGAACCGCTACGAGGTCTGCATTGTCGCCATGCACCTTCGTGTGCGCCTCGGTGGTGTGGTCCGCTGCGGCCTTGAAGGGGTTGAGCGCCGGCGCCTTGCTAAATCCGGTGCCTGCCCCCGCCAGGATCGCAGCTGTCCCCGGCTTGGCCATCGGCTTCACTGCCTTCGCGGCGCCGAGCATCCCGCGTGCGGCAGCAGGGAGAGGTGGCGGAACGCCCATCGCGAGCTTCTGGAAGAAGCCAGAGAGTAATTGGGCGAACGCCTTCTTCTGCTCGTGGTGGTGATCGTGCTTTTCCTTGACGTCGTCCGTGTTGATGGGACCGGGCGAGTAGTCCATACGACGGAAGATGTCGTCAGCGACGTGATGCAGGTCGTGGTCGAGAGACGGCGGCGGCAAGGGGGTGTGCATCTTCTTCCTCATAGGTGACTGAGCATGGGCGCCGCTTTACGCAGCAGCCCTGGAGCTCTTGTGACCGCCCCACGCTCCGCAGCTCCGAGCAGCTTACCAGGAGCACCCGTGGGCGCGTGAAGCATCCCGCTCACGGGCGGAACACCCGCTGCGCGCATGGTGGGCGCGAACGCCGCTGTCCCCACCGAGTTCGGCGCGCGAGAGACAGCTGCCGTAGGCGCAGTGCGCATTGCGGGAGCAGGGTGCGGTACCGGGGTTGTGGGAGCTGATGCCATGGCAGCGCCTGCTCCCGGACGTACCGTGGGTGTGTTGGCTGCGGGGTTCGGTGCCGGAACCTGCGACATCGACGGTGCCTTGCCCATGAGCACTTGTTGCGCGCGCGACTGCATCTCAGGAGATGCCTCCTGGATGTTCATCTTGGGGTTGAAGACCTCCTTGCGAAGAGCGCCCATGCTGCCGTGCGCTTCGCCCTCAGCGAACTGCGTCTTCGTGGGCGCGTACTTACCGAAGCTCTGGATGGCCGGATTCAGTTGTCCCTTCGACTGCGGAAGGAAGTCGAGCACCTTCGGGCCCTGCGGGCTGTTCACGACGTTGCCGTAGTTGGTGCCTGACGCGGAAACAGTGTCCGCCATGGTGTGGCCCTTAGCAGCCATCGGATTGAGCACCGTGTTCTGCACGTTCGTGAGGTCCGAGCGCGCGCCTTCCATGCGGCTCCATCCCTGCTCCCCTTTGTTGCCACGCAGGTCGGTCAGCCCCGGTACGAACTCGTGCGTGCTGGTCGAGCGTTGCAGCCCGCCCGAGCCCATCGTTGCGTGTCCGTACATCGCGGGGACCATGGCTTTCGCTTCGGGAGAGAGGCTGCGTGCCGTGTCCGTCACCTGCTGTTTCTGGGCGAGGAGCTGGGGGGTAAACTCACCACGGCTGATGGTGCTGTCCGGCTTGTAGAGCTTGCGGGCAAGAAGGCCGCTCTCATTTGGCGCTGGTGCCTGTGGTGTAGCTTGCGTCCCGCGGAGCAGCGCGCCGCGACCCTCGGGGCTTCGCATCACAGACTGGGTAGGTGAACGCCCTTGGAGCTGGCCTGCGCCGAGCCCAGCCTTGTTCGCCTTGTACTGCTCGAGTCGCTGCTGCACTCCTGGAGCCGCGGAGGCAGGGGCACCGGCGTGCCCCATCATCTTATCGACACCCGCTTCCTCGCCGCCAAGAGAGATGTCCTCGAGGTAGCGCGGCTTGTTCCCTAGCTGCGCCGAGCCCCGGGCGATCTGATTTGCGGTATCCTCGTTGCCCGCAGCTGTCGCAGCACGCCACTCCTTCACGCTGCGTGTCGCGGCGATTTTCTCGAACTCGTCACAACAGGAGCGAATCAGCAGATCCATGGCTACCGACGCTCCGGTTTGTTCTTCTTGTATGCCTGCGTAGCCCGCTGTACACGGAGGACAGGGGAGTTCGCCATCATCCCAGCCAGGGCCGAGAGCTCGCCGGCCTTCTTCTCTTTCTCCTTGGTGTGCCCGCGGGCCTTGCCGATCTGGTAGCCCGTCGCACCGGGCACAAGAAGGAGCGCTGCGATGTCGCCGGCGTCGCGCGTGAACTTCTTGCCGGCGGCAGCCTCGGCATGACCCACTGCCTTACCCAGCTGGTAGCCGACTAGCGAGGGGATCATGAGGTTGTGCAGATCGATGGCAGGCCCCACCACTGCGATCTTCTCGCGCTCGTCACAGCAGGCCACCATCATCACGTTGTTCATCCGACATGCTCCGCGCCGCTACCAATAGCGCCAATGTTGTTCGAGTTCTGCGCGAGGCCTGTCACAGTCGTTGCCTCCCCACGACCGTCTAACCTATCGACTGCGCTGGGGTCCTTCTCCTTCGTGGGCACGTCGCCCTTGCGCTTCATCTTATTCGCCGGCGTCGCATAGACCCCAGGGCCGGTCATCTGCGAGGGGTTGAGCGGCTTGTCCTGCAGCCCCTCCCATCCCTCCGAGGGGATGTCGCCAGGGCTCGGCTTCTTCCGTGTCTCGGGGGAGGACATGGGGTTCTCCCCCGTGGTGAAGGGGTTCACGCTGCCCATCGCCCCAGGTACGGTCGAGATCTTCTCGAGCTCATCGAAGAGGGCTGCGTGCTTCTGGATGCTGTAGTCGATGGCCTTATTCGCGCCGTACGCTGCAGCAGCTCCCCCTAGGATCTTGCCCTTGTGGTCGTCCCAGACCTTCTTGGCGTCCGCCTTCACGCTGTCCACCGCCGCGCGTCCCGCGTGGCGACCAACCTCTCCCGCGGACTCCATCTGCGCCTTGTTCCCGGCTGTGATGAGGTGGTGCGTGGCCTCATGGATGTGCGGCTTCATCGCAGCAGCGATCTCGTCGACGCCGGCGTGAAGGTGCTCCTTGGCTGCGTGCGCGGCGTGCTCCTGCACGTGCTTCACCGCGCCGGCCCCTAGACTTCGCGCTCTGTCGAAGAACGCGCCCTCCTTCGTGCTCATCGTGGTGCTCTTCACCTCGGTGGGCACCTCGCCTCGGCGCTTCGGCTTCTTCGCTGCGCCGTCGTCCTCCCAGCCACCGGAGACATCATCCGGCTGCCCAGCAGAGTCTCCCCCGGTGGCAGCTTCCTTGACGCCCGCCGCTACACGGATGCGGGTCACGATGTCGTGTACAATCTCTTCCTTGGAGGCTGCTTTGCCCTTCCAGACGAGACTACGCTCAGCTTCTTTGACGTGCTGGAACTTGCTCAACTTACCGTCCTTCTCCTTACGAAGAAGATTCGCAGCAGAGATGGGACGCCGTCCTTTTCGGACGCTGAGAACCCCCTTGCCATGCAGCCTAGCTGCAGCAATCTTCTCGAGCTCGTCGCAGAAGGCCGCCAAGGATGGAGAGTTCACGTGCTCAGCGTAGCAGAAGACTACGAGCTCCAGAACCGCGTGTGCTAAGAGGAAACCACGGCGGCCTTGGCAGACCCCGTGGCGTGATCACTACCTGTGCAAGAGGCGATGATGACAGAAGAACTACCGGCGTTGTCGCTGAGGCGCAAGCCCATCTGCACGTGTGGTACGTGCAGGACCTGTAAGGCACGTGCGTACCAACGCACCTACCGAGAGGCGCACGCAGTCGAGATCAAGGTCGCACAAGAGGCCTGGCGCAACGCGAACAAGGGAACCATCAAGGTCTCTGCGTCCGAGTATTACAGGAACAACAGGTCCCGACGGCTAGCGCAAACAGCTGCGTGGAAAAAGGATCACCCCGGTCAATCACGCGCCCTGCGTCTACAGCGTGAATTTGGGATCACCGAGGAAGCCTACAGCGTGCTGCTGGCAAATCAGAACGGTGTATGCGCTATCTGCTGCAGGCCCGAAACTGCGCGGCATCACAAGACTGGAGAGTTGTTTCATCTCGCAGTCGACCATAATCACCAGTGTTGTTCTAGCAAGACCTCGTGCGGGAGGTGCGTACGCGGATTGCTCTGTCACGCGTGCAACAAAGCTCTGGGTTTGCTGGGTGACGATGCGGATCGGGTGGTTGCCGCAGTAGTCTATCTTCTGCGCACGGCGCAGAAGTAGCTCAACCGAGAATCGCTCTCTGCGACTGAATGGCAGAGACGTACTGTTGCACGGCTTGCTGCTTGCGCAGACGGGTGTCGGCGCGCTGCGCCGCCGGCGTGCCACGCTGGATGCCGACGACGTTGCTGATCGCCGGCGTCACGAGGCCGAAGAGGTTGTTGTAGGGGCCGAATGCCCTCGAGTGGAACCCCTCGATGCCCGAGGTGACGGTCTGCCCCGTGGGGTCGTACGCCAGGTCCGACGTACCGAAGATGTCGATCATCGTAGCGATTGGGCGCCAGGTGTAGCCCGAGATGAACTGGTCGACGTCGGCGTTGGGCGAGGTCTTCACCGTAGAGTAGAGCTGCACCAGGAAGGCGACGGCCTGCTCGATGCTGGCCTGCTGGTCGAGTGCGAGGAGGCCCGCCGCGGCGGCTTTCTGGTCCGCGGCGCTCGTGGCCTGAGACGCTGTCGCGAGCGCGGCCTGGGCTGCCGCCTGCGCCACACCCGTCGAGGTCGTACTTCCGTTCGCTGACTGCACCAGCTGCTGGTCGGTGATGGAGCCGGTGCCGAAGAACGCCTGGTATGCTTGGCCGATGAGGGAGGGGTGCCAAACATCGCCATACCATCCCGGCCTCAAGTACTCCTCGAGCGGGAGCTGCACAGATTGTTGGGTGTACCGCGCCACACTCTCGGTCACCCGGTAGGCGTTGAATTGCACGAGCTCCGCGGGGTTGCCGATATAGCTCGCGACGTTCGCACCGTAAGCGGAAGCTGCCTGGGAAACCCCAATGGTCACGTTGAGAGAGGCCACCGTGCTCCCGGCGACGGGAGGTCCCTGGTACACAGGCAAGGACTGCCCCTTGTACGACTGGGTCACGTCGCTGACTGCCGTGATGGTGCCGCCGTTCGGTCCGTAGGTCCCTACCTGGGGTGCGCTGTAGGCCGCGATGACAGTAACCCTCGAGGCGGGTTCACTCGAGACTGCCATCACCTGGTTGGTTGGTCGCACCACGCCCAGAAACTCTGATCCTTCATTGAACTGCCGTGCATAGGTGCCCGTACAGGTAGTGCTCCCCGAGCTCTGGCTGACGGCGTGCGTAACCTCCGTGAGGTTACAGAGGAAGTGCGCTCCGAGCTGCTGGTCGATCTGGCTCGTCGATACACCTCCGTTCTGAGCAATAAGCTGGTTGCGCGTCTTGATGACCTCCTGGCTGACGTACTTGTCGACGACTAAAGCAGGGAAGCCGCAGGCCAGGTACGGGTTGAACTTGCCGGAGATCTGGAGCTGCCGCGCAGCGAAGCGGTACTTGAAATAGAGAAAGTTCGTCGAGCGTTGCGCCAGCCCAATGTGCTCGGCAACGCCCAGTGTTTTGGTCCCCGAGCGTGCGCCGAAGATGTTGAGCTCACCCATCTTCTCGAAGACAGGGATGATGCCAGTGAAGAGCTCGTGATCAAGGATGCCGTTCTGCAGAAGACTCTGGAGCTCGTTGCTGCCGGTCTGCACAGTGCCTGTCGGCACGGTGTAGCCCTTGGGGGCATAGTAAAACTCATCGAAGAGCTCGTCCTCTCCGAAGAACTCGTCGTTAGTCTTGAGAAGAAGACGCGTAGGTTCCTGCAGAAAGTTCTGTCCGTAGGTTAGCGTGTCGTAGTGCTCAGGGAAGAAGACGTTGCACCGAGGGGGCGAACTGAACCACACATCGGGACGGAAGATCTGTTGGCACAGACGCGCCGGCGTGGTGGTAGAGCCGCCGGTGTTGGTGATCTGGAAAGCAGCTGCGCTCTGCATCTGGGTGAGTGCCGTGGATAACGGGTTGCTCACCGCGTTCGTGATAGCCGCCGAGGCACCTGGGTACCAATTCCGGGCTGCGGAAAGGGCCTGCGCGACCGACCTCGAGGCTGACGTGTAGAACGTCTTTGCCGACTGCACCTGCTGCGTGGTCTGCTGCGTGATGAGGTTCGCGGTCCTGTCACAACTCTGCTTGAGAGTAGTGAGGCTGCTGATCAGTTGCTGCGTAGTCGACGCTGACCCGGTACCGGAAACGTTGGACGCCAAAGTGGTTTGTAGGTCGTTGATCGCCGCGATGTTGCTGTCGGCGTTCGTCGCGATGAAGGACGCGTCCATGGCGCGTACGCTGGTGCGCGTTGTTCCGGAAGGCGTGTTGCCGGAGCCGGGCTGGTAGAACGGGCAAGGCTGTGCGTAGGTCTCGTGGAAGATGATGCCCATCAGCGCGTTGATGGCCTGGCGCATCGTGACCTGCTGACCAAGGCCACCCAGGGTGCGCCCGAGCAGCGAGTCGTACCCAGCGCTGAGCAGTCGACTCGCCGTCGGGTCCTGCTCGTACGCCGTGATCATCTGGGTGATGTGGAGACGGAGCTCGGCGAGACTGAAGAAGACGTTGTCCCCCGCGATGGTCTGCCCGTAACTGTAGCTGCCTCCGATAGACTCTAGGAGGTGCACGATGCCGCCCAGCAGGCCCTGGAGGTTCGGATACTGGATGGAGGGGGACTGGAGGATGCGGAGGATGGCCGAGCCCTCATCCTCGAGGAAGTCGGTGAAGAGGCTGGTGCTGCCCCCAGAGAAGAGCGCCTTGATGCCTGGCCCGAACAAGTCGGTGTTGTTCCACTGCTGCGCCGAGTCCCAGTAGGAGCTCCAGTCTTGGCACTGCAGTACGAGCGAACGCTGCGCCTGGTTCTTCGTCCACTGGTAGCCGACGACCTCCCCGCCGAAGCACAGCTTGTAGTTCGCGTTCTGGATGTCGGGCGAGTCTCCGACACTGTTCGTTCCGGTGCTCGGGGTCGAAGTACTTCCCGTCGTCTGGTTCTGGTACGAGGTGGGGCTCTGGTTCGTGGCCGTGTTCACGGCTCCTGCGGCCACAGGGAACGGCGTGTTGGCTGTCTCGTAGTCGTAGAAGAACAGATGGACGATAGTCCTTGGCAGAAACCGCATGCCGTCGGGGAGTGGTGGGATCTGCAGTGAGCACACCGAGGGCGCGTTGGGCACGACTTGGATGGTGGCCGCTACGACCGGCACCTCGACGCCCTCGAGAAAGAGACGCAGGCGGATGCGCGTGCCTACACCCATACTCACGAGACAAAGACTCCCGTTGTATTGTCATCACTCGTGTTGCCGTCGGGTCCGATGTAGAAGTTGTCGTCGTCTTCATCGGCGGGCGTCGTAACAAGCACCCCCGGAGCGACAACAATGGAGAAGGCACTGGGTGAACCGCCCACGTTGATGGACGCGCCACATGCCGAGGTGTTCGCGCCGTACCCCAGCGAGGAAGCGAAGCCATCCGAGGTCCCATAGGAAGGCCCCCCAACGAACTCGTTGAGTGTGCCCGGTCCGTTCGGGCCGATGCCTCCCGAGAGACCACCAGGTATACCACCGCCGCTCCCTGTTCCAGAGATGACCCCACCGTTGATGGCTACACCGTTCCCGAAGACGGGCGTCGAGCTTCCATACGCGGTTGTCGTATAGGTCTGCCCGGACACGGTTGGGAGCGTGGTCTGGGCCGACAAGATGGGGCTCGCGAAGACACCGGTGAAGCCGAGCCCGCCGTTCACGCCCCCGACCGTGACTCCCCCAGCGACACCGAAGGTAGGGCCAGACTGCGCTGCCGCACCGATGCTGACTCCGACGCTGATGCCGAAGTTGGCCGAGATGCCGAGCTCAACGAAGCTGTCGGGGTTGTCGAGGTCGGCGCCATAGATGGCCAGGTTCTGGATACTGGTAGCCCAGAAGTCTGGTGCCTCTTCGATGTCGTCGCTCGGGTCGAGCGCGAGTGGGGTGTCAGGAGCCCCCGTGTACTCGTCCGTGTTGTCCGAGATGAGACCGCGCAGGGGGATCGTGCGCGTCCCTGCGTTGGCCAGAGCCGCGGCAGCATCCGCGAGGACACCGTCGATGGATGCAGTGCCCGTGGCAGAGAGCCCCATGGCGAGCACGCTTGCGAGGTCCGAGGCACCCCCGAAACCCCCACTTCCGTATCCCTCTGAGCCCGGCGGGGCCTGTCCGAGCTGCTGAGCAGCACCCTGCTGCGCCATGAGGTCGATGGCGTCTTGGAGATCCTGTGCGGAGTAGCCTGCCCCTGCTGTGGAAGCAGCGATCACCTGGAACGCATCGGCGCTGGTCAGGTTCACGCTCGGGGGGAGGTCCACACTCGAACGGATGGGGAAGTTCGGGCTGCCGACGAAGGTGACGTTCTGATAGTTCGTCAGGTACAGCCGGAACTGGAGCTGCACCATGAGCGGTGTGTCCGAGGTCTTCCGCGCCTGCGCATTGAGCATGTACCCCTCGACGATGTTGTCGTCGTAGAAGAGGTAGGTGCGGGCCCCGAGCTCCACGCTCCGTGTGCCGCGGAAGAACTGGTCGTAGTTCTGCCAGAACTCGGCGTACCAGTTGAAGTCGTTCGAGTCGACGAGCACCGCCTGCACGTCGAGGAAGCGAGGGCTCTCCCCGAAGAAGTAGATGTACGGTTCGCCGAAGGTCTCGACGATCTGGTGCTTCTCCATCCGTGCTTCCTGGACGGACTGCAGGATGAAGTTCGTGTAGTCGGTGCTCATCCCCGTCGACGAGCTCGAGTCGTAGAGCGGGATAGGGTTCCCACTGGCTGCCACCAGCTTGAGGATCGCATACGTATCGTCGCGAATCTCAAGACCCCTTGTGGGTCGCCTGGCATTGTTACTACCGGCCCGCTGTGTCGTAGCAGCGTTGTTTACAGCGTTGTTGAAGCTATCAACGAACAAGTCGGTCGTAAGCGTGATAAAAACTGCCATCGTCGACTCCCTAGCTAAGAGAAAAGGCCGAAGCCTTGTTCTCCATTACAACGGCAAGTGCTTCCAACTTTCACCTCGAACGATCGCGCATACATTCCTTGAGCTTAGCCCAAACTCGCGGGCAAGGGCGCTCTGTGTAGCGCCGCCCTTATGGCAGGTGCGGATGTAGATGACGTCGCGATCAGCGAGCTTCGCCTTACCTGCGTTTTCCCCTCGTGCTGCAGCCCCAGGATGGATGCGGAAGCCGTGTCGATTGCCTCGCGCTACTGATTCGGGATGCGTCGTGGATCCATGTCGCTCCCCTTTAGCTTGCCGCCCCTTCTGATCTCGGTCTCGATTGTTCTCGAGACGCGTGTCCAGGAAGATGTGGTCAGGACGCACGCAAGACGTGTTGTCACAGTGATGCAGCGCGCATAGTTCGTCTGGAACAATCTGCCCTGCCAAACGCAGAGAAGTACGAGACACGAGCTGCATCGTACGGCCTACGCGAATCAACCCGTAGCCTTGCAGGTTCTTGAACGCCAACCACAGCCAGCACGGCCCGAGCTCCGGCTTGTGTGCAGGGACCGGGCCGTTCTTGTCGACCTTCTCCCAGAACCTTTCTTCTAGCGGACGTTGTTTCATCTGGTCACCTCATCCTTCTTGTCTCGGATCAGATGACGACGTTGCTTTTTATAAGATTATCAAGAACAGAACGTGGCGGAGGTGTTCCGTTGTACTGTTCGCCCACCTTCAGTGCGAACGCTTCCGCCTTCACGAGCATGAGATAGGGGTCCTCGACCACGATCTGATCGTGCAGGACGTAGGTGTAGAGGCGCCCGTTCTTCCGGATGGTGAGCGTGACTTCCTGCCTGCAGGGACTGCAGCCCGGGGGGATTGAGAACGGAAGATCGCCTTCAACGAACAACAGGGACTTCGCCATCAGGGCTTTCCTTTCGGACTGTTCGGCGTGTTGGGTGCGCCACCGCCCTCGCCACCTTGATTCTTGTCGTTCGCGTTCATCTGGGCGATCTCTGCTGCTGTGTGCCCCGCGTACTTCACCATCTGTTCGAGGAGCTTGTTGGTGGTCTTCTGCTCGCGAATCTGCGGATTCTTGTTCTCGTCTTCGTCCTGCTTCTTCTTCTGCTGATCCTGGACCGCTTGGTCCCCCTGAATGCTTTCGTACGCAAGGGCCCCTCCAGCAACGTTCTTGTTCCTGACGGCGCTGGTGAGGTTATGGATCTTAGACTGCAGTGCCTCCTTTGCGCCCTCACTGATGCCCTTGCCGCCTAGTTGTTCCAGCATGAAGGACTCGAGACGTTTCTGGCTCGCGTCGTCCTTCAGGTTCATGGTCTTCATGTCGTCCTTCGACAGGGAGAGACCAAGACCCCCGAGGGCCGTCTGGGTGAGGTTGCCTCGCTTCAGGCCACGCGCGATGCGCTTCTCATCCGCGTTGATGGTCGCCATCGTGCTTCCAAGCTCGGTGCCGGCAGCGTTGGTGGCGATCTTCGCGCGCTCCTTCTCCGAGAGATTCGCAAGAGCCTCGACCCCCATGCGCTCGGTGTCGCGGATCTTGTTCCGCTCCGCCACAGTGCCGTTGAAACTGGCCTCGAGACCAAGCCCCTCCTGCATCCGCTGTACGGCGGCCTCGCCCTCCTTGCTGAGACCCTCGACGAGCTTGCTCTTGCCTGTCTTGGGGTCGATGGCATTGAGGCCGAGCTCCTCCATTTTCTTCTGCTCGCCTTTGGCTCGTGTGCGCACGCGCTGAGCCTCCTCTTTTCGCACTGCGCTGTTCTGCTCTTGCGCAGCCTGCTTAGTGGCCTCGTAGGCGTCCTCGAGTTTGCTCTTCGAGTCGATGGTGTTGGCGCCGTACTTGTCCGTGAGCTTCTTGATCTCGGACTCAGGGATGTTGCCATCGGGGTACTTCATCTTCAGCTGGCCGTACTCTTGCGCGGCTAGTTGTGATGCAACGCCGATAGCTTCGCCGCTCTTGGACTGCTTGCTCTGCGCGAAGTCCATCAGCTCATTCTCGGCGCGCAGACGTGCGTCCATGGCGGCCTTCTGTCCGCTTCCTCCGAACAGGTCGAATGCACGACTCTGTGCCTTCTCCGAGGTCATGTAAGTACCCAGGGCGGTACGACGGGCGTCATCGCCGGTGAGTGAGCTCTGAATCTTGCCGCCTAGCCAAGCACCTGCGGCAGCAGCAGGCGGTAGCCCTGCTCCCAGTAAGGTCCCGGCAGCCCCGCCTATCAGACGGCCAATACCCTGGTCTTGCCCGCCAAGTATCTGATTCGCATACTTGCGGCCGCGTTCCGAAGGCGCGGTACCCCCTCCATCAAGCGCGCCCTCGGGAGTAGCGGAGTTCGCGGAGAGCAAAGACTTGTCCGAGATGCCGATCTGCTGCTCAAGAGTGTTGACCGAGGATGCTTGCTCGCCTGCGCCCTTGCCGAAATTCGCGAGCATGTTCTGCGCACTCTTGTTGCCAGACTTGGCTTGCTCCTCGAGGATGTTCTTCACCGCTTCGACGCGCGCTTGACCGCTCAGTCCTGCCATCTTGCCCACGTACTCGCGCCGTAGTGTGGACGTGAGCTCTCCGTCGGCCTCCCCGAGCTTGCTGTTGAGGCGCTGCGCTCCCTCTGCGGTCTGGTCAGCCTCGAGAAGAGACTTCTGGAGGTCCGCTTGGCTCCCCTCCTTGATGTTGTACCCCGCCTCCTTGTACTTCTGGGCCATCGTCTTGCCGAAGACGAGTGAGCCTTCCGTGTAACCAAGGGATTGGCGCAGCTTCTCGCCAGAACCACCAAAGAAGTCCCGGGTCGACATCGAGGTCTGCTTGGCCGGGTCACCACTCCCGAAGGGACTGGCTCCGCCACCCATCGTCAGCGCAACCTCGCGGTCGTTGCCTCCCCACTTCATGTTCCGGAAGGCGTTGTCGGCCTTCTCGGTCATCACATGCTCGTAGGTGCCGGTCATCTTGTTGATCCAGCGGTCGAGGGCCTCAGAGCCGGAGTTGAAAAGGTTCTGCCCGGCTTCCTGCATCTTGCCGTTGATCTTCTCCTGAGCCTGCTTGAACCGCTGTTCGACTCCCTCGATGCCCTGCTGCTTGTGCTCCTGGGCAATCTTCTGGAGGTAGCTGTCATCCTGCTGGGAGGCCTGCATCCGACGCGCAATCTGCGGCAAGGCGTTGGCCATCTTCACGGCTTGGTCGACATCGTCACGCCCCATCCCGAGCTGGCGCTGGGCGAAGAGCATCGAGCGGTCGTCCATGTTGTTGATGTCGACGCCCTTCGACTCGGCCCACTCCTTCAGCTTCAGGGCAGGGAGGAACCCGCCGATGCGCTCGAGGGCGGCACCCCGGAGACGCCCTTCGTTCCGGATGAAGTTTGCACGACCCACCGTGGTCTTCATCTTGTTGTCCCGGCGCATCGTCTCCCCGATGTCCATCCCGCCGGCGAGGAGCTCCTGCACCCCATCCTCGTCGAGCGTGCCGTTCTTGCCGGCGATGGCGGCCAGGGTGCGGCGTCCGCGGCCCGACTGGAGGAAGCTTCCGGCCTTCTGCATCGAGCTCGCAGCGTAGGCCTGCCGTCCTTCGGCCCCCGTGAGGCCGGTCACGTTGTAGATGTCCTCCTCGGAGAGCACTCCCATCTGCTGCGCAGTGCCGATCTGCCCGATGGTGCGGATGCCCGCACCTGCTCCCTGCTTCCCGAGCCCCCCAATGGAGCGCGCGATCTGGCTTCCGATGCTCGCTGCCCCCGTGACCTCGCTCACGGCCAACCCGCCGGCGACTGCGGACCCTCGAACGGAGCCCGTGAACTTCGCCATGTTGCCCATGCCGAAGACGCCGGACCCCTTAGCGGCCTGGGCGAACTCCATTGCCCCCTCGAGCGTAGTCCCGAGGTCCTTGGCCATGCCCTTCAGGGTGGTGACCATCTCCTTGAACTTCGAGGAGAACTCCTTCACGTCGCGCACTCCCTGCGCGAAGCCCATGGAGCCCATCTTCCCGGCCAAGCTGGTGAGCTCCTTGAAGCCGGTGATCTCCCCGCCGGGGCCGAACTGCCCGCTCATGTCGCGGACCATCGATCCGATCTCGGTCATGTCCGCGCGCTGGAAACCCTGCCCGCCGGCGCTGTTCCGGAAATTGAAACTGCTCCGGAGGGTTTGGTTCAGGTTCGACTGCTGACTTGCCCCCTCCATCATCTGCGACCCGGCGTACTTCCCTGCCCCCATCGCGGCCATGAGCGGTAGCGCGACGCCGGCGCCCACGCCGATAGCTCCTGCCATCCCCATCCCGGATGCAGACGCCATCCCCCCAGCCTTCAAGCCGATGGAGAAGGGGTCGAGGCCCATCATACTCATGCCCGCCGCGGCCAGAGGTACCCCAATACCTGCCGCACGGTTCATTCCGCGGGACATGAGCTGGTCGCCCTGCATGCCCCCACCCATCGAGCCCCCCATGGAGCCGCCGCCATATACGTTCCCTTGACTCATCTGCGAGGCATACTGCGCCTGCTGAGCGTATTGCTGCTGGTATGAGTTGTTTAGCTGGGCGATCTCGCTCGAAGAAAGGGGCATCGGGAACGCGCCTCTACAGGGTGGGGCTCAGCTTACCACGCAACAGACCCTGCCACTCCGCAGCAATTACGGGGACAAGACACATGAGACAATCACGTCTTTAGCTGGAGGATTACGGCATGAAGATCACCATGGACAGCCACGTCGATCACCTCACGCCAGACTGCATCGCCTGGCTGATCAAGGTCTACGAGAACCAAGAGAGCGAGAACGTTGTTGTCGACACCCTAGAGCTCCCCCCGGAGCTGCCCGCACTGTTGTGCGACCTGCACGGTCCGGCAACGAAGGAAGCACCCGTCTCCGAGACTGAGGCGTACTACGCGAAGAGGGGTAATCGCAGCGGAGACTCGAGGCTCTGCAAGAGAGCACCCGTAGAAACGCGGACAATCACCGTGGTCTTCGGGCCACACGAGGGAAATACCATCCTCTACACGGCCTACCCGGGGCCGGTTGCGCCGAGGGAACCCTGGGACACGTCACTCTCTGAAACAGAGGTAGTGGCGTCACGGGCCTTTTGGGCAGAGCACGCGCTGAGCGTGCGGGAGGGGTAGTCGGGAGAGACCATGCGCATGCGCGACGTGAAGGGCCGCGGTGCAGGCAAGTACGCTGGAATCTGTTCTCTCTGCTCTCGGGCTCACTGCGGGGGCCCCTCATACCCACACCGCAGTACTGCCCGTGCTGCAAACAACCCCTACCTAGGAAGGATGAGTCATGACCACCATCAAAGCGGCACTGCTTCTTGTTGTAACAACGCTCGTCGCCTGCTCCGGTACGCCGGCAAGCACGACAGAGCCGGACAGACTCAGCCCGTCAAACTGCACCATCCAATCCATCGACGCCGGCGTGAAGGGCGGATCCTCGAGCGGCAGCGCAGGGAAGATGGGTGCGATGGGCGCCGAAGGCCCCCAAGGTCCTTCCGGACCGGTCGGTCCCCAGGGTCCTGCTGGGCCCGCGGGTCCCGTTGGTGCAACGGGAGCTACTGGACCTGCCGGAGCCATCGGGCCACAAGGCCCTGCCGGAGAGCAAGGTCCCGCCGGCCCTGCTGGTCCCCAGGGACCTCAAGGCCCCGCCGGCATGGGCGTACAAGGTCCTGCGGGCCCCAAAGGAGCTGCTGGAACAGACGGTGTTCTGACCAGCCGCACTCAGCTCTACACTGTGAAGAGCTCGGCCGTGAACGTGGGGTACAACCAGCTCATCGGACCCACGGCAGCGACAGCAAGCTGCCTAATGAACACAGACATCCTGCTCACGGGCTGGTGCGTTCCGGCCCTACTGCAGGGTTCGGGGCAGTACTGGTACGGAGTGGGCCTTGATGCGACCGGCAGCGCGATGGCCTGGGAGTGCAACGGAGTGAACAACGACAATCCATCAACGTTCAGCCTTCAGGCGTTCGCGACCTGCATCGCGGTGCCATGATGGTGCGGTCACTTCAGGAGTGCCTCCAACTTCTTGCCGCCGCCGCAGAGGGTTGCGGCAGGGAGAAGGAGGCGCGCTGGATACGCGAAGCCGATCCAGGTCGGCAGCACCTACTCGTGGACTTGCTGACTCGCATCGAAAGAACACCGGGACTCGAGCCTGAGCTCTGGAATCCCGTAGTGTTGTTCAAGGCGTGCCTTGGAGGCCGCCAAAAAGAAGAGGAGTTCGTACGCGCTTGCTTACGTGCACAGGGACTGGTCTAGGCTGCCTTGCTCTTCTGCAGCTGCCCCACCGCTCTGTACCCCGCTGGTCGTAATGACGCGCCTAGGTCATCGTTTCGCCAAGAGCCCACCGCCGAATGGAGAGTCCTCCAGATCTCTCCGCGGCGTGGGCCCTTGGCAGTCTCGAGCTCATTCACTAGCTCTCGGGCGTCCTCTGCCGTGCCCACGTTCTTCTTTCCCCAGGGGGTGAGGTTGAACGGAGCCCATCCCTTGGCCGTGTCCATCTTCCCGTAAGCCACCACAGCCTCACCGCCACGACGTCGCTGCGACTCGCGCGCGAAGTTCTCGATGCCAGGGACTTTGGCTCGCGCCTTCATCGCCGTGTAGACAGCCCGCGCGTTAGGGTCGCTGGCTAGGTTTGGCGCACCCACAGCAGGTGCCAGCTCTTTCCAGCGACCCGAGGTGCCATGAATGAACGGCACCTTGATCGCGATCTTCTCGAGCTCATCGCAGCAAGCTGCCCAGGACGGTGGCATGTTCCCAAGTGTACCATTTTCGCTGTCAGAGTCGCAAGTTTGGGGCGTCTTCGGAGATAAGAGTCATGGAGGTACATTCACATGCCTACGCACACCGACAACGATTCACAGCTCACCCGTCTCCAGGCACTGAAGAACGAAGTCGCGGCAATGACGCCTGCGCAGAAGAACTTCATCAACGGCGAGCTCCCGGAGGCAGCGCTGCTCTTCGGCGAGAAGTCTGCGACCAAGTTCGAGCTCCGGGAACAGGAGCGACGCCTCGACGCTTTCAAGTCTCACGTCGAGTCCCGCATCAGCGAGACCAGACACAAGGTCGACATGCAGACCCTCGACCTCAGCTCTCAAGCCCGTAGCATCGACGCGCTCAGTGCCCGTGTCAGGCAGCTTGAAAGTGTCGCCCCTGTCAAAGAGATCCTGGTGATCGGCTTGGCAGGGGTGTTCTTCGTGTCTCTCATCGCGGCTGTGGCAAACGCCGCTGCCGACCCGGTCTGACACGAGCAGAAGGAGCTACCCACAAGGGGTGGTCTCCTTCTGCTTAGCCCTCAGACCCTCAATTTCTGCCTCTATTCGGAGATAAGGAGAGTGGAGGAAACCAACATGTTCATCATCGTACCGCTCATCGTGGGGGCCTACACCCTCACTGTTTCGGCAAAGGCCGCCACGTCCGAGGCGGTCAAGAGGATGCTTCCCCGACCCATCATGATCATCGCGGTCGTTGACCCTTCTGATGGCGAGGTGCTGATGCGACAGCCCGTGAAAATGGGAACGCAGGACGTCGCTGATCTCGGAGCCTGCCTGCAGGGGATGTCATGAGGAAGGAAACATTACAGCAGCAGCTGGCCAAGCAAGTCGGCTTCATCGACAGAAGCAAGCAACCCGTCACGGCGGACGCTCCCATCCAAGGTGCCGTGCATCTGCTGCCCGAGATTGAGCAAATCCCTACTGATTCCCGGGATAAGAGTCATGAAGGTAACAACACCACTCACCAACCCAAGCTGGAGGACATTCACATGACTACGCACAGCACCGAGACCGCCACGAGCAAGCGCATCAATGACGAGCGCATCGCCCAGCTCGACACCGAGCGCGCCGAGCTCAGGAACCTGACCGGGTTCACCCCCGAGCAGATCGTCTTCATCAAGGATGCAGTAGGGTCTACCGCAGACAGCATGCACAAGCTGACCGCAGCACTCACGGCGAAGAAGAGCTACACCGACCACGCCGTCGAGGTCGGCAAGGTCGCCGGCGGTGTCGCGCTGGGCCTCGGTCTGGCGTTCGGCGTCAAGGCCGGCGTGGACTATTTGTTCTTCAAGCCGGTCGGCTGACGAACGGAAGGAGCGCCACCCCGTGAGGGCTGGCGCTTTCTTCTTAGCCCTAGCGCGCAAAGTCCTGCAGGAATGGGGGACAAGAAGTATGGAGCCCTGCTTCTCCCTCCAGCGGCAGTGAGCTCGGCGGCGTATACCCCCAGGTGCATGGGGGTATGCGCCGCTTCTCTTAGCTCTTGTGGCGGTCCTGCTTCTTTCGTCGTTCAGTTGTAGCAAGAAGACACGCATAAAAAGAGTTGCTTCCTTGGCAGTACACGGTAGTGTTTCAACAGAAAGGAGGACTACCCCATGGATCTCGAACCCACTCTGTTTCCCAGCCCGATGTACGAGACCGCGAACGAGGCGGTTCTCCACTGTCTCGATCACTTGCAGAAGAACGGCTATGCCGCCTCAACTGCGAGCCTCAACGGGCTCCCTCCGGTGAACGAAGCGGTGGTAGGTCGTGTTGTGTTCCAGCAACTCACGGCGCTGCGTCCGCACGTTACGACTACCTCGAAGCGTTACATCGACATCGCCCTCGACGCGCTCGGCCGCGCCCTGGAAATGCCGCAAACACGCGCCGTAGCCTGACCTGCAAAGCGTCCTCCAGATCGGGAACAAGAGCTGTGGAGCGTTGACTCAACAGCGCTCTGGTCTGGAGGACCATGCACCTTTTCACTGTCACAGAGAACGTAGTATCTGGCTTCCGTCTTCGTCAGGGTCGGGAGGTCGACCCTGCGACCAACACAACGAGCGGCCCTGTGCTGGCACACATCAGCCAGCCGCTCTACTCCGCGGTCATCATCACGCTCGAGTACGAGATGGCCGTTTGCCTTGGCGCCATGGGGCTCTGGGACAACCCAGAGCGCGAACCTGTGCTGCTGACCGCCGACGTCCAGTTCGCGGACGCACGCGGCCTGACCAGCATTGATCTAGGCGTCACGGGTGAGTCCCCCTACGCCGACGAGGGCTGCACCGAGCCCCGCGCAGAGCAGGCGCTGGTACGTGTTCAAACAGCGGCAGGCGAAGGCGGACGTGTCGCCATCCTGCCTCGCCCGCGTACTAACTACGCAGAGGGCGACGTCAACCGGAAGTACGAGGAGTTCCCCCCGAACGGTGTTCAGTTCCTGGGGAGCGCAGAGGACGCAGCAGCAGCTCATCACGGACTGCACCACGAGATGGACATGCTGCTGCTGCTCGACTCTGGGGGACAGTTCTACATCGAACGCACCGGTGACCTCGATGGTGCGCCCGCCGTCTTCGTTGTTACGTGGGTGTGGAGGCCCAAGGACAAGGAGGGCAGCCTCATCATGACCCCGAAGCGACGTCAGCCACGTCCAGAGACCTGGGGTTCGGTCGTAGAGTACACCGCGAAGGCAGAAGCTCAGCGCGCAAAGGCATGGCGCGAGACTGCTGCGGCGTACAGCTGAGCGGAGCGGCGCCCCACCGGGCGCCGTTTCTTAGCCCTTCGCGTGTACCGGATGCCCGTTGACGGAGGGCTTCTTGTCCGCCGGCTTATCGACCTTCTTCGCCTCGGCCTTGGGCTTCGCGCTCTGCTTGCGGTCCGGGGAGAGTCCCTCGATCTTCTTGCCGACCTGCATGAGGAGCGCCTTCACGGCGCGGGCACAGGGACTGCAGAGGTCGTCGAAGATGGTCTCCGTCTTCACCCCGTCGAGCACGAGCCGTCCCACGAATGCAGGGCTACCTGCCAGGGAGACCGAAGCCCGGGACTCCTGGGAAGACGGGGGTGCCGGCGGGGGTGGTTGGGGTTCGGAAACCGTCTCCACTCGAGCGCACCGGCTGCACTGGATCTCTACGACTGTCTTGCGCATCGCCTTCTACCTTCTCTTCCAAGCGCGGCATCTTAGAGCGCTCCTGGACGTTGATGAGGAACCAACAGAACGTCTTCACGATGGCGATCTCGGCTCCGACAAGGGGCTCGTTGCCCTTGCCGTCCGAAACCGGCGTGGTCTGGAACCACTCATCGAACTCCTTGAGGATCGCGTTGACCCGTTGCTCGGTGGTCTTCATGAGTTCCCACAGTACATCAACTTCTTGAACGTTTCAGAGAAAAGGAGGATGGAGGATTCCCCATGCACCACACCTATTTCGCGTTCACGCAGCCGTTCAACGTCGTCTATCCGATGGAGCTCCTTGAAGACTTCGCGGAGGAAGACCAGAAACAGTATGAGATAAACCAAGTACGCCTACGAGAAGATTTCCAGGAGATGAGCCGGGCAGAGCTGAACGAGCTCATCCGCGAACAGAATGAGCTGGCGATGTTGATCTTTCGGAGAAGAGAAGCGCGGAAGAATACACTCCTCTCGAACGCCATCTGCTGGACGACCACAGACTTCTGGCCGCGAGGCAACTGAAACGGAGATAGTGCAGGTTGTTCACCTGCGCTATTCTTTAGCTATCGCCATGATACGTCTCGTCGACCTCATCCATGACGCGCCTAGGCTCGCAGAGCTCGAGGCCCTTCTATTCGAGAACGCGATGGCCCCGAGCATGCTCGACCGTGAGCTCTCGTACGGACCCTGCTTCGTCATCGGGAGTCCAGTGGTGGCGTACGCCCTGGTGCGGGAGCAGCCCGAGGTGGTTGACCTCTTGCGCCTCGGCGTTCTTCCCTCCGCGCAGGGCCAGGGGCACGGCAGGAAGCTCCTCGAGCATGTCATTGGGCTCGACAAGGACACCATGCTGACGGTCCTCAAGGAGAACACGCGCGCCTTGCGCCTCTACAAGAACGCGGGCTTCAGCATCGTCGGCGAGCTCCGCGTGGACGGAGCCCTGGCCTGGGTGATGCTACGGAGGAAGTGCTGAGCGCTCCGTGGGACTCGAACCCACGACACCCGAGCTATGCGGACTCGGTGCTCTGCCAACTGAGCTAGGAGCGCTTGGCGGGTCCACCGCTAGCAGATGGACCCAGTGCTCCCTGATGGACTCGAACCACCGGCCCATCACACCTCTCGGTGTGATTGCTCTGCCAACTGAGCTAAGGGAGCTGGACACTCGACTACACGTCACCGGAGCAAGGGCAGCGAGCTAAGGTGCCGCCGCAGATCCTCCTTCCTGCCAGGAACGACACCGATGGCCATCGTCTGGTGGGCGTGCGCGCCCTCGGTCTCCACGATGACGCGGCAAGCGATGCCGGCCTTGCGGAGCCGGTCGGCCACAGCGCAGAGCGCGGGCTCGTTGGGAACCATGCAGACCACCGCGTAGGTTCCCGGGGACAGATTCCCTGGGCTCGACTCACCGCCCGCGTGAAGCAGGTTGGCAGCGAGGACGCCTAGTGGAAGATCACGCCGGACGATGGCGTAGTGGTAGAGCGGGGCCGCTTCTTCAGCGGGGCGGCAGCTAGCCGAGCTACTGCATCAGGTTCATGAGAACGCAAGATGTAGCCGCCACGTGAACCCGTCAAGGGGTCAACGGCGTCCTACGCGGGGCAGTCCCTTGTACTTCTTGGGGACCGCCCCGTGCGGAGCGTTTACGGCCGGGGTCATCGCGACACTCCGGTACTCTGCGCGGCATCCCTGGCAGGACATCACCTCCTGCCCGTTGGGCTTCCGGACCTTCACACAGGGTCGCTTGCACTTCGGGCAGACGCACCGACCAGTCCCGCCCTCCGGCTGCTTCTGGTAGATGACGCCCTTGAGGTCCTTCGTGCCACGTATGATTTTCATAGCGCCCTCTCAGCCACGTCGCCACCAAAGACTATGGGCTGATCGTCTCCTGGGGAGGCTAGCACGGACGTCGGTGGCGGGGGTGCCGGAGCTTTCTGCGCCTCGGCCTGCTCATGCATCTTCTTCAAGAAGGTCTCGAGGTAGAACTGCCAGTCAATCTTGGCGTCCTTCGTTCGCAGCATCGACCCTTCCACAACCTCGACATCAAAGCGGCCAAGGTCGAGGCACAGGTCAGAGGTAGCCTGGCGCTGGGCCTGGTTCTGCACCTCGAGCATCTGCATCGTCGAGATGAACATCCTCGTGTTGTGGTTGAACGCCTGCTCCATCTTCTCCATACGGCTGGTCAGCTGGGCGATGACGGCAGCAGCCCCCGTGTTCGGCGGATGACTAGACGCTCCCGTTTGCTTTCTTGCGTGCTTGCTTCGGCTTCCGGACTTGGGTTGATTCATCGTGTTCAGTCTTCGCCTGGTTGAGGGTAGTTGCTGCGGAAGGGATGGCCTCACGATTGCGTGAGATGCCGGGGTCTGCACCTCGGCCTGTTTCACAGGCCAGGCGGTAATAGGTTGCCTCTGAGAAGACCTGGCTGAGAATGTCGTGAACGATACGCTCAGGCACCTCGGCAACTGCCATGGGCAGGTAGGGGCAGATGATCCGTTCGGGGGTCTTGCTGAGGTCGTGCTTGATGTACTTTTTCTTGATGTCCTCTGCGACAGCTTCAAGAACCGCACGACGCCACGCGTGCTCGTTGTACTCGAACTCGTTCATACCGACAGAAACGCACGGAAGCGCCCCAGAACATCTGCCCCTGCCGACACGTCCTTGATGATGTTCTTGAGCGGGTAGACGGCAAGCTGGCGCTTGGCCCGCACAGTGCGGAGCTGGTCGCCCATCTGTTGCTTCACCTGCTCGCTCTCCGCGGCCTTGCGTAGATCGTTCGCCATGTACTTCATGTAGATGTCGGCGTTGTGGCCGACGCGCACGTAGTACTTGTATAGCAGGATGGCCCAGTTCTGCGTGGTGAGACGCGCGAGGCGCTCACCGAAGACGTCGTCCTCCTTCCAAACCTGCTGGCAGAGGGGACATACCAGGTGGCCGTAGCCCTGCGAGCTCCCGCCGATGACACCGGGGCAGGGCGGTCGACCCTTCTCTTCGGAGGGACACTCGTAGACCTTAGTGTCGCCGCCTCCGTGGAGCTTGTTGCCGGACTCCCAGAGAGAGATGGCCCCGGGGTAGGCCTTGTGGCCGCCACGCTCGTGAGAGAAAGCGACCTCGACCTTGTACTTGGCGAGCTCCTGGTCCTCGAGCAGTTTGTCGAGGGCTAGCATCCTATTTTTGAGGCCCTCGCGTTCTTCGTCGGTCAGGGTGGGGGCGTGCTCGAGAGAGACGTCCTTCCCATACTTCACCTCGGGACTGAGGATGGGCATGTCAGCCTCGCCCCGGACGGAAACCGCCCTTGTCCGAGATAGCACTGGCTCCGCGTTTGCCCCCGGAAGTACTGAGGTCACGGCGGTTGCTGCTGGGGATGGGGAACTCCATCACGTCTACTGCCGCTACCACAGGCGCCACCAAGATTGTGCGTAAGATCTCCGGGAAATGCTCTTCGATGGAGGAGTTGACGCCCTGCAGGAGAACACGCCAGGCGAACACCTCCGTCTCCGTGTCTTCGAGCAGGAAGTACCAGCGTGAGATGTCCACGGTCCAGGAGGGGCTACCTTCGTTGCTGCGCTGCTGACGCGCAGCGAGCTGAAGACGGTTGCGCACGGGCTTCCACATCTTCTCATTGGGTGCGCGCCCGAGGAGCTTTAGCTGAGCACCTCCACGCAGGAGCGCGACCCCGCCCTCCTCGAGGCACTCGAAGCCACCCTTGCTACGAAGGGCAGCAGAGATCTCGCTCGTCTTCATGCGCGCACCTGGCAGACCATGAACGCCTTTGTGTCGTCGTAGTGGAGCTCGCGCATGTCTGAGAAGTAAACTACATCGCCATCCTCTGTAGTGAGGAACGTCTCGGGGTCCGTCATCGCGTCCGCGATGTTCTCGCTGCTCCACGGGATGATGAACTCCCCCATCGCCGTACGACCATAGGCGATGGGAAAGTCGACAGGGCTGGTTCCGTCCGCCGAAGCCAAGACTAGGTGAAGCTTGCCTTGCTTCTGGGTCGTTAGGTACGTCTTGACCGCATCGAGGTCTGTCTCGCGAAAAGTAACATGGTCTTCGCCTTGTATTGCGCGCTGGATGTAGGCCGCCGCATCCTCGAGGGGAACCTGATCGACGGCGCTGGGGGGCGGGGAGATAACCGGACTGAAGCGTGCCATCTCCTTCAACACGTTCTCCGGAAGAATACCGGCTATGACAACGGCGGCGGTGAGAGGCTTCATTGAGACACCTTCTTCGGGATGACGACCTTGTAGCTGTTCTGTGTGTCGACGAGTGCAGCCGACCGCGTGTACGAGGCGCAAAGAACGAGAGTCTGCTCCTCGTACGCGCGCTCTACAAGAAGCGGCACGCCATGGAGCTCGTCTTTCCGCACAGGCATGAAGCCGGCGGTGTGTGAGTACCATTCCCAGAGCGCGGTGTTCGGCCCCACGACGAACGCCACGGGGTGTAGGCGGTCGCGCGCCATGAGGTTGAACAACTTGCCGAGGATCACGGTCGCACAGCCGTGGTCCTTCGAGTACTCAGTCGGGGCACCTACGGGGAGCACAAGTTCCTCGAGCTTACTGTTGCGGATGACCGCCGCCGGCATGAGGGTGTCAAGGTCAACATCGAGTGTCCGCTCTGTCTCCCCTTCCTTCAAGAAGTAACGGTAGCGAATCTCCTTGAGGGTGATGTTGATCTCCTGCACGCGCGGAAGCTTCAACACGCCCTCAAGGAGCCTCAGAATGCCAGTAAGACCCACGGCATGAGGCACCGCAGTGGTCTTGGTGACTTCGCTGTACTCGTCCGCCATCAGATCGACTCCGTCTCTTTCCGCCGTGCCTTCTCTACCTCAACGAACTGCACGAGCAGGTTGTTGATGACCGCCGAGAGCGTCATGCCGCGTCGCTTCGCCGCACTGGTTGCGTCCTTCTTGAGCCGGGCCGTGGTGCGTATCTGCAGCCGCTCATCCTTCTCTCCGCTCATGCTGCACGCAACTTCTTGCGGTAGGCATGCGCGTCCAGCGTAACGGTGATGGACCAGTTCACAAGCTCACCGACTGTCATACCTGCGGCATCTGCCGCTTCTTTTACACGAGCGCGTACTGCAACATCCAGGCGCACGGTGGGGTATGTGTTGCCCTTGTTGTTTGCCTGCTCAAGTGGCGTAGCCCAGCGGCAGTTGTCCTTCTCATAGTTCCCGTCGTTGTCCTTACGGTCCAGTGAGTAGCCAAGACCCGGACGAGGGCCCATGTCCTCAAGGAAGTTTTGGAAGCCCTGAGGACCGAGCCAACGTGCGCACACAACGATGCCGCGCCCACCGTACCGGTGATACTTGGGGTTATTCTTGGACGCGCAACGCAGCTTCATGCCGTGCCAAGAGTTGTACTCAGCGATCCAGGTGCGTCCCGCCGTGCCACCGTGTGTGCGTCGTCTGTTAGCTAGCTGTTCCGCACGAAGACACCCGCAAGACGTGGTCGCACCCACGAGCACTGAGTACTTACTGGCGCGTTTCTCTGTGCCGCATGCGCATCGAAACATCCAGTAGATTCCGGGCAGTCGGTACAGCGCGGTCAAGCGCGTGAACACCTGACCTACTTGGACGACTCGGCGCATGGTCCCTCTACGAATTTGAGGCTATCCAGGTAATCGCGCAATCCACGGATCGCGTGGTGCTCTTGGCAGATAAAGTCCAGAGCCAACTCGTGCGCTGCATCCAGCGTCTCCTCCGTCAGGGGCTTACCCACCAACAGCGGTGAGAGTTTCTTCTCCATGCGGCGGAGCATGTCACTGCTCATGCCGATGAACGTCGGTAACCACGACCAGTTCAGTTCGACCTTGCCGGGTTCAGTCACCACTACGGCGCGCATGCTTACCCTTCTCGAGGTTCTTTGTCTGGGTCATGGGGTCCACGCGTACAGGACGTCCATCTCACGGATGAGACCGACACTGTCTCCAAGCTCGGAGAACATCGTGCGGACAATCTGCTTGCCCTGCTGATGCTCCAGGTGTTCGCGGAAGAAGGCAACCTTCTCCCCGGGCGCGACGCTGGTGGGCGTGCGCACCGATGTGTTTCCGACGTACCGACCTGGCCCTGCAGCGAGGACGGTGCCCGTGCGGATGCGCTCGGCAGCAGTGCCGTCGACGAAGATGGACCCGATCTTCTCGGGGAGCTTGTCGAGGCTGACGACAAGCCAGTCGTGGAACGGTCGGAGCTTCACGGGCTCTCGGCGATGATGTCTGCGCCGTCCGTATCAGGAACCTTCTTCGGGGCGATCTTGCTCTTGTACTGCTCGGTCAGGAACTTCGCGAGCTTCCCGTCCTCGCGGAGCTTCTTGAGACTCGAGGCATAGTTGATGCCGTTCGGTGCGCGGTACCACTGTCCTGCCATGCGCTGGAAGAGCTCATCGACTTCCTTGCCGTCCTCACCGACATAACGGACGGCGAAGATCTCCACCGGCTGGAAGCCGATGACAGAGCCCGGCAGGGCGTTGGAGGAAAGAGCGGTCTGCCCTCGGGGGATGAGGACACCGTTGCTGCGGCCTCGGTTGCTCGCGTTATCCATGTGCTTGTTCTTTCTCTTTGAGGAACGTGTCGAATTTCTGCTGCAGGTCCTCGCGAGAGATCCACGGCTTGCCGTGATTCCACTCACGCGGAAGGTAGAAACGGTCTACGGACTTGATGCTCAGGAGGTAGGCGACACTGACTGCTGCCCACTTGCTGTAGGCGCGGAGCTCGAACGAGGTCTTGCAGCGCTCCGTGCAGACCATGGTGATGTCGGCCACCCCACCCTCGGGGACCTGGAGGATGTCTCGGATCCAGAAGCCGCAGCAGGGGCACTCCGCCTTACCATCACGCACGCGTGTGTAGACCAGGGGGCCAAAGGCCTGAGCTAGGGTGTCGATGCCGGCGCGGAGCGGAGGGGGTATGTACATCGTGGTCTCCGACTTCTTCTGCGCCATCGCGTTCAGCGGAGTCGAGGGCTGCTCATACGTGAGCGCGGCGATGCCTGCCACCGGGTCAGTGCGGAGGAGTGTGACGGTTCCCTCATCGAGGGGTACGGAGAGCAGCCCGGGACGATCGATGCGCTGAAGGATGACTTCGGTAGATGCATCAGCTTCGATCTCCTTGAGTATGCTGCAGAGGCGCTTCAGCATCTCGCGATACTCGAGTGAGAAGGGTTCCACAGCCTCGCGCCACTGAAGGTTGACGTACTCGAAGCTCCCCTCGTAGCGATGCTCCACGCGCCTGTACCGTAGGACAATCTGCTTACCCATGACTCTCTCCTGAAGGGGCGTCGGCCACCTTCGCTGCGAGGCCGACAGGCCGGACGATGCGGTAGACGACAGCCCCGGCTGGGCCTGCAGCGAAGTGCAGGACAGTGCCATTCCAGAGCTCGATGGCATCGATTATGGCGACCTCCTGTCCCTGAACGTTGGATCCAGTGACCTTGCGAATCGGGTATTCGGAGAGAACCTCGCGCACGTTGTCGATAGAACAGAGCTGCTCCTCTGGGAGGCCACACCCCTTGAACGCAGAGAAGGCCTCAACCGGCGTGAGATCACGCAGGGTGAGGGCAGAGTAGACGCGCGCGTCTACAAGCTCCTCCGACATCCCGGTGCAGTGCTTCTCGCAACGCGGACATGGGAACTTGTCCGGCCAGAACTCACTCTTGTCGCCGACGAGCTCACGCAGCTCACGAATAGAGTGGTGCTGGGCCACGTTCGCCGGCATGACCCGGATGGCAAACGCACAGGGGATACAGACCACGACGATCATACGGAGGGCACCCCGTCATCGGCGTAGTCCGACTCTTCGTGGGCAGGCGGCTCTTCCTCGTGGGGAATGTACGCGCGCGCGCTCGTAACTACATCAGCGTCACCGATGGGCACCTCTTCCAGGCGCGCGATAACCGGAGGCGCTGCATGCGCATGGATGTGTGCCTTCATGACGCGCTCCGCTACTTCATCATCAACCGGGCACTGCACGGTCTCCCCGGTGGGAAGGATGAGCACCAGGAAGTTCTGCATGACGTTCTTACGGAGGTCGACACGTTGGACGACGCTACTGATCTCGCAGTTCATTGGGGCACCGGTGGCTTGGGCTGGTTCGCACGAGCACGCTCAGCTGCGTCGCCCTTCAGTAGCTTTGTGAGGGCTTGAACCTCGTTGACGACAGCGAGGGCGCTCTTGCCGATGCGGTGCAGGTTGATGAGCTCGAGACAGTGCGCCCACTGCTGGTCCCTGTAGTCGGGGTGGTCGGGCGGCATCACGTACGCCATGCACTCAGCGGAGCAAGCACGCTGCTGATCCTTGAAACAGAAGAGCCCGCTACCAGGGACTCGCTCTCTAGGTACTGCGGGCATCGTGTTCCTCCTTCTCGATGGCAGCGCGTGTCTCGACCACGCTCTTGGCGATGGCCTGCGCCGCGCCTCCGATGTAGCGCGCCACGGTACGGCTGAACAACTTCTGCTCGTCCTTGTCGTTGCCTGGCAGACTAACGAAGCCCCACTTGAGGAGCAGTTTGCCGAGCTCGAGGGACATTTCTTTCCCTAGAAGTGCGCGGACATCCCTGGCGAAGTGCAGGAGCACTTCCTCCTTGGAGCCGTGGCCGTGATCGAAACGGTAGACGTTGAGCTGGGAGGAAGGCCCGGACCAAGTGCAGGTGAGGCACTTAGCCGGGCCTCCGAGCTCTGAAGACTCGATCTGCGCGCTGCCACAGGCAGGGCAGAAAGAACCCTTGTCTGTGGCGGCACGGTTGATGAGGCTGCTGTCGTTCGCTATCACGTCGGAATCACTTTCCCGAGTTTGGTGTAGAAGGCCCCACGTCGGGCCCGTACTTCTGGTGTGTCAGGCGCTGCTTCCTTCTCGACGCGTGTGGTCTTGCGCTTTGATTGCTTGGGTGCCTGCCAGAGCGGGCGGATACCCATGCCTGCGGAGCCTGCCCGTTTCACCTCGGCGGTGAGCGCCTTGATGACGTCGGTGTGCGTGTTCTTCTTCTGCGCCTCGAGCCACGGGAAGGCGGTCTTCATGTAGTCATCGAAGACTTCCTTGCCCTTGTCCTTGGAGACGACTGCCTGCGCGAGCGCCCTGGTGCGTGCGTGTTCGATCTGCTCTTTCTTCAGCACGTACAGTAGAAGGACAGACTCCTGAAGTGACCCCGTCGGGGGCGGCTCGCGCAGAGACGCAAGCAGCAACGCTGCTCGTGCCCAGCCTTCTGGAGTCTCTAGCCATTTCCCAGTCTCTCCGCGACGAAGAGCTTGCGAACGCGGACGTCGAACCAGAAGAAGTTCACGCCGAGCGCGCCGATCATGTGGAAGGAGTTGCGCGCGAGGAAGTCGAACTTCTTCCAGAACGCCTCCTCATCGAACTTGCCGTTCGAGTCGAGGTGGCTCGGGACTTTGTTATCGTTGATGGCGTAGAGGCCGAGCACCACAGTCATGACCGAAAACTTGTCAAGCAGGTAGCGCTCGTTGATCTCGAGACCCTTCGACTCGAGCATGATGAGCTTCTTGATCGCGAGATCGTCCGACGAAGCGATGGACTGGAAGGTGGGCTCGAATTTGCCGGGAAGGATAGGCACCTTCTGCCGCACGTACCCGTGCATGATGAGGTCGTCGACCTCCATCTTCGGGCAGCGCTCCTCGATGATCGCGCGCTGCTCGTCATTGTTGATGATGTCCTTCATCATCATGTCGCGGAGAGTCGCGAAGTCGAGATCGTCCTCGACGCCCATCCTCTTCAGCGCCTCGGCAACGCGCGTCTTGTCGCTTGTCTGTGGTCCGTCCTTCGGTGCGTTGCCTAAGCGACCAGCAGCACCTGCCGAGCTTTGCACGGAGGCCTGCTCGGCAGCACGGTCCTCCGCTTCGGTGGTCGCTGACTGCCCGCGCGCGAGAGCTCCAAGGCGCTCAAGGTCCTGGAGGGACTCCGAACGCAGACCCTTTGTGGCCTGGTTCAGCTCCTGCGGGGGGACATGGCGGCGGTTCGCGCCCGTGCCACGGATGACGCCGTACTTGAGGGCGAGTTCGGGCTGAGACACTGCAACCATCGAACCCTGCCCCTGACGGAACATGGGGTCCTGCTGTGCCTCCGCCGGCAGCAGATCGGTCGGGTAGATCTGCGGAGGACGGTTCTTGGTCTGCGGCGGGGCGAACGAGGCTGCCGCCTGCATCGCGGGGGACTGGGTAAAGATACCGCCCTGCGGCGGAGCTACCTGGCCGCTGACACCGGGCACAGCCGCGCGTTGGACAACCGCCTGGTCAGCCATCGTCATGCCCTCGCCCGCAGGTGCCTCGAGGTGGGGAATAGGTGGCGTCGGTCCTCCCGCCCGTTGGGTTGTGTACTTCGGAATGCCTTGCCGGCTTAGTGGATGACGGTTGCGAGTCATCGCATCCGCCACGCGACGAGCGGCCGGGTCCGTCACACTCGCATGGACGAATGGCGAGCTGAGTTGGGTCGGTGCGTTCGGGTCTTTTACTACCGCGTCTCGTTTGGCCATGCGTTCCTGAATTGTCTAGGGTTGTACTGCCAGCGTGCTCACGCGTCAAGGAATAGCTAAGCAAGAGGGGCAGGTGCCCCTCTGCCCTACTTCGGGAGAACCTCCGCGAGTAGGTGTGTCACGACCTCGAGGTCGGTGAATGCCGGTCTCTCGTTGTGGAAGGGTCGGTTCTCGAGCTTCGCCAGCACGACCCCGCCCTCCAGGCGCAGTGGGGGACTGGTCACCTTCGAGAGCGAACCCTTCAGCAAGTAGAAAGGCCCGTACTCCACGAGCTGCTCACTGAACTTGATGTACGACCGGCCAGTAAAGACGTGCCGCAGGTCACCCCCCTGCAGCACCAGCATCGCCGTCAGGTGCGAGAACACCAACTCGTCGAACGTGAACTTGCCCCAAAAGATGTTGCCCTTCGGGTGCGGTGTGCAGTTCGGTGTGCTCCAGGCACCGCCTCTTGCCCAGGCTAGCTCCTCCCCGTTCGTGCAGATCTGGATGCGCCGCTCGGTTGCTACTCGGTGGAAACCTTCCCTGGTGCCCACCCCTTCGGTCCCCTCGGGGGCGGAGGATCCGGCGCCTTCGTTACCTTCATTGCGTGTCTTTTGCACTTGTGGCACCTCCCAACTTCGGGATGCGAGGGAGAGAAGGGGATGACAGTTCCCAACGCCCACCCGGCAGTTTCGGCTTGATCAATGAGACTCTTCCCCCCGCACCCTGGGTGCGTGCAGGTGAGTTCGTACTCGACGAACAGTGGGTTGACCATCTTGGGCATGGGCTTTCCTCACGGCAGCTTGAACAGCGGAGAGATACTCTGCGTCCCCGGGATTGTACGCCCGGAGCCACCCAAGATTCTCACAGTCGTGCGTGCAGGACGTGCGGATGTGAGAAAGAAAGGCGCCCATGCGACGGAGGTTCTCCCGTGGCTGACGAAGCACCGCAACGTCTGGGCTGCCGCAGCGCACGTTGATCTGCCCCAGGCCCACTGAGCAGGAGCCGTCAGCTTCGTGGCGCAGAGCCGTCGCTGTCCAGTGCGTCTCCCGGTTGATGAGCGCCGAGAAGATCCACGGGTCTAGGTTGCGCCCGTGGGCCTCCTCGAGGACCCAGCTGGCGTAGTGGTCGCGTTCCTTGTGCGACAGGTGTGGGTTGCTGTACTGGATTGCTGCGCTGAGCAGCAGCGCGCTGGTCGCGAACATCCTTGGCCTCCGACATCTTGATGATGGACTCAAGGACCTCCTTCTTCGAGAGGTCCTGCACGGGGTTCGCCTTCCCTAGAATGAGCTCGCCCTTCACCAACGCGATGCGAATGGACTCGCGCGCGATCAGCTGCAGGCTCTTGAGCTCCTTCATGATGCGCTCCTCGAAGCGCAGCGCGATGGTGTTGCAATCCGGACAGACGAAGACCGCGGAGTAGATCTTCGCGTCTTCGGGAGCGACGTCCTTGTGGCAGTTCTGGCATGGCAATCCCATGCCGGAAGACTACCCCTCGGATGCGACGTCGTCAGTACCTGTCTTCGGGGGGAGCACCCGCAGGGTGCTTGCTGGCTTGCGAAGGAACTTCTTCTGCAGGTCGGTCAGGCTCTCCGCCACGTAGTTTCGTAGAGACTCCTGCTCGAATGCCGCAGCTTCGGCCGAGATCTCTGCGTTGAGCGCGGCGTACTTCGAGCGCACAGCGAAGATGAACTGGTCGAGCTTCGCGTCGGCCGTGTGCGCATGCTGCTCGCAGTACTCCGGGGTTTGCATCGGATCGATGATGCGCTTGTACCGTGGCGCAACCGCGAAGTAATTCCGGAGGAAGTCGTACGCTCCTCGGGTGCGGCGGAGGATGGGAGCGGGTCGTGTGGCGACGGCGCCACACACGCACTTCGGTACGAGCTCGTAGTCGAGCTTCGCCTGCTCCTCGGGGATGACCCCCTTGGGCAGCTTACTCTTCTGGTTCCAGATGATGCGCGCGACGACGAATACGATCGCCGCAAGCGCTAGGAGTCCGGTGCCGTAGGTTTGCCAGAAGTCCATTCGCCTATTCCTTGTTCGGGGTCAGCTGCGTCTTGTAGTGCAGCACTGTCGTTCTGCAACTTCGCATCGAAGTCCATCTTGTTCAGCAGCTCCTTGAGTCGCTGCCAGATGTCTTCGATCTCGGGCTGTAGGTACTCGACGTCATCATTGACGTTCAACGCGGCCTGTTCGAGCTCCATCTGTGCGCGGTGCGCATGATGGCGGACCCAGAAGAGCCGGAGGGACGTGACGTCCTCAGCCATTCGGGAAGTACACGTCGAGCTGTGTCCACCCGACCAGCGCTGCAGGGTCGAGGGTGACCATAATGTTGACCGCCTTCGGCGTGCGCGCATTCACCACGGTGAGCACGTCGTTCTTGCAGAGCGGTCGGGAGATGAGCTGCAGGAGGAACTGCAGGTTGGGGGGCCAGGTCTTCGGGAAGTTCGCCTTCCAGCCCGGCGGGAGCGGCGTCGCCGGATCCTGCCAGCGGATCCAGAGTGAGTGCCGCGTGATGTCGTTGGCCTTTTCGATCTCGCGCAAGTAGCCCTGGAGCTCCTGCGCCTTGGCCTGGTCGATCGACCCGTCCGGCTGGACCGTCGAGCGCTGCGCGAGCGCGATGAGGGCCTCATAACTCTGCTGGGTGAGGGTGAGATTGGGCATGCTGGAAGACTACTACTCCTGGTCGGGGTAGATGAACTGCAAGGCGCTGAGCTCTTTGCTCACCAGAGCCTCGAGCTCCTCGAGTCCGTCCGCGTTGTTCAGCACCGAGGCGAACTTCCTCTGGTCGATACTGTTCTGCTCCTGCTCGCTGGCGTGCAGGGCGGCGGCTCCAGTAAGGCCGGCGCCTGGGCGCTCAATCTTCCAGACGTGACCACCTGCTGCGCGGATGGCGTCCACCTCGTTGATGAAACGGACATCGCTGATGACGACGCCTTGGGGTACGCGCTCGTTGATGTTGGTACCTCCAGACAGAGCACCGTTCTTCGCGCTGTATCTGGTCACGTTCCTCAACAGGTCTGCTGCCACACGCAGCGCGTAGTCGACCCACACGTTGTCGTAGCAGCCACGTCCCCATTCTGTACCTAGCTGCTGAAGAGCATGGCGCGGGGTGAGGAACTCCGCCGGCAGTTTCACGTAGTGCATGTTGTGCTTGGCCATCCGCTTAGTGCAGAGGGCGCAGTCTCGATCGGCCAGTACGCGACCGATAGTCATCTCCTCGAACTTCTCGCCGAAGAGACGGTGACAGCACTTGGTGCACGTCCACGCATTCTGCATCGGACGTCGCAGGTACCGCTCGTCCGGCTTGTTCCGCGCCTCACTCGGACCCCACAGCTGGGTGTCCGAGAAGTCAAAGACCTCCCTCGCTATGCGCTTCAAGGGGTCAGCGAGCGCCACGGCGACGAACCCGTGATTCTTCACCAGGAAGTCCGCGACCGTTGACTTTCCTGCACCTGCCTGACCACAGAGTCCTATGAGCATGCTGGATCTCCCTTCGCACCTAAACGCTCTCCGATCTGATGGCCTTCGGCTCGATGCTGCGGACAGACTTCAGCCAGATACGCGCCCTTCATCTGGCAGCCACACGCGTAGCCGAAATGATCGTTGGTGAAGATCTGCGCAACGTGTGCCTGGTGTAGGAAGTGGATCGGCATGTGTACGGCCTTGATGGACGCGCGCCTAAACCAATCGAGGGAGTCCTTGATGCGGTAGTCGTTGCGATAGATGACGCGCTGCACGCCCCCGAGGTTGATGAGGAGCTTGGCACAGCCGACGCAGGGGAGGTGCGAACAGAAGACAACCTTCGGCTTGTCGCGCTCGGCGCGGCAATTCACGACAGCGTTGGCCTCAGCATGGATGCAGCCGCAGTTGCCGACAGCTTCGTCTCCATGGCGGTCGCAGCCGTTCTTGTCGCCGGCGGCAGAGCCGTTGTATCCGACCCCGAAGACGTACCGAAAGTCCAGGCTGGTGATGACCGCGCCGACTTTCATCCGCTCGCAGGTGGAGCGCTCGCTCATCATCACAGCGAGGCGCAAGTAGATGTCCTGGAAGGTCGGTCTCTCCAGCATGGTGCCGTCCTCTCTGGGTCGGAACTCCGTGTGAACTCCCATCAGCGCCACCCCGGTCCCACGAACTTGGCGATGGCGCAGATGCCCCCGATGATGAACCCGACCACGAACCCGATGAGCGCGGGCCAGATCCAGCTCGGAACAATGAAGTGAATTTCCATCAAACTCCTCTCGCTGCGAGCACCTCGCTGATGATCTCGCGGGTGTGGTCGCAGACCCGGCGCTGCACCACAGGGGCGCGGCGTGCCGACGTACCAAAAACAAAGGCCCGGTCGAACACCTTTTCGTAGGTGCCGCCAGGCCAGGTGACCTTGACAGAGAACTCTCCGCGCGGTCGCGCTGCGATCGTGACTGTCGCGTAGGTGGAGCGCTCAAGGACCTGGCGCCGCTCTTCCAGCTTGGCGCGAAGCCTGGCTAGAAGAACGGCGCCGCGGTCCATGATCAGCCGCCGTGGCCTACCACGGGTGCGCCGTTCGCGGGCGGCCCCAGGGTGAAGCCGGGGACCGCGTTGGCGGCAGACGCCATGGCCTGGGCGAGGATGGCCGGGTCGGTCGTGGAGACCGGCGCGGAGGACAGCGGGTGTCCCGTCTGACCCGCGAGCTGATCACGCAGAGAAACCGGCAGTGGCTTGGGAGCCACGGCCGTAGGTGCCTCAAGGGACTGCGTGGCCTTGGACACGGCCGCCTGGTAGAGGCGTTCTTCGACCGGTGTGCGCGCCGCGTTGTTCGCGAGAGCCACGACGATCTCGGTGGCGTTGCGTTCGCGGACCACGCTCTCTCCGATGAGGGAGGGTGAAACCGCACTGACCGGAAGGCGCAGCGGCTCGTACAGCAGGCTGCTCGGCACCTCGCCAGGGCCCGTGTCCTTCGCGTGGGTCTCGCGGACCGTGGTGGTAGCCACAGGCTTGCGGCCAACGGCGCGTTTCGCGACGGGCGCAGCCTTCGCCGCCTTCTTTGCGACCTTCTTCGCAGCAGCTTTCTTCGCCACCTTCTTCGCGGTGCGTGGGGCTGCTGACTTGCCACCATCCTCGCCGAAGCGGGCGTCGATGGCCTCAGCGGCGATCTTCCTGTCGTGCGGACCCCAATCGCTCTTGCCCACGGCGCGCCGCGCGCCCGTCGCCGTTTCGTACTTCCCTGCCTTGAGATTCTCGCTGAACACTGACAGCGTCATCCGCTCGTAACCCATCGTGGTCGTCTCCTGGGCGTCTCGGCCCGTAGTGGTAGAAAAGAACAAGTACTCCCGTTGTAGAAGAAGTCAACGGTAGAACGTAAGAACACACAGCAGAGCTACCCAGACCGCAACGAAGGCGGCGTACTTCCAGCCGGCTCTGTGGATGGGGCGATGAGGCTCGCTCATCTTTCGTAACGCTCGATCACTGAACTCTAGGGCCATGGCTTCCTCACCGCTCTTGTCCCCTGACTCTCTAGATACTTTATCGGGGATAAGGACAGCGGCCGCAACGCTTGCCCCTCGTGTAGTGCCCGCTGCTATCATGCGGCCATGCGAAACCTCATCTGCATATTAGTCTGCACGCTCGTAGCGTGTCAGATGCCGGTCCCTCCAACCCCGTGCGTTCCGGACGCGATGCCTACGCCGGTGGCTAAGGCGACACCTTGTGTGGTTCCTGCCCCTTCCGGGCCAGTGACGCCGCCCTCACCGCCAGAGCCGCACGACGCCTGCTGGAACGCAGCGCAGAAGCTCATCTCGCTGGGCTGCAAAGACAGCCGTGGTCGCGTCCTCGGTGGCCCAGACCTCAGCGGCCTTACCTGGTCGCAGGTCTGCCGTCAGGACCTCTCGAACGGCGTCAATCTCAACGCGAGCTGCATCTCTGCAGCCAACACGTGCGCGGCAGCGGAGGCATGTAAATGAACCAGATCACTTGGCAGGGTCGCAACTTCAAGAGCCACGAGCTCTTCGACAGCACGATGCCCGACGCACTTCGGGCCCATATCGCACCGCCGCGTCCCTTCGAGGGCGTGATGATGGCGTTCAAGGCGTCGGCGACAGCGCAGAACGGGAGTGACTACGACATCCCGAACCAGCCGCCGGCGTACGACCAGGGCGACGAAGGCTCCTGTGTCCTCAACTCCACGATCGGTGCGATGAGCATCGTCCTTGGTGTTGAGAAGCTCGCCGCCGTGATGCTCTCCCGCAACTTCCTGTACTGGCTGTGCCGCGAGGTCATGGGTACCACCAAGCAGGACAGCGGGACCTACTCGTCTCTCGCCGTCGACCGCGTCGGGAAGATCGGCGTCTGCGAGGAGAGCACCTGGGCGTACGGCGACGACACGATGTACGTCGCGCCCTCGCTTCAGGCCTACAGCGAAGCCTCGGACAACAAGGCGACCGCGTGGTTCCAGGTCGACTCTCCCAGCGCCAAGGTCGCGCGCCTCACGCAGATCGAGGCAGCGATCCGCTCCAACCACCCGGTCATCTTCGGCACCCCCGTCGACAACGCGATCCAGACCTACCAGTCGGGGCAGATCCTCAGCACCCCTGACGTGAACGCCCTCATCGGCGGCCACGAGATGGTGGTCACGGGCGTCCGCTACATCGCCGGCCAGCGCGTCTGGATCTGGCGCAACTCTTGGGGTACGTCCTACGGGGACAACGGCTACCTCATGGTGGACGACAACTGGATGAACTGGGCACAGCTCCAGGACATCTGGTTGTTGACGCGACTCTCCCCGTTGCTATTCTAGGTGAATCAACGTACTCCTCCGACCATCCACGTAGGTGACACCTACGGGCTGTGGACCGTAGTAACGAGCCCCTGGCGCAACGCCAGGGGCTTTCTTGTTGTGGGAGTAGTGTGCAGCTGCTCCCCAGAACACGAGGTTGTACGTGACGCATACAGCGTGTATCGCGGCGACTCCGGATCTTGCGGCTGCAGACGCATGCAGGCCTCACGGGAAGCGCACTTACGACACGGGCAATCCAGTGGAAAACGCACGCGTATCTATCGCATCTGGCGTGGCATGCGGCAGCGCTGCCTGAACAAGAACAACCCTATCTATAAGGGCTACGGCGAACGAGGTATCACCATCACTCCTCGCTGGAATAAGTTCGAGAATTTCTGGAAAGACATGGGAGACCCACCAAGCAAGCGGCACTCACTAGGGCGCATCAACAATGATAGTCCATACTCCAAGGCCAACTGCGAATGGCAAACCGCAGACGTCCAGTGCAACAACACACGCAGTACTCGCCATGTCACCTTTGAGGGGCGTACGGCCTCACTTACGCAGTGGGCGCGTGAGTACGGGCTGCCTCCGCATACATTGCGCGCAAGACTAGAAGCTAACTGGGACGTACGGCGCGCACTACAGACACCGATACGTTCACGCAACGTCACTACCTAAAGGAACCATGGCACGACAACTCGTTCTCATCTGCGACGGCAAAGACTGCGGCACTGTACTGCTTGAGCCTCATGCGGGCTTCATCATCAAAGGCTCCATCGAGGAGGCTGCCATTGAGAGCCCAAAGCCTCTGGTTGTGCAGGCCGAGGAAACGGTGCTCTGCAGAGAGTGCTTTCTTACAACGCTCGGTGCAGCTACAAAGTAGGGATGCCGAAGGCGCGAAGAATCAACCTGCCCGTGGGCGAGGACCTCGGTGTCCTTCTGGACGTACTAATCTGGGGAGTGCGCGAAGAGTGCCGCAAGGCGGGCAAGTCGAAGCCCACCCAGGTGGACATCATCAATCGCGCGCTCCTCGCCTACTGCCTCGAGCGAAAAGACTCCTTGCTGAAGGTGCTCGCCAATGAAGCCGACCAAGCCACCGTCGCAGACGCTCTTCAACGAGCAGGACATTCTTCCGGACTACAGCGCTTCGCTCAGCAACTTCAAGGCCGAGCCGGTCACGCCCATCCCAAGCGTCGCGGAGATAGCCGCACACCAGGCGGGGGAGATGGAGCACCCGCTCTTTCGATCCACCCCCGCGTTGCCGAAGCGCTCGGAGACCTCGATCCTACAGGGCCTGCTGGGTGGTGACGTTCGGGTCCTGCTCGACGACCGAGCTCGCAATCCGAGGCGTTACGGACCCGAGACCTCCGCCGTCCTCGACAGACTCGAAGGCAACCCAACCGCTATCGATCTCACCCCCGAGGACCAGTACCTCCTGAACATGGCAGTGCTCGAGTTCGCCTCGGCGCCGAAGCCAGAACCCCCAGAGGTAATGAAGCCTAAGCCGAGGCCGAAGAAAGAGATCGTCGCACAAAACGGAGAGGGGCCCGCACGCACGCTACCCTGGAGCGAAGATGCGCCAGAGCAGAAACCCGAGAGCTACTGGTGGATGAAGTAGCCACAAAAGAGAAGAGGGCAGCCCGTACGGGCTGCCCTCTTCATTCTTAGCCCGTGGAAGGGACTACTGGGCGAGCGAGGCGTTCAGGAGCGCCGTACCGTCGTACTCGTATTCGATGGAATACGAGTGACCTGTACCCGCCGTGGTGCCTGCCGTGAGGCCGAGCGCAGCGTTGGCCGTGCCCGCACCAACCACGATCGTCATGACCGTGCCGCTGCGCATGTTCGTGAGGACGAGGTTGCCGCTAGAGTTCACCGACGGGGTGACGCCCGACCATGCCTTGGCGATGGCGGCGAGCAGCGCTGCCTTGCTGAAGGCGTTGCCTTGAGCCGAGAGCGTGAGCGTCTTGAGGACTGTGTTGACCGTCAAGATGAGCGTGAGGCCGTTGAGGCTGCCCGCACCGCCGTTCCCGCCGTAGAGCGAGGCCGCGTTGATATTGGTCGAACCCGTGACGATAGCCGGCCCGCTCGCGGTGGGTGCCGTCGCTGGCGTATAGCTGCCGAACGGGGGGTGCGCAGTCGGGGAGGTGATGACTCCGGTCGGCGGCGCGACGGCGGCGCCATCGACAATCTCCGTGCGGACGAGGGGCACAGACTGCCCCGCGCGCAGCTTCGGCAGGTAGCTGAGGCCGATGACGGCACCCGTACCCACCGAGAACGTCGCACCCGTACCGGAGCCGCCCGGCATCGAGATGGATGTGACCTTGCCGAAGCAGCTGAGGGTCAGGTAGGTCGCTGCGCCACCGTTTGTGCCCGTGACGGTCTCCGTCAACGCGTTGCCCTGAGCGTCATAGCCCGTGATGGTGACACTTGCCGGCATCTGCGTCGGCGTTGTGCCGGCAACGACAATCTCAACGTTGCGCGTCGGCGACAGCGCAGGGCTGAGCAGCGCGCCGTAGGAATAGACCGCCGGAGTCGTCTGGGATGCGGTGACCGCGAGGATGGCGGTGGCGCTTGCTGCAGGGGGGCCATCAAACTCCTCGATGGCCACACCGAGCATCGGAGCGAGCACGGCGCTGATGTCCTTGCGGACGTCGAGGACTTCCTTGGCGATGCCGCCGGGACCGTCGATGAGGTGAGGGTGTGTCGCGCGCTGCGAACTCCAAAGGCCTGAACCGAACATGATGTGTCTCCTAGAGTAGAGGTGTTCCGAGCTGCGGTTGGCCGTACTGATTCGTGCCGTACGCGAGTTGCTGTCCGAATCTCCCGCCACCGAATGTAGCAGGTCCAGGCGCCGGTTGTCCTAGTGCCTGGACTCCTTTGTTCACACCGTAAGCGCCGAGAGCTCCAGCAGCGAGAGTACCTGCGCCAACAGCGAGGCCGACATGCCCCATTGTTTTCTTCGCAGCTTGTACTCCCTGCTGACCCAGTGACTTCGTAGCCTCTAGTGCCTTCTTGCCGATGTCTGCCATGGGCGTGAGGCTGAACCCCGCGGTCTTCGCGAGCTCGGCTCCGATGTCCACACCGACAGCCGCTAGGCGAATCATCTCTGCGTCTGCAGCAAGCCGTTCCGTATACTCGTCGTCGGGGTCACCCCATAGCGGAGCATCCAGCCCAGACTCACGCCAACGCCCCATCTGTTTGCCATGATAGGGCGGCACACGAGTGTGCTGAAGAGAGCGAGCGACAGGCTCCATCTTCTCAAGCGCGCGTTCACGCTTGTCTTCGTACCTCAGATCCTGTTCTTCACGCACATGTTCGTCGTCAGAGCGCGCTGCTGCGAGGAACCCCTCGTTCAGAAGAGCCATGCCGATGCGCGTGATGAGCGAACCGTTCATCCGAGCACCCAGACACGGAGAGTGCATGCGGCCGTGTACGTGATGTTCGCTGAGGTGATACCCAAGACTGGCAGCGCGTTGAAGTAGGCGAGGAAGGAGCCCGGTGTGAGCTCGATAGCCCCATCCGTCGCACCGTTGACCTTGAGATAGACCGGAGCAGCCTCGGCCTGGTTCGGCTCGTCGTAGCGAACGAGCAACCCCACCGCACCGGGTGAGACGATGGTGCCGAAGGGCACTGCGAGGGTGCCGCTTCCCGAGGGGTTGGCGACCTGTGCTTCGAGAGCAACGTACGACCCAGCGAAGTTGAACGGAATCGGGCTCTGCGGCAGAGACTGATCTGCCGCGAGCTGGAACTGTCCCGAGAACGTGACCGGCTGGGGCGTAGGACCGCTCATGAGCCGCCGTCAGGAATGCCGGGGAAGGTCGTGTTCGCCCCGCCTGCGTTCGAGGAGTTGGTGTTGGTGACCAGGGTAAGGGCCGAGACTGCGACGGGGACCGCACGCTCGAACTGCACCGCCACCGACTCCTGGATGAGGACGCCCTGTGCATCCGTCGCCCAGCTGTGGTTCGGCAGGTAGCAGGCCTCGAAGTACACCGCCCCGAGCGTGTCGAGGTTGATGTCGCGGATGTACATCAGGATCCCGATGGGCTGCGCGAACAGGTCCGACGCCAGGTTGACGTAGATGTTCTCGTAGCCCGGCGGGATGATGACGTCGTGCGGGTTGGCCACCGACGCCGCGCCAGCGTTGGGGAACATCGCCGGAACAACCGTCGGGGGGATGAGGTCCTGGTAGTACGCGTACAGGATCCGGAGGAGAGATGCGCCGTGATAGTAGATGCGCCCCAGTCCGAGCTGCCCCACCGTGCGACCAGCGATGAAGTAGCTGCGCTCCGATCCGATCTCGAAGATGCGGGAGAACTGCCGCGTGTGCGAGAGGTTGAAGTTCTGGATGACGCCGATGGGGAATACGATCTGGTTGGCAGCCTGACCGTTCCCCGCAACCGCACCGGCAACCGCTGCAGCCCCACCGATGTTCGCGAGGCGGGGCGGACCCGCTGCGAGCATGGTGAAGCCTGCGTTCGCGTAGGCGCCATCGACCAGGCCCGCTTGGACATAGTTCGAGTACGGCGACCAGTCTGAGAAGTTCCCTGCCATGATGGGTGTCCTTTGTGAGTCCGGCCGACGTTGGTTAGATGGTCAGGGTGAGGCGGATGTAGTTGCAGGGCAGCGGGACATCGAGGGTGATGTCCACGTCGACCTGGTCCGGCTCGTTGGTGTTCTGGATCAGGTTGTTCAGCGTCGCACCGATGAGCACACCCGAGTCCGAGAGGAACCCGAGGAGACCAGCGATGACGTGCCCGAGGGAGTCGAGGAAGCCCTGGGTGATGTTGAACCGGCCGATGTAGTTCTTCAGACCGGTGCGCAGGAACTTGGCGACGAAGTCGACGATCTTCGTGACCGAGTCGGTGCGCGTCTCGACAGACGTGAGGTCCGTCGTGAGAGCCATCCGAGAGTACAGCGGGGTACCCGGCGAGTCCTGGATGATGATGTACGTGCCGCCGGCCGCCATGACGTTGAGCTGCGACTGACTGAACGTGCCCTTCGACCCGATGACGCTGATGAAGCCCGTCATGGGGAAGTTGGTGAACGACTGCTGCGGAGGCTGTGCTCCGATCATGCCGGCGATGGCCGCCGTCAGGTAGAAGCCGTCGATGATCTGCTGGACACCGTTGATCGTCGCCGAGCAGGAGTCCGGGAAGACCGACCAGACGCGGCGGTTCGCGTAGCCCTGGTTGGTGTGCTGAATCGTCAGCGCGATGTTGTCGTAGTCCGGCATCCCATCGGGAAGTAGGAGTGCCGCGCCACGTACGCGCACCGCAAAGGGCTCCGAGATGAGCGGAGTCGGCAGCGAGGTCGTCGCGTAAAACGCGTCGTCGTTCTGACCCGGGAGAAAGCCCGTGGTCTTGATGGTGAGGACAGACCCGACGAGGTTCGAGACGCTGTAGTGCTTGCCGTCGCCGATGTCGAGGTAGATGCCCGCCGTGACCAGGTACGGCCCAGTACCCGGCTGGCCCGCTGCGACAAGCAGCGAGTCGAGCCCCGCGATGCCAGTGTCGAACTGGTTGGACGTCAGGGTGGTGTTGCCATCCGTGCCCGACGCGACGAGCGTATCGATGTACGTGGTCGGCGTCTCCGCGTTGATGAGCACGATGCGCTCGCCCTTCTGGGCGGGCTCGCTCATCAACGTGACGTGCGTGTTGAAGACCTGGAAGACCGTAGGGTCGTGGGTCAAGGGCGCAATGGCGTAGACCTCGTAACCCTCGAGGAACTGGGCCGCGCGAGTGAACGCGTCCAGGGTGCCGAAGGGAGAACCTTCCGTCACCGCGTCGACGCCGACACCCGTGACTGCGATGCCCGGCGCGTTGAGGAGCGCGAAGTAGAGACCCAGGCCGAGCGGATTGTCCGGCGTGATGGGACTCAGGTTCGCCGCGAGGGTCGTCGTGTCCGCGAAAGAGAGCAGACCAGGGTTGGTGGCCTGCGCCGTGACGTCGAGGCGCAACGCCTGGTACTGCACGTAGAGCTGCGCACGCGCCGTCGTGACGGGGTTGCCGCGGATGTTGCGCAGGACGTTCGCCTTGATGGTCGCGTTCCCCACATCATCGACGGAGAGGTTCGGGATGGGGCGCGTGACGCCAGTATTGGCGTTGTCCACGTTCAGCCCGTTGGCCGTGATGTACCAGGCGTTGCCCACGTCACTCGAGACCGGCACCTGCGTACTGATCTGGAGCTGGCTCGTGTTTCCGCCCGGCGCCACCTTGACGATGGTCGCGTACGCGGTCCCATCCACCGTGACGGTGTCTCCGGGAAGGGGCTGGTAGGGCGCACCCGTCGCAGCCGAGACTGTGAGGCCAAGCACCGTAAGCGCAGTGCCTCCGATGACGGACAGAATGGACTCCGCGCCGAGCTGCGTGCTCGTAAGCACGAGGTATGTGGAGCCGTTGACCGAGGCGAGCGTCTGCCCGCCCACCGCCTCGCCGAAGAGCGCGTTGATCTGGGCGGCGATCTTCGTGGGCGTAGTGGCGCCAGAGAAGATCAGCGTCTGCGGACCCGTGCCGTCGTCGAGCACGAGAGTCAGCCCGTCCGTCACGGAAGTGAGAACCGCGGTGCCGGTGATGACGGCTGCCCCCGGAGACGAGGTGAAGTTCACGCCCGGGAAGTTGAGGAGGTTCGTGACCGCCGAGCCGCTACCTGCGTTGAGGGCCTGGACACCAGCAGCGCCGGCAACCACACCCCCCGCGGTAAGGCCGAGATGCGTGAGCGCTGTCCCGCCGGTGAGCTGGAGGGTGAGGTTCGGTCCGTACCCGATGTTCTGGAGGACGAGGTAGTGGGTGGTCGCTGCTTCGTTCGCGGTTGCAAGAGAACCGAACGAAGAAGAGAGCGCCGTAAGAATGTCCGCGATGCTGAGTGGCACACCGAACGTCAGCGTCACCGGGGCAAGCCCGTTGAGCGAGTAGATGACCGTCTCGCCGTCGAGTTGGCCAGCAACGCCGGGGTTGGTACCCGCCGTGAGACCGAGGTGCGTGTTCGCCGTGCCTGCTCCTACTGTGATGCTGCCCGCCGCACCGGGCGTGAGGTCAGTCAGCGTGAGGACACCCGAGGGAGCCGTGACGGCGATGCCCGGCCACTGTGCCGCGATAGCAGCCAGGAGTGCGTTTTCGTTGAGCGCGTTGCCCGTGCCGACGAGGTTGAGCGTCGTAGAACCGGCCCCGTTCACGTTCAGGATGAGCGTCTGCCCATTGAGGGTACCGCCGCCGCCGTAGAGGCCGCCACCGCTGATGTTCCCGCCCACCACCTGCGCGTAGGTCGCGTAGGTGACGGTCGTGAGGTCCACGGTGCCGGTGATGGTGGCCTGCGTGCCGATGCCGTTCTGAAGGAATGCCGAGGTCCGGGTGACCTCCATGAGCGCACTGCCGAGACCTGCACCGCCGAGGAAGAGGAAGACACGGACAGTGTCCGGCTCGACCACGATCTCGTCGATGTTGTGGTTCGGGTCGGGGAAGCTGTCGACGTAGACTGGCGTGATGTCCTGCGTGTAGGAGACCGCACCAGAAGCGATGCGTCCCACCGCGAAGCCGAACGCCGCAAGCACCGCAGGGGCCGTGGCCGAAAGAACCTCGATCGTCTCGTACTGATCTGCTGCGACCGAGCGGATGCGCCATGCCGAGGGCACCTGAGCGCCGTCGATGTCGATGAACTCGGTCACCTCCGCGACGTAGTTCGTGATGCTCGCCGCGCTGAGTGCGAGCTGGATCTGCGCCACAACCTGCGACGGAGAAAGTGGAGTGCCCCCGAAGGTGATGTCGAGCTCAGGGCCGTTGCCGAGGGACAACGCTAGGACAAGACCAGCGAGGCCGGCGTATACCGGGGGCGTCCCGACGCCAGGGTCCGAGAGGAGGATCGCCTGCAACGGGACCTGGGCCTCGGAGTTCACCACCTGGGCGCCGGCGGCGTTGGTCGTGAGAACGTTGACCTCTTGGAAGCACGCACCCACGATGCACGGAACAAGCGTCGGCGTGATGACCGTGGGCGTGGTCGACGAAAATTGCTGTATAACTTCAACGCCCGGTTGCGGGAGTGACGCTGCCATTAGGAGGCTCCTCTACACGTTCAGGTGGTTCATCGAATCCGCACGCGCTGTACCGGACTACGATTCGATTGTTCCACACACGGAGTGGCTAAGGGAATAGGACGCCCCCCTATGCTGGGAGGCCGAACCGCCGGTGCGTTTGCTCGAGAAGAACGTACGTAGACAGTCTGCGCCGGGTTGCGTGGGTCCGGAACAACCATCGGTTGTGGCGCAGGAAGACCAGGCCGCGGCGTGCCGCCGTACACATCACTCGCAGCAGGAGCGAAGGCAGGTGGGAACCGCGCGTCGAACTCATAGGGTAGTCCTCCGTTCGGAGCCATGAGCTGTTGGTCTCCGCCGTTCGGAGCTTGCTCTCGAATCGTGGCGAGACGCTGTCTCAGCGTGAGCTGGATCCCCTGGACGATGCGCCGGTTGAGTGGGCTGACCTGTGATGTGCGGTAGAACTGAAAGGGGCATGAGACAGGCGTCGCGTACCACTCGTCCGCAGAGTCCCCGCTCACGAGTGCGCCGGCAGAAGAGACCGCTCCGACGATGGGCTGACGCCCAATTTCAAAGAAGCCCTCTGCCATCAGCATCTCGCGGTGAAGCCAGAGCTGCTCCGCTGCAACCCACGCGAGGTTCGTGGCTTCTGTGGGTACGCGCGAGCACACGTTGATCGTCATCGTGCCAGGCACGAGCACCGACTTCTTCTTGGTTCCAGTGCGCGCGTCGTAGTTGAGCATGTCGTCGAGGCCGAGCGTGTAGAACTGCACGGGGCCACGAGTGAAGGACATGCCAGGACGCGTCCCCATGGACGTGTCCTTGAGCGGGTTCTCGCCCGAGATGTAGATCTCGGTGAGGTCGTCGTCTTCCGACCAGTGATACATCCCCGGCGGGGAGTAGCTGAAGAGTCCCTGGTAGAACGCGATGTACAACGAGCTGACATGCTCGAGAGGAGAGTACTTGAAGCTATCCTCGGGGAACGCTCCCGCTGCCGTGGTGCTGGGGATTCTTGCCGCCACTGTTCAGACCCTCCTGCTCGCTCTCCTGCGCGCTGCGATACATGGATGCTAGCAGAGCACCGGCCACAGGGGCTGCAGCGGCCAGATAGCCGCCGGGAATCTTCTGACCCTTGTTGAAGTGCGAGTAGATCTTGTCGGCCATCGCGCCGCCGAGCATGCCCGCGCCTGTGCCTGCGGCGAATGTCGCGGCCGTGGGAACAACTCTGCGCAGATGAACGCGCCAGTCGACCTTGTCCTCTGCGGTCTTGAAGAACTCGACGGCTTCTTCGTAATGCTGCGAGCTGAACATCGAGACACTCACGAGTTCCTCCTTGTGCTGGGATAGAGCTCGAAAACAGCGGGGAGCTTCTCCTCCATGAAATTCTCGAGTGTGGTGGGGTTGCTGTAGTTCCTCGAGGGGCTGAGCCACAGGTCGCGCAGCGGGATGCCGAGGTCGAGGGGGATGGAGAACTCCAGGTCACGTGGCGGAATCTCGTGGAGACCCACCTCCTGGTGGATGCCTGCGCGTCCCTTCTCCGTCTGGGTGACCGTGGTGACGCGCCAGCGCCGGTTCTCTCCCTCGATGACGAGGTCACGCGGCTTGAGCGGCGGGAACCACGGCATGCGCATCGTCGTATTCGACTGCTGCTGCGCGCCGACGTTGGTGTTCTGTTCCGACTTCGGAGAAGGATCGATCTGCATCCAACTCTCGACGGGAGACATGTAGCCGCGCACGTAGGTCGTACCCCAGCAGGTCTTGCATCCGGAGCGGCTCGCCTGGCGCGTGTTGGGGTTCCAACACGAGCAGCGTTGCCCGAAGGTGCGCACCGGAAGAACCCAGCACCGCCGGCCTGCGAACTCTCGGAAGAGAAGTGCGTTGTGCCGACGGAGCTCGAGTGCGATGAGGTCCGGGTCAGGGTCCTTGCTCACCGGACCGAACGTCTGGCAATCCCCGCTCGGCACGTGCTTCACCAGCAGCTGGTAGAAGTACTTCCGCCAGCGGTGCCCGGTGTGAATCGTGTTGTCGATGAAGCGGTAGCCGTCCGTGAAGGGGATGTCGAGATTGTCCCACGGACCGGTGCCAGACTCGCTGCGCTGCACTTGGACGGTGTAGTCGAGCACGTCCTCAGACGTGTCCTCGAGCTCCCACGTCACCTCGTTGAAGTCGCAGTCTAGCGACCTCACACGGATGTGGCGAAACTCGAGGAGCACCGGCATGTCAGGCTCGCGTAGCTGCGTCCGCTGAGATGCGTCCGGGAGCGGGCATGTACTTGTCGAGTGCGCCGCCCAGGCCCATCTTGCTGTGCTCCGGAACACTCCATCCGAGCAGCTTCACGGCGGCTCCAGGAGCTATCGGCTGCTGCCCCTTCGGCAAACCCGCACCGCTCACGAGGGGATGCGCAAGGATGCGTTGCTGCGCCTCCTCGGGGAGACGCTGGAACGCGGCATGGTCTTCATTCCCCGCGATCATCGAGATGTTCTGCGGACGTTGCTGCGGCCGTACTGCCGATGTCACCGGGTTCGATGCAGCAGGCGCGCCGCCGTGAGCTGCCGGGGCGATACCTCCGGGAGAGGCCATCGTCGGGGCGAACGCCGCCGGCGACGCTCCTTGCGCACGAAGGGCACCAGACGCGGTTGGCTGCTTGAGTGTGGGCGTTCGTGGCCCCGAAGCGAGCGCGCCCGGAGCCCCTACGCTTTTGGGCTAGGGGTACCTCCAGCGCCACCGACGAGACCCATCACCCGCTGCTTGATGCCGCTCGCCGATGCGCCCGCGGCCTGGCCGAGCGAGGCTCCGGGGTTGGCGGCCATGTGCGTCTGCATCCCGCGGCCGAGGTGACCTGCGGCCCCGCCGAGACCAGCTCCGCCGAGAGCTCCCTCGAGACGGTTGTCCGGTCCTCCGGCGAGTGCGCCGCCAGCGGCGCCGATGGCTGCACCCGCAAGCTCGGGGTGAGCCCTCGCTGCACCCAGTGCCTTGGTGGCCATCCCCCCGACGGCCTTCATGTCGAACGCGGTCTTCTCCGCGCACGCGAGGATGCGCCCCATGCGGTCAGCCATCGCAAGGTGCTGCGCATCTTCGGCGTGCTTCGGTTTGCTCTTTCCGAGCTCGCCCAGCAGACCCGGTGTACCGCCCTCCTCGTGAGACGACGGCGTGAGCATCCCACCCAGCGGGTTCCATGCGTTGCTGCCCCCCTCATGCTTCTTCGCGGCGTATTCGTGATGGCGCGCATTGATGTCGGGTCGCTGTTGGTTTTCGTCGATGATGCCAAAGCGAAGCTTGTCGAGCAGGCTGCTTTTGGCAGCGCCTCGATGGGGCAATGCGCCGTAGTTCTGCGAGTGTTCCGCCCGCTCCGCGTCTTGGCGTGCCATGAGACGATACATCTCAGCGTCGAACTTGTGGCCCTTCTCGGTCACCGCGAAGCCCATCTTTGCAACCCCTCCACCGAGACCGCCCGAGCTGTCCTGCACGCCCTCTGCGGGGACAGGACCAGGAGCTCCGGCACCTTGGGTGGTGTCACCCATCGGCTCCGCGGCCGGAACAGCGGCGGGTGCCCCACCCTGCTGCTTGGCAAGCTCGAGCTCGAGGAGACGCTTGCGGACGCGGAGCCTATCCTTCGCGTCCCAGACGGTGTCTTCGCTCTGACGCATCGCGCGGCTCTCCTGCTTTTTCTGGAGGTCGAGCATCTCCGCCTGGAGACCCTCCTGCTCAAGGGCGACAGCCTGGTCGAAGAGCGGCGTCCCCTTGAAACGGTCGAGGAAGTCACCGTCCGGGCCGTAGTCGCTCGCCGTCTTCGTCAGCGGCTTGCGATCGAGGTGGCCGTAGAGCTCGGAGATGGGCATCCCCGAGGCAATCTTCTCGACCTCCCAGTCCGGCAGACCATCGAGTAGACCGATGACCTCAAACATGGCCTGCTGCCGTCCCATCTTCTCGTACTTGCTCTCGAGGAACTCTTCAAACACAGCGGCCTCCTACTTCTTCTTCGCGGCAGCCTGGGCTGCACGCAGGGATCGAACGTCCTCACGGACCTTGATGATGTTGCCCTTCATCTTCGGTCCAACGAACCCGCCAGCCATGCCGCCGGCGGCTGCGCTCATGGCGGTAAACTTGCCGGGGTTCTTCTTCGCGTAATCGTCCGTCGCGAGCTGGGCCTTTGCAGCCCCCAGACGTCGGGACTCGGAGAAGCTCTTGTCCTTCTTGCCGTCGAGCTCCTTCTCGAGGTTCTTCACGTGCGAGACGTCACGCTTCGTCTCGTAGCGTCCGGCGCCGGCACCTAGGGCGGCTCCTGCTGCGGCACTTGGGCCATGCTTCCTCACGGCCGGACCGTGCTTCTTCCACGCAGCTTGGCCGTGCCCCTTCAACGCGCGCACCGCGTTGGTCATCTTCGCCTTCGCAGATCCGACCTTCTGCTGGTCCTTCTGACCAACAGCCGTGGCAGGTTGCGCCGCGTCCATCATCGGCTTACTTGCTGCGATACCGTCCGCACCAGGAACGGTGGCGTCTCCCTCGGGAGCAGGAGAGCCTGGCGGAGTGCCGGGGGAGGGAGCCTGCCCCGCAGGACCTGCGGTCGGTGCGGGGGCGCCGGTCTCGGCTGCGCCGGGGGCTGCGGGGGCAGCTCCAGTGCTTGCTGCCGACATGGCCGCCTGATCCGGGCTCATCGACGGCGGGTCGCTCGAGACTGTGTTGAGGATCTGCCCGCGGAGTTGCTGGTAGGCCATCCGCATGGCGGCGGCACCCTGCTGCTCTTTGAGCACCTGGTCGCTCGCCATCATCGCCTTCTGCGTGGAGTCGGCGACCTGGGCCTGGATCTGCGAAAGCTCCTGCTCGTGCATCGCCTGCGACTGCTGGAGCTGCTGCGCTTCTTGTTGCGCGGCCTCGAGCTGCTCCTTCGCCTGGGCTAGCTGCTGCTGGTAGAACTGCACCGCGCTCGCGTCGGTCGCCTGGTTCAGCTCCTGCTGCGTGGTGAGGTACTGCTGGGTGGCCTGGTCGACCGCCGGCGTGACAGGGGTCGGCTTGGCTGGAGGCTGATCGAGGGCCTGCACCGCTTGCTGTGGGTCGACCGGCGACGACGGGCCCATCCCCATGCCTGCGTTCTGGACCTCCTCGAAGGCACGCTTCAACGCAGCCCCGAGCTTCTGCTGCTTCGTCTTGTTCATCTCGTGCACCCCGTACGCGAGACCCCCAATCCCTCCCAGCGCACCCACGGCGAGATTGCCTGTGCGGTGGCTCCTCGCCATGGCGCCCTCCGCTGCTGCGATCACTGGATCTACTGGAAATGCAGTCTTGGCGTGGCGATCCATCACCGCACCGACCTCACGTCCCGTCTTGCCGGCGATGTGGTGGCCGACCGCGGCACCCGCGATCGTGGCCAGGGGGTTGCCCTTCCCGTACCGGTGGGAGGCGTAGCCCCCTAGCGCAGCGCCGGTGATGCTGCCCATCAGGCCCCCGCCGTGCTCACGCTTGTGGGCCTCGGCCTTCTCCTTCTCGGCGGAGAGGGACGCTCGCGCGCGCTCCTTGCCGACCTCCTCGGGGGTCTTGTCCGAGGCTGCGTGCTTCTTCTGCGCGGGCGCGGAGAGTCCACGCTTCCGCCACTCTGCGTAGAAGGACTCGGTGTCCTTCTCGTTGAGATGTGGGGTGGGCCAGCTCTCCGCCATGCTCTTCGCGTCACTGTCGTTCAGACCGATGGCCTTGAAGTGCGCGGGCGTGGGCCTGAACGCTGCCTGCTTGATGGTGTTCTGCCCCATCGCCGTGCTGGGCAGAGTGACCGGGGCGGGTGCCGGCATCTGTTGCCCGTTGGCCGTGGGGGGAAGAGTCGGCGCAGCCATCCCGCCGGCGGTCGCCAGCTTGGGTCGATCATAACCGAGGAGCCGGACGTGGAAGGCGGCTGCGTCCGCGAGGGGCAGCCCGTTGAGCAATGCGTTCTCGAAGTCGTTCATCGCTCACTCCCAGGTGAAAATGACCAGTGACCCGTTGTTGTCCGTGTCCGACCAGGTCCAGCACGGAGCTGTCGGAGAGACCTCAACGGGCTTGTACAGCTTGCCCACCGAGCTGTTGTTCCCGTCGAAGCCGAGGGCCACGTTCGCGCTGTTGGCTGCGCCCGCGCCTCCCTGCACCGTGACGCCGTTTGTTGGCGTCGTCTCGATGATCTGGATGTATCCCGCCGACATGGAGACGACGACCCCAGCGATAGCCGCCTCGATCTGCGCCTTCACGTCCTTGAGAAGCAGGTTGTACGGGTCCGGGTTCGTACCCGGAGCGACCGAGCTTCCGCTCCCCACGTTAGCTGCGACGAAGGTGACCGTGCCTGCAGGCCCTGGTGCGACGAGCGTGAGCGTCTTGCCTACGAGGCCAGGGAAGCCCGGAGTGTTGGGCGTGTGTGCAAACCCACCTCCTGCGTTGGCTCCGATGCGGCCGTTGTTGCCGAAGACCGCTCCATTCAGGAACGCGGTCAACACGTCGATTGTCGGGAACTTGTAGACCGCGTTCTTTGCCATGATGGAGTCGTTCTTTCGGCGCGTAGCTAAAAGACTGAGGAGGGTGACCTCAGTCTACAGGTTCAGTGCACAACAGGAGAAGCCAAAGGAACAGGCACCACGTTGTGCGAGTCGCAATCTGCACACTGGAATGCGCCGCCCTTGCCGTGCTTGCCCTGGCGGAGCTGAAGATTGGAGATGTCGTTGTTCTCTTTGTCCTGTGGGTTGACGTGGTGGACAGTCTCGCTGTCCGTGAGTGGGCGTCCGAGATGGCGTGCCATCACGAGGCGGTGCTCGAAGACATAGTGAGCCCCATCGGACCGCGTCACGCCCATGCAGTAGTACGGATCCTCTGGATACACGCGCACCATGATGTATCCGCGCGACTTGCAGCGGCCACCCTTCCAGTTCGGCGACGCCGCACCGACGCGTGTGTTAGCCGCACGAAGCACGAGACCAGCACGATGCAGATGCTTTGTGGCCGTAGAGATCCCCACACCAAATGCCGCGGCTACCTGCGGCACTGTCGATCCTGCTTGATACATCGCTACCATCTTATCTGGCATGTCACCTGTGACCTTGGGCGGTGAACCACGGTGACCGCGTCGAAGACCGAGCCGCTTCAACCCGATGCGCACAGCATTCACCGGGATCTGTAGAGAGTTAGAGATGCTCACCGAAGTACTTCCTGCGCGGAAACAGTCAGCGATGGTGAGAAGCTGCGCCTCGGTCAGAACAACAGCCGTTGCAGCTACTCCGGGCGCGTACGCTTTCTCGCGCAGAAGGGCCTGCCGGACGCAGTCCTTGGACACCCTCAATGTCTCAGCAATACCGCGCAGTGTCTGTCCCTCACCGTGGAGACGTATGACTTCGTCCGTGACCTTCTGGTCTGGACGCGAACCACGCACCATCTGGACGCCCGCACGGCGGAGGGTGTTGCGAATGGTCTGCGGGTTCACGTGCAACACCGCGGCGATGTCTTCGGCGATCTTGCCTTCAGCGTACATCGCGATCACGGTCTTCTCTTCCTCAGGGCCAATCTTCCTTGCGTACGGCATGTGTTTTCTCCTCAAGTTCCTTGTACCCGAACCCAGAGGATACTGCACTAAAGAAGACAGTCAAGGGAGTTAGTAAGCTGCGTAGGTGGCATTGACGCTCCAAAGTTCGCTGTGAACTCCGGACTGACTCGGTCCGAGGATGCCCTCGATGTTGAGTGCCACTTTGACACGTTGTTTTTGTTGTGTCGTGAATGCTTTATAATATTGTAACCAATTCAGTAACAAGGGGGTTTTATCGTTGACCCCTACATTTGTTCCACCATCACTGTAATTTATGTGATTGCGCGTCTGCAGGAGACCGACGCTCTCGATGACCGAGCACACCGTCATGCGCAGGAGGAGGTACTGCTGGTTGCGCTGCAGCAGGTCCTCGAGCGTGTAGTTGGTGAGGTGCGGCGTGCCATTGAAGTCGCTGAGCGCATCAAGCGCTGCCCATGCGATCATGCGGTCGCTGGTCTCCTCCCCGGAGACGATGCGATTGAGCTCCTCGAAGTCCCGCATGTAGAGCCGGACCATCTGAACGAAGTCCTGGAAGCACTGACTCATCCACGGAACACCTTGTAGTCTGGGCAGCGACATGACGCACTCCTAACGGCGGTTCTTCTTGTTGCGACGGAAGGACTCCTCAGTGGTTGTCTCGGCCGGCGTCTCCGGAGACACCTCGACAGGCGAGGCCACTGGATCTGCCACGAGCTCGACGGGTTCCCCGGTCATCGCGGCGGCGATGTTCTTCTCGAGCTCGGGGTCAATCGGCCCGGGGATGACGGGGACGATGTTCTCCGCCAAGAGCTCCTCGTCCTTCAGCAGATCTGGCTTGGCGCCCTTGGGGAGGATGCCGGGCTGGATGCCGTCGTCGCCGAGCATCGGTGGGATCATGATGCCCGAGGGCTTGTCGTAGGCGACGGAGTCCAAGCGCTTCTTCATCAGGGGCGGCGCGGCTTTCGGCGGCGCGGACTTGAGCGTGGCGAGGTCCACGAGGCGATCGTCATGCGTGCGCACCTCAAAGATGTGCGAGGCCACCTTCTGCCGGAGCTCGGGGAGGCACTCCTGAAGTTGCTCCTCCGAAAGGAGAACAGGCCGACCAGGTAGGACGCGCTGCTGAGACTCGCCGACGTGTTGCTTCAGACGCGGATTCGCAGGCAGCCCTGCACGAGCACTTCGGTTGTGGCGGCCGTGAGCGACGTTGATAACTTTGTACATGTAGATCTCCTACCTTCGAGTGTACGTCAGAAGACAAGTGCCTGAAACGTCGAAAGGCAGCCTGGTTTCCCAAGCTGCCTCTCGAGCGCCACCCATCTCGATGCGCCGAAGCGCCTTCGCTCAGTACGTGTTGACCTGGGGGAAGAAGAGGCCCGCGTCGACCTGGTTGTTCGGAGCGCCGAGGGCGTCCTCGCTGACCGGGATGAAGTTGGGCAGGAGCGTGTCCGCGTTCGTGACGGGGTTCGCATCGGCGGAGTAGAGCTCCAGCTTGCGAACCGCGGCGATGTTGAGGAGCCCCATGCCCACGTCTTCCCAGGCCTGGAACGTGATGACGTTCGCGATCTTGTCGATGTAGAACTTCGTGTTGTTCAGGATGTAGAACTTCCCGAAGAACTCCGGCTTCGTGAACACGTAGATGTTCCCGGGGCGGAGGATGTCCGTCTTGATCGTACGGATGTACGCACGCCCGAGGAGCGTGTTGTACTTGTACCCGTCGACCGCGGTCTCGGACTGGATGCGGTCGCCGAAGTCCTCGACCGTCCACTGGAGAACGTCGTCCCAGTCGACCTCCGTGGTCAGGAGGCGCTCCGAGCGGAGACGATTCCCGTCCAGGAGCTTGAACAGGTTGACGAGGTCGGGGCGCTGGACCGGGCGGACCGTCGCGTCGTTCGTGGTTGCGTTGCGCGCGAGCTCGCCCTTGCGGATCGAGAACTCGACGACACTGCCGTTCTTGACGTTGGTCGCGTTGAGCGCCGTTGCGACGCCCCCGTTGGCCTGCATCTGAAGGGCCTGGCACGCGGCCTCGGTGTTGATCGTGAACTCGTGGTCCTCGATCTCCTGGATGTCCTTCACCGAGTTCTCCTCGATGATCTTGGTGATGGGCATCTCGTACGCGAGAAGCTCCTGCTCGGTCTTCTGGAAGACCTCGGAGCTGATCGTGTAGAAGCCGATCTCCGCCTTGGGGCCACGGATGAAGCGAGCCGTGGGGGTGCCACGGAAGTCCATCGTCATGGCCTTGGACTGGGGTTCGATGTCCACGATCTTGACCAGCGTGTCGTGGTTGACGGAGCGCTGGCAGTCCGTGCGGGTCACCTGCTCCGGCGGAAGGATCTTCCGCGTGAACGAGACCTCGCGGAGACGGTCGCGGATGTACGAGCCGCCGTACTCTGCGAGCTTCTCCTTGATGTCGCTCGAGCCGAGCTTGGTGCTGAACAGGCCGTTGAGAACGTGTGCCGGAACACTCATGTGAGTTGCCTCTTTCCTTTCCTGATGGTTCCGGTTACTGCGCGTAACCCGTCATGAACCGGAGTTGCCCGCCATTGCTGGAGGGTAGACGAGTGACGTACCCGACGATGGGGTCCGTGTCGGAGCCCACACCGCCGTGACCGACGAGCCCGCTGAACGAGCGGGAGCTGAACGTGACCGTCGCGACCTTGAGGGGCTGCATGACGGTGGTGATGGCTGCGCCGCCGTGAATGGCAGCCGCCGCATCGAAGATGCGCGAGTCGAACTCGTAGAAGCCGCCGAAGAGGAACGTCACCTTGTGCAGGGACATTGCCTGGGTGTCGTAGCGCCCCTTCTCGACGAAGACGGGGAAGCTGCGGACCGTCGCGTAGTTGGGCACCGGAGCTGCGACGTCCGACGTGGCGCGAACCAGCTGGTAGGCCGAGTTGATGGTGACCCACTCGCCGTCGGTGAGCGCGATGGCGTTGTTCGGGTTGCAGAGCGAACCATCCGCAAGCGGAAGCGCGCGGCGGTTGACGTCCAAGATGCTGGTGACGGGGGTGAAGTTGACCTTCTGCAGAGTCGACATGACGTAACTACTCCTTGGTGGTGGGTGGGTCTGTCAGCCGACAGTACCGAGGATGAACCTCTCGAAGTCCGTGGTGCCTTGTGCGATGCCCTCCGACGAATCGGAGGTCAGCGACGCGACCTTCATCCCCATATCGGGACCGACGAGGTCCACGCCCTGCTCGATGGCGTCGAGCTTCTCGGGGGTCGCCGCCGCGAGCTTCTCGAGGCGGTCGGCAAGGGCCTCGACGGAGGTGTCGAGATCGATGCCCTTGTTGTGCATGCTCTGCGCGAGCTTCTCGACGCGGTCACGCGTTTCGCGCGCGGCGAGCTTGTCCTGGAGGTCGTGGATGACCTCCTGCTGCGAACGGAGGGTGGTCGCGGCGTCGGCCATGACTTCCGCGAACTGGCTGGCTGCTGTCTTGTCCATGGTCTCCCTCACGCCCCCTGCTTGCTGGGGTCCGCGTTGATGCCTTCGATGAGGCGGCCGAGAAGAACGCGAGCTGCCGCTGTCTTCACCGGACCACCGGACTCTGCGCTCGCGAACTTGGTCCCCGCCTTGCCCGTGTTCTCGAGGACGTCACGGAGCGTGCTGTCGTGCGCCATGCTGAGCGCCGGTTCGTTGAAGTACTTCCCGAGCTCGGTGCGGCGCGGACCGTGCGACTGCCCCTTCGTGTAGTTCTGCGCAGCCTCGTTGCTGCCGACAAGAGAGGTGGGGCCCTGGGGTGCGCCGCCGACCGGCTCGCCGCCGGGCTGACCCGAAGCGCTGGTGTCCGGGGGAACTGCCTTGCCGGCGGAGATCTGCGCCGGGTTGATGGCGTCCTCCGCGACCTTGATGTGTGCGCGCATGCCTGCGACGAGACCAGCCATCTTCGCGGAGGCCTCCTTGTTCTCGGACTCGTGAGCCTTCTCGGCTTCCTCCAGGCCCTTCTTGGCCTTGTCCATGCCCTCGGTCTCCTTCTTCTCCGCATCCGGGCTCGCGAGCTTGGCGCGGATGAGGGAGAGCGCACTGCCGCGCTTCTCGGAGACGATGTTCTTCGGCATCTCCTTGTGAAGCTGGGGCGCGTCGTTCTGCGTGTTCGCCATCTGCGTGGCGCCGTGCTCGGTGGGCATCGCCTTCTGCTCACCGGGGTTCTTGGGGACGACGTTGACGCCCTGGCCGTGGTGGTCCTTGAGCGTTGCGCCGCCCGCGGCCTCGGAGACGCCCGGGGGGTTGGTCACCTTCGATTCGACGATACTGGATGCCTCCTTGCGCAGAAGGTCCGCCCCGTAGTCGAGGGCAGCGGCGAGCTTGGTGACGGCTTCGTCGTCGATGTACGCGAGCGCCGAGGCCATCTTGCCTCCACACGCGCACTTCTCCTTGCCGCACTTCTCGCACTTCTTCTTCTCACCGGCAGTCTTCACCGACTGGAGCTGCGCCTCCGTGGTGATGCGGACGCGCTCAGCGGTCTTGGCCACCGCTGTCTTCACCATCGAACTCAGACTCGCGCGACCTGCAAGGCTTCCCATGGACTCTTCTCCGTGTGCCAACTTCGGCAGCATCTCAGCACCCCGAGGGGGCGCACTCTTCTGTTCGCTTGCTCCCGCATCCGGAACGGAGGGGAGACCGGTGTTCACGCGCGAGTAGTTGGTCCGAGGCCCCATGCCTGCGGGCCCGCGCTTTCCGGGTGCCAGTGTGGGTTCGATGCTGGGTGTGGGGAGAGGGGCAGACGCGCTCATGCCCGTCGATGAAGGCATGGGGTTTTCCCCCGTCTTCACCAGCTTGAGCATGCTCACGACCGTCCATCTCCTTCTCCTCAGACTGCCGGAGTGTTCCAGGTAACGGGGTAGCCCGCGGCCTCGAGGATCTCGAGGGCACGAATGTCGACGCCAACCTGGTAGTTGGGGGCCGAGGCGACCTTCTCACTCTCACCGAGCAGCCCGAGCTCAAGGACCGCGGCGACCTTACGGCCCGCCTCATCGACATCGAAGTTGCCGTCCGCGGCCACCATCTCGATGGCGCGCTCTGCGCCAAGCTCGTCGAGCATTGATGCGTGCTTGCTGTGGTGGTGTGCAGCAGCTGCTCCACCGGCCACTGCCGCCGCCCCTGCCGCGTGAGCGGCTGCGCCGCGCGCCGCCGCATCGTTCGAGTGGCGGTACAGCGTGTTGGGCCCGTTGTTGCGTTCCGTCTTCCCGCCCAAGTGCTTCCCGGTACGCTCGAGGTGTTCCATCACGGGCTTCTTGACCTTGCTGGCCGCTTCGCTGACTGCCTCACGCGCCTTGTGGCCGAACGTGTGCGCCTTCGTGGCAAGCGTCGCCGGGTTGAGGGCCTTCGTCGAAGCCTCCTTGATGTAGCTGCGCTCCTGCTCGAAGGAATGCGCCATGACGCGCCCGAGGTAGTCCGCCTTCTGAATGTCGGCGGCCATCGCCTGCTTCTCGGCCCACTCCGCAGCGGCAGCTGCGTGTTTCTCCTCTTCCTTCTTCTTCTTCTTTTCCTCGTCCTCCTCGTCCTTGGGCTCTTCCTCGGACGCGAGCTTCGAGAACTCGGCCCGGAACTCGCCGTAGAGTGCCTGGACATCCGCGTCGGACATCGAGTTCAGGTCGATCTGCTGGTCGCTGGCGACTTTCAGAAAGAGTTCGACCGAGGCTGTCTTCTCGGCCTCCTCGTCGGTCACCGTGCTGGCTTGCTTGGTGCCGTAGAACTGTGCGAGGTGTTCGTTCATCTGGGGTTCGGTAGCGGGCATCAGACTTCTCCAGTGGGCACGGGCCGAGTGTTCGAGGGTGTTCCCTCTACTGCCGTTGCGACGGTGTCAGACGGTACACCAACTTCGTCCCAGTAGGCCAGTTTGAGGAAGGCCGCTGAGAGGGGCGTGAACAGTGAATCAACGCTGACCGATGCCAGCTTACGCGTCTGTGCCGTCTTCGCCAACTGCGAAGAAGAAACAAACTCTTGAGCGTGAGTGACGAGGTCCATGATTCCAGTTCGATACCCGTTGTAGGCAGCTCCTATCTTACGCAGCGATACTGAAGGAAGGGAAGAAGTCGAACCACGCTTCTCTTTCGGAGAGTCGTGCGTAAGAAGAATCCGTTGTTCTACTTGCGGTCCAAAGGCAGAACGCTCTGAGAGAAGAGGCAACAGTAGATGCGCCAGTGTCTCAGAGAAGAACTGCGGGCCCATAGGCACATCGAGCGTGTCATTCGTCTTAGGGAAGACCGTTCCTTTGCGCTCTAGTTCATTCGCGAGAGGGCGTTGTCCCATCTGAATGAGGATGATGCGCTGGAACTCTCGCGGTCGAAGAACCATCCCCAGGCTCGTGGGTGTCGACAGTGCTTCCTCGAGGGGAGAGTCCGCCAGGATGTCGAGGATGTCCTTCGGGATGTCGCGCTCGTTCGCCGTGAGAACGGGTACGGCCTTGGCGGCGAACTGACTGGGCAGAACGTCCTTGGTGATCTCGGCGCCCTTGTCCTTGGCGCTCTTGAAGAGAGCAGCTGCAAGCTTCTCATCTTCGGGAATGGACTCGTCGTAGCCCAGCTTTTCAGCGAGCTCAGCACCGCCCATGAAGAAGTACGACTTACCCTCGCCGGCGATCTTCATCATCACCTTGGCGGTTTTGTCGGCGCCGATGAAGACGAAGCTGATGTCGAAGAAACGGGGGTAGTCGTTGAAGACGAAGACCTTACGCCCGTCCGGAAGAATCCGGTTCAGGTTCTTCCGGGTAAACTCGTCGTAGTCGTTGCGCGTGATGGATACGCCGGGGATGCCGTGACCCGTGCGCTTCAAGAGCTCCTTGTGAAACTCGAGGACCGCGTCACCAGGAGAACGATGTCGCTTCTTGTTGAAGGTGGCCTGCGCCTTCCGGTACATGTCCCAGTCGAGCGTGATGGACGACGTGTCGAATGGGACGCGCGTCCCCATGGAGACGTCGACGAACTGACCGGCGTGCAGCTTGTCCCAGACACCGGTGCCGCCGAACTGCTGACACTTGTCCTGGTCGACGCGCACCACGAGCTCGACACGCTTCATGCGTGGATGCCACGCAGCGAGCTCCACCTCACCGAACGCGCGCTTCGCATCCTTGTTCCGATGGTGGGCGAACGGGTGCGCGTTGTAGAAAGTCGGGAACCCGTACGCCCAGTCCCTCGCCTTGATCTTGTCGACGAGTGGATTGCCGGTCCAGTCATCCGGCTTGTGGATGAGGGACTCCTCAGTGAATGCGTCGCCGTTCACGTTTGAGTTATGCACGGCGAAGCCGCCCGCTGTATACGATGTATCCTCTGACACCTGCAGGTCGTACACGGGCAGCGCGACAGCACGTCGCTTCAGTTTCGTGACTGCCGACAGAATGAAGCCACCCGGATGTATGTAACTCTTCGAGCAGGTTTTCTTACCACGCAGCTGTGCCCCACCGACCAGCAAATTGAATACAGGCTTACCGGCGTACCAGGTCGCCTTCGTGTTGTGCCGTCCACTGATCGAAGACACGATACCCAGACGCGCCAGAAGCAGACGCATGCCACGCAGTAGTGCCTCTGAGGCCGACACGCAGGTGTTGCTGCCTGCACCCTTGGCCCCGACCTTGGCGGTACACCCGTCACCACCGGCATACGCGAAGAAGAACTCGCGCTGCCATGCACGCGGCATACGAAGCAGCTCCTCGCTAAGGCACTTGTGTTCCGCGCCTCTGCCGATGTGCATCGCGCACGCGCTAGCGAAGGCCGACCACGCCAGCTCTACGCGTATGGAGTGCGTCTTCTTGTTGTGTATCTCGCACACGGCGTGCCCGTACTGCGCCGCTACGGTACGCACACGCATGAGCGTGCCGATCTCCGTCTCACCAATCACAAAGACAACCTTCGCGAGCGGACGCTCTCCACTGCTGTGCCGTGGGCTTCCGTCTCGCTTCGTCCTGAAGCACTCGTTGGCACACCCTTCGGCGGCGTACAGCCCGAACAAAAAAGCAAGGTCCTGGTTGGCCCAGACCGTACCCATGGCCTGCGGAGACTCTTCCAGCGGGAAGGGTTCCGAAACCATGTCCCCTGGGCGTAGGTCCCCGATGGGAACCCACGCGAATGCCAGGCCGCTCAACATGCGCTCACGACGCCACTCAACAGGCACGCACCGGTCTGCTCGATAAACAAGGTCGCGTCTCTTCTTGCGGAACTCCTCACGCGGAACAACCCACAGCTCGTGGTTCGGCGTCGCCGATAGAGCAGGGGACAGGCGAGACAACCCGCAGACGGACAGGTCTATGAGCTCTCCGGTGAGGTCCTTGACCTGTACGCCCTCCACTACGCGCCAGCGATTGCGGTGTGTCAGCACCTGCGTGCCGACCGCTACCTGCTCGATCAGCATCGTACCGGCACGCGTCTGTACTGCAGTACCGGCAGGGAAGCAGCCCCACGTTTCGCTGGCGCCCATCGCGTTGACGAGAACGTACTGCGCATTCTTGCTGGGCTTCAGCGATGCGATGTACTGCGAGACCTCTGGCAGGAGAGTCGGCGCTGCTGTCTTCTCGAACACCGCGTCGGACGGACCAAAGAGGGGGAACGTGTGGATCCCCGTCTCGTCCTCCCCACGGAATAGCGCGACCTTCAACATGGGATGTCAGCGAGAGAAGTGGGCCTTCGGTCCGGAACGTTGAGCCGCCGCTGCCTCCCATGCCTGGGAACGATCCTTGAACGGCCGGGGACTGCCTTCTCCTGTTCCTTCCTGCGCTTCTTGCGCTCGCATCGCCTGTACTCTCTCGTTACTGCGCCCAAGCTCCTCCCCTACTTCCCCAAACCCACCGACTCCCTGCCGGCGCACTGGCTTGTTCGTACGCATGAAGCCCACAGGGTCCTTGAAGGGCTTGCCCCCTCCCGGCGATGCCATGCCTTTCTGCGCGCCCTGCAACATCGCAGACCCGATCCCCTGCGGAGCGTGAGTGCCTCCGCCTAGCATCTTGTGTCGTGAGTCGAGCGCTCCGTTGATGAGACCGTTCACTCCCATGGGGTTGTCGACCATCTGACGCACGTAAGCGCCGGCGACGGTGGGATCCGAAGAGAACTCCGGAGCGAACGTCCGTAGTGTCGAGAACATCCGGTTCACCTTGCGCGGGTCGCTCTGGTGCAGCTCTTGGAGGTCGTCGTTCTCGGCGAGCATGGCCTTGAAGTCGCGGGATTTGGTGGCCGCGTCATAGATGGCGTGTCCTGCCATGCCGACTGCGGCAACAGCGCCCGCGCCAAGTGCCGCTGCTCCGGCACCAACGATACTGCCGGCAAGGTTCTTCGGCGCCATCACAGCCTTAGCCGCCTGGCCGAAGGCCTGCCCGTACCCAGCAGCTTTCTTCTCGAGGTACTCCGTCAGCGGGTTCTCACTGGCCATTCTGGATTCTCCACTCGTGTTCTTGCTGCGCCTGAGTGCCGGGGACCTGTTGGGCGACGGTGCGAACCGTAGCGCGCGCCGCGCGCGCCGGGAGGCTGGGGCTGTTCTGGTAGTGGGTGTACGCCTCGTTGGCCGCGATTCCTGCCGCCATGTGCGGTGCGAACCTCGTAGCAAGTCCAGCAGCTGTGCCGGCGAGCGGATGAATGTGCTTGGAGACTGCCTTGTCGACAGCACCACCTGCGTCAGCCGCAGCGCCCGTGATCCCTTTGATGATCTTCCCCGCGGTGGAGTCGGCCTGCTTTAGGATGCCGGTGAGTCCAGCGTGATTCGCGACCACATCCTTCCGCACCTCGCGTGCCTCAGCGAGCTTGTTGAGGATGCCGCAGAAGTCCGCGAAGTCGACGACAAGTTCGTGCTCGGGGTTCACTAGGCTGCCCTGGCTGGCCACCTTGTCGAGGGAGGAGAGCATCTCCTCGCCGCCGTGGAACACTCCCTCGCGCAAGAGGCGCGGGGTGAAGAGCTCGAAGGCGACCTTGACGTACTCCTCCGAGGGAGCCGTGCTTTCCCAGGCCTGCATGATCTGTCCGAGCGAGACGTTGCTGAGAGCCGCCTGCTTCACGTGGTGATAGACGCGGTCACCGCACTCGGCGTACGCGACCTCGAGGCCGCTGATCTCGGTGAGGAGATGGTCCGCGGCGCCGGCTAGCTTGTCGCGCAGGTCGATGATGGGGCCGTATGGGTTGGCGAAGGGCTCCTCCGCTTCGGCTTCTTTGACCCCGAACGCTTCGCGCAGGAGCGCGTCGTCCTCATCAGCCGAGGCTGTCTTCGTGTGGCCCCCATGGGAGGGAGGCGAACTGTAGTCGAGCGTGCCGCGATCGAAAACAGAACCGCCACCGCCGGAATTGAGGTCCTTGAGGATCTCAGACGCATCGGCGGGTCCACCCTCGAACTCGATGACCCGGTGGGCCGACCCTTCCTTCTTGAACTCCGACAAAAAAGCGGCGGTGTTCGTGAATTCGACGACGCGCTTGACCTGCTCCGGGCTGAACATCGCCTCCTTCACAGTGCCGATCACAGCCTCCGTAAGGCTGGCGTACTTGCCGTTCGCCCAATCTGCGGCTGCCTTCTTCCCGAACACCTCCAGATGCTCACCCGAGATCGAACGAGCATGCTCTTGCTGGTGCGTAAAGGCGTTGGGTTGATCGCTCATACGCCGATAGTAGCGCGCACTCATGCTAAAGAGAAAGACCCCGCGACGGTTGGCGCCGTCCGAGGCCGAGACCAGCACCTGGATGAGAGGCACCGATGTCCGAAGAAGTAACACGCGATCGGCACGCGCGTTGGCGCAACAAGCACAGGGAACGTTTGCGCGTCGAGGGAGCGGCCTACGCACGAGCCCATCCCGAGAAAGGCCGGGCACAGTGTCTGAGGCGCTACGGACTGACGCCAGAACAGTACACCGCCCTATTCGCCAGACAAGGTGGCCGCTGTGCCATCGACCGGAGATCGACATCGACAAGCGGTACGGCACGGTACGTCTGCTCGCCGTGGATCATGACCACGTCACGAACAAAGTTCGCGGCCTTCTGTGTCGTCGATGCAACACTGCACTCGGACTCCTCAACGACAGTCCCTTCTTGATGCACGCCGCAGCCGACTATCTGGAGCACCACCATGCCGAAGCCCGAACCAAGTGAGTACGTGACCAGGGATGAAGCGGCCGAGCTCCTAGAGGTCGACCTACGCACCGTTGTCCGATGGACGAAAAGCGGTCGCCTTGTGGCAGCCTCTTTGCAGAAGAGTGGTCCGAAAGGAGGGCGCCCCTCGGTCCTCTACAAGCGGGCCCACATCGTGGAGATGGCAGCGCTCCTCGCCGACCAGCCCGATCTGGCGAAGATGCACGCGCTCGGCTTGCGGAATGCCGCGTCTGTCTCAACCCTCGAGCGACGCACCGACGAAATCTATGACGCGATGGGACTGGGTGTCGCAGCCCTGCGAACGGACGAGAGCTCCATGCACGCGCTGTTCAACGAGACGAACTACGCCCCGGATCGAACGATGCTCCGGACCGTTACGTGGGTCCGCATGTGGGGCTCGCACTTCTTCGGCATGAACACGTTCTACTTCGAGTTAGCCAGCCAGGTACTGCAGAAGCCGGACGTCTGGCAGTACTACATCGCCTTTGGGGACCTCATCGAGTATCGCGCCCAGGACCTCCTTCAAGTTGTCATCCAGAATGACGCGGAGCTCGTGCGCGCGTATCGCTACCTCGCGGCGGCGAAGCGGCATCTCTTCTACCAGGGCTTCATGTACTGCGTGCAGCACCACGGCATGCAGGCGGCCGTCGCTAAGCTCGGTCGCCCACCGAACGCCATCACCGAAGTCACAGCGCTGCTGAACTAGCCCTGGTTCGTCGGGCCGCTCCAAGTAGAACGGAGCGGGCCCACACCCGGGAGCTCGCGGTTCGGCGCGATTATGTCGGGGCGCGGGAACTTGAGCATCGAGGCGAGGAAGCAGTAGAGCACCGCGTGCATCGTGTCGTCAGGACGATCAGGACGATGGTCGTACTGGAGCATCCGCAGCGTGCTGTTGTACTTCGCGAAGATGTTCAGGAAGTCATTGCCGTGCGGGTCCTCGAACTCGTCCCAGTTCGGGAACTCGATCTGCTTGCGCTTCACGGCGTTGAAGAGGTCGCTCATCACCTCCGTGCGAACCGCCATGTAGCGGCGGAAGCCGGGGTGGAAGTAGAGCTTCTTCTTGCCACGCGGAAGGTACTGGTACTTCCAGATGCGCTTCGGTCCGAAGAGGCGTGTCAGGTGGTCGTTGGGGTGGAAGCCTCCGCCGTAGTCGGCGCCCACCAGGAGGACGTTGAAGTACTGGAGCATCTGCGAGATCTTCGTGAGCTGCGGCTCCGGGTTCACGTCCTCCCCGGTGAAACGGTGCGCATAGAAGATGCGGAATCGGTTGCCGATATACGTGCCGAGAACGAGCACCGTGTACGTGTTCTCTCCGGTGTTGCCTTGATAGGCGATGCAGCCGTTGCGCTCCGTGACGATGTAACCGGTGGGGACCGCACAGCAGTACACCTTGCCCTTGTAGGGTACGTGCTTCACGGCGTTGTGTGGAACATTCAACTGGTAGTCACGCCCCTCGGACCACAGCGCCCGCCAGCGCGTCTTGTGGTTGCCTTCTGCGGGCTTGTGGAGGCGGACGACACAGCGAAGGCCGAGGCGGATACAAATCTCCTGGAAGTCGTCGCACAGCCCCTTCGACGTCGAGTAAAACGCGCCGCCGGTGCAGCCCTCCCGCGGGTCCGTGTAGCCGTCCCCGTCGACGAGCGCATGGAACAGGATGCGGAGCTGACGCGGCGAGAGCGATAAGAACTTCCGCGGGATGCGTTTCTCATCCCCCTCGACGCCGATGTTCTCCGCGTACCAGGACCAGTACTGCTTGCCGTAGATGGTCCAGTTCACATCGCCGGTCTTCGGATTCGGGAACCGCGAATGAGGTACCGCCAGCTTGTCCAGGCAGCGCTGCATCTTCAGGTAGGTCTCGTGGTTGATGGTCTCACGTTGAGACATCTTCACGCACGACATCCGGCCGTCGTCGAAGCACACGCCGCCCTCTGTGATGAGGTAGCCCAGCAACTCGAGCCAGTCGTCCATCGGCACCGTGCGCGCATCCGACCCGCCATAGCCAGGAGACGCTGGAAGTCCGGGCAACGTGAATCGCTTGACCTCTTCCCCTACCCAGCTCACGTGCCCGACAAACGACACGCAGCCGCCGCGCTCCGCTGTAACACCCGCGGACTCGGTGACCCACTGCTCTCGCCCAGCGACCGTGACGCGCATCCGATGCGTCGTTGTGACCATCAGGTCCAGGCCGCCGCGGGTCTTGAAATGGCGCAAAGGCTTGTCCCAATCACGCACCGTTCGCGCTAGTGGGCGCACGAAGGTCATCGCCCGCGTCTCTGGATCCCACTGTGCCACACGGTCGTCGTCGACGAGGTCGCGGAAGTACTTGAAGCCGTCCTCCGTCAGGATGCGGGTCTCTTCGTCATGGCAACCCCAGTCTATGCCTGCGAAGACTGGCTGTCCCGCACTGAGAGTCTTGTACTTCTCCAGGCTGTGCGAAAGCATCGAGCCGCCCGTGCAGCACTCCTTCAGCTGCTGTCGCGTAAGAGGACGCAAGCCGGAGTCGTACGAGATGCCGAGCACTTCGTTGTGGAAACGCGCACGGTCATAGCGCGTGTAGTCCAGCATGATTTCTTGCCATGACCGCCACGGCACCATCAGCTGCGGGATGCGGTAGCTCTCGAAGATGCCCTTCGACTGGAGCATCGTCCACTGTGCGTCGCTGTGCGCGGGATCGATGGGTTTGTGGCACTTCTCACAGGAGAGACCCTTCTTCTGGATGTTCGCCTCCCCAAGGATGTTCCAGTACCGGCCTGTCTCCCCACCGTGCCGGTCGCAAGGAACGGCCCACTCCCCCATCGTCGACATCGGGGTACCGTCCTTCGACGTCCCGCTGCGGTAGTACTCGATGGAGTTGTCTAGACCCTTGGGTGTACCTGCGTAGATGAAGCTCTTCCACTTGTCATCGGCGTGGCTGACGGCCTGCTCGATGACCGGGATGTTGTCCGAGAGGATGTCTTGGATCTCGTCGATGCACAGACGCCAGGCAGAGATACCTCGGATGCGGTCGGCGTTGAGGAAGGCGTAGCGGAGCGTGATCTTCGAGCGATTCACGAACTGCTTCTCAAAGACGTTCTGCTGGAGGAGTGTTGTCGTGAAGCCTTTCAAAACGTCGCTGGTCTCGAGAGGTTCTTTCAGGCGGTCGACCGAGAAGGTCTTGGTCTGCGTCGCCGACGGGGAGACGTAAAGCGTACGGTACCCCGGGACCATGCAAGAGTACGCGACGGCCAGGTTCCCGAGCGCCGTCGACTTCTCGACCTGACGACCGCACATCAGATGGATGCGCTTCGCTGGCGTGTCGTAGATGCGCCGCATGTGACGACGGCCGTTGAAGCTGAACGGCACGTGCGTAGGGTCAGTCTCCTTCTGGATGTTCGTGTTCGGCATCCGGAACGCGAACTCAGTGAACTCCGAAGGCATGACGCTCAGCATCCCCGCCGGTCGTGCGAGGGATGCGTCACCGAAGAGGTCGTAGTCGCCGCACGGGTCGTCTTCAGGAGCCCAGCCCGACGCGAGAATCTCGTCGATCAGTTCTTGCTCTCGCAGGTCTTCTTCAGCATCCTCGTCGGTGTAGGGCACATCGTCCACTGCTACATCCGGTTCAATACCCATCGTCATGTTTCCACCGAAGCCTACTCACAACCCGCAAGAGCTGCTGAACAATCTCTGGATGAGTGTTCAACGTGCTGGGCCGGTCTTCACCGCGGACGCGAACATCATCCCGAAGGGAGACAAGCAAAGCTGCTCCATCTGTCTCGCGCCTGGCACCCTGATGCACGAGGTGAGACACGCCTTGCGGCGGTACATCAAGGCATACGCCAGGGACAGCGGCTGGCACTTGAGCGACATCCGCTTTGAGCGCAGCTACTTAGCCTTCTCCATCGAGCCCTCAAGCGCGGAATCGAGCCTGTCACAGAATCCAAGTGCGAAGCGCTGAGGGTCTAGCTTCATCCCGGCCCCCTTCGCGCGTAGCCACCAAGAGGCCTTCTCCTCCGTATACGCCGCGACCAGCCGGCGCTCGTCGGCGTCGAAGTACTCCTTCGCGACCTCCTCCATCACCTGCGGAAAGAGTTCAAGCCAGTACTTGTGCGGGGTCAGCGACAGAGTGAACGTTCCGTCAGGAGTCACCCAGTGCGGCAATGCGTTGGCTTCCTTGGTGACGTAGAAGTGATAGACCGCGTCCCCTTCCGTCACCGCCACTTCGGCAGAGAAGGTCGTGAGGTCCTCAACCCTCGTGAAGTGGAGGGGCAGAAGGGGGAGCACCCCCTTCTGTTCCCCCGAGACCGTCTGCGTCACCTGGGTCGGGGTCAACTTCGTCGCTGTCATCTTTCCCATCGGGCATTCCCTTCATCGGCACGAGCTCTGCTGTGTGGTTTCCCGTACCCCCAGAGAGCTCGGCAATCGTGGGGACGGGAGTCGGGTCTGTGCGCAGAGCAATGGTCTCGAGGCCCTTGAGCCCGTCGTTCGGACGTCCCAGTGTCTGCTGGATGTTCGTGATCGTCTGGGCCGCGTTCAGCCAGGTCGCGTACTCCTCCGCTGCATGCGGTCCACCGATCATCAGCGCCTGGGCAGCTGCGTGGAAAGTCCGTGCTACGAGATCCTCGATGCTCTCCATGATGTTCCCCACAGGGGGCAGGAAGCCGAGAGCCTGCTGCACCGCGTACGCTGAGAACACCGAGTTCGGCATCGAGACGGCGAAGTAGCGGGGGTCCTTGTAGTAGGCGCGCCTCAGGATGTCGGAACGACCTTTGAGCTCCGGGATGGACTCCTCCATGATCTTGTAGCGAATCTCCAAGAGGATGCGGAGCTTCGGTACGTCGAGCGCGGTGGTATCCCAGAAGTAGTGCTTGTACAACCCGACAGAATCAGGGGTCGCAAAGACCTGGTACGCACGCATCAACGCAGTGGCGATTGTCAGAAAGCTCTGCCCGCACATGAGCATCGCCTCGACCTGCAGCTTGGCGCGCGCGTGCTCGAGGATGGACCGGGACAACCGCATCGTCTGGTCCGGAATGTAGAACCGGTTGATGCCGTTCTCGCAGATGTACATGAACGACGGCTGATGACTCTGGTCCGTCGGATAGAAGATCCGCGGCCGAGGCGGCATCTTCTTTCGGAGGCTGTCGATGTACTCCGGCGAGATGAAGTCGAGCCCGTCATCGATGAGACGCTCCTTGATGTCGGCCGAGGAGTACTCGTCGGGATGGACTACCAGCGCACGGATGTACCGCTCAGCAGGGCTGGTTAGGCGGAGTGATGCCACAGCCCGGTAATAGCGTCCTGACAGGCTTATGTAAAGGCTAACTTCGCTGTACCTTCGGCTATAAGAGACGAAGGAGAGCAACATGCCCTACGCCAGCGCAGAGACGCGTCGACTGTACAACATCTGGAACCAGATGCGTCTGCGCTGTACCGACCACAATCACGATGCCTACGTGATCTACGGTCACCGAGGCATCACAGTGTGCCCTCGTTGGCTGCCCGGCTTCGACAAGTACAACCTGAAGAAGGGCTTCGCAGCTTTCTGTGAAGACATGTCGCCGCACCCAGGTCCTGGTTACTCACTCGATCGAAAGGACAACGATGAGGGGTACTCGAAGGAGAATTGCCGTTGGGCAACCAAAGAAGAGCAAAACAGGAACAAAAGAAACAATCACATCATCACATACAAAGGGCGCACTCAGACTGCCGTGGCTTGGGCGCAGGAGTTGTTCCCGGAGAATCCCGGACGCATCCAGACACGCCTAGCTAAAGGTTGGTCCGTAGAGGACGCACTAGGTACGCCCATCCGCCTGAAAACGGCCGCGCGGCGACGAGGTCCTTTGACGCACAAAGGGGAAACACTGTCCGTGCAGGAGTGGGCTACGCGGCTATTCCCCGAGAATCCAAGCATCCTACACGTACGACTAGGACGCGGCTGGGATCCTGAGCGCGCCTTATCGACACCAGCGCGCTAGGCAAGGAGACTTCTAGCCTTTTGCTTAGCCAGCGGTGAAAGCAAGCTGCTGGAGACCCTCGATCACTTGCTCCACGGTGCGCATCGCCTTCTCGAGTGCGGGGACAGGAATGTTCCGCAGACCGAGGCGTGCTGCCAGAAGGAGCTCGCAGATCTTCTCTTGCGCCTCGTCGATCTTCGGGAGGTACGAGATGAAGACGCCGAGGTTCTCTGCGTTGAGGAAGCCGAGGGAAAGAACCGCATCGACTGCCGTAGGGTCCGGGATGATCGCAGCCTCCTTCACGAGGTCACGCTTCAGCCAGGTTGCTGCCTCGGCGGCAGGCCCAGCCTCCGCAGCGAGTTTTGCCGCATCTATCTTTGTCTGAAACGCGGCGGGCTGGATGTAGTGCGCCACGCGCACGTCGACGGGCACGTTGTGGTACTCCGCCTCGCCCATCTTCTTCTGAGCGTAGGCCATGTCCACGCCGAGGCCCGCGAGGAGGAAGAGCGTGTCGTCGATGCTCATGAAGGAGCGTTCGTCCGACGCGAGCTTGTCGACGGGGAAGCCGCTGACAGAGAAGGCCCCACCGCCACCGCGGAGGGTGACGGTCGCGAGCGCGCGCTGCGCCTGGGCTTCTTTGCTGAAGCCCTCCGGCTTCTCGACGAGCGTGGTGTCCTCCGCCTTGTCGAGCGGCAGCCAGGAGAACGTGTCGGGGATGAGCAGACGGTCGCCGTCGGGGGACGGCATGACCTTCTGGATGTTCGGCTGCACCGAGATCTGCACTTCGCGGCCGTCATACGTGACGCAATGGAGCACCGCGCCGCCGTTCTGCTGGTCGTTGACCGAGCCCTTCACGGTGACCGGGATGGTGGCCTCCGCCTTGCCGTTCTGGAGCACGTGGTAGAAGCACCCCACTCCCTTCGGAGTCCCCTCGAAGATGCTGCCTCCGTGGCCCGCGTGAACGCCGGCGATGTCGCTCTGGACCGCGTAGTGGCTGCCGTTGGTAAAGAGGGCGATGGGAAGTGACGTGCCGTCGACGTCGATGAGGTTCGGAAAGACGTAACCGACCAGGTGCCGGCCTTTCTCGTCCTGCACCTTGTACATCCCGAAGTGGTCGATGGGCATCGGCTTGTCTTCTTCGGGGCTCTCCGGCTCACCCACAGGCTTGTCGACGACGTTCTTGTCGGCTGCCTCGCCTTCCGCGGGCGGCTGATCCACGGTCATCGTTGCAGAACCCGTCTCGTCTGCCGCAAGGACGACCTTTCCACCGAGCAGCCTGTAGGCCGCGCCGCGGTCGAGGAGCTCTTCCTTCGGAGCCCAGCTGACGCGCGAGGCGGACTTCGCCAGGTACCCCTCGTCCACCTTCTGGAGTTGGATGACCGTCGGACGGATGGCATCTGCTTCGGCTGTCTTCGGGGTGTACTCCAGGAGCGCCTTCAGAGAGTCGCCCGATGCGTTACCGTTGGCGACGAACTGCCGCTGCAAGCCCATGTCGCTGCCCATCTTGGCGATGAACGCGTCGTAGTCCTTCTCGGCGATGGTCGGCAGGATGGCTGCGAGGACCGAGGCCGCCTTCGGCATCGCGGCCGTGGCCTTCGTTGCCGCGATGTTCGCGCCGGCCAGGTACTTCTGCCCCTTGGCTGCAGCAGCTCCACCCTCGCCCACCATCTGAGCTCCGCGCCCCATCATCGAGCGCGACGCGCCGGCGAGTGCCTGCGGATTCGTCTGCTTCTTCAGATAACTACCGACGGTCGAGAGACTCAGCGCCTGCTTCACTTTGGCCTGCTTCGCCTCTGCGTAGGCCTCCTCGAGGAACGACTCGAACGCCGAGCCCTCTTTCCCCATGCCCACACTCATCGTGGCGCCGCCCCCGCCGAAGCCGTAGTTCTGACGGTACGGCGGGTAGAGCTGGCCGATGAGGGACATGTCGCCGGGCCCGCGGCCTGTGATGTCGAAGGCCTGGGGGCGGAAGATGGCCTGGCGCAGGCGCATCTCCGTGAGGGGCAGGAGCTTCGACTCGCCGGCGACCATCAGGTCGAGAGGCTGGAGCTTCTTGTCCTTGATGATGACGGGGACGCGCACCTTCTGGATGCCAGCCGCCGCGCTCCCCGCCGGGTCAGCGCCGTGCTGAATCTCGGTCTTGTTCTGGATCTCGAGATGACCGAAGCCGTACCCGCGCTCCCCGTCGACCTTGTCCATCGTGACCTGCGGCTCGAAGTCCGCAACGAACGGGCACTGCTTGTAGACCTCCTGCATGACCTCGGTCGGCCACTGGTTGGGGTCGTCGGAGAGCATCGTCTCCCCACCGGCGGTCTTCTCGAACTCGACATCGGGGGTGAGGAACAGCGGCTGCATCGTCATGGGCGGTCTCCGTCGACAAGCGTACCAAGAACAGACTCTGCGTGGAACAACGCTAGCCGGTCAGGAAGATGGCGGACATTGCAGTCGCTGCCGTCGGGTCCTTCGTGATGAGCATGATACCGGCCACGTCATCCGTCGGAAGAATCGTCGTAGATCCGAAGGGCCCACTGCCTGTGATGCCACCGGCGGCGATCATTCCGTAGAAGTCCGCCCCTACGCTCTGCAGAGTCTCGGTGCCTTGAGCAGGGAAGCCGAAGGCGAGCAGCATCACCGGACCCGCAGACACGGCTGCGCTGATCGTAGCGATGAGGTCAATGATGGGGAGCTTGATCGCGAGCGAGGCGCTGATGAGTGCCTGGATGCCGGCCACCTGCACACCCAAGAGGGCGGTCAGTCCTAGAGACGCGGACAACGAAGCGCTCAGCTGCACCGAAATCGAGGGAAGTCCAAGCGAGAGAAGAACGCTGATGCTCGCCTGAATCTGGATGCTGGCCTGGAGCTGAGCTTCGAGCGCCGCGATGGGGTTCGAGATCGAGAGGCCGACGTTCAACTGGAAGGAAAGCGACGCTTGTAACTGCAGAGACAGGCTGATGCCTAACGTGCCCAAGCCGAAGCTGCCCGTAAGCATCAGATCGAACTGCGCAAGCAGCGGCACAATGGCCGTGATGGAGCCGTCGAGCGCGACGTTGATGGCTCCGAGCGGAAGTGCGCCGATGACCGTCAGCATGCTGTGGTTACTGTACGCGCAGGCGGGTTCGTCAGGTAGCTGGCTGCACGTAAGAGGAGAGCTGGGTCGTCCTTGAAGCGGCCGATGCCCTGGTTACAATTTGTGCACAGTAGGCCGCGCACTTGTTTCTTCGAGTGATCATGGTCCACACGCCAACGTACCGGCTTTCCGTTCCGAACCTGCGGCTCTTTGCGCCCGCAGATTGCGCAGCATCCTCCCTGCATTCTCTCGAGCTCTTCGTACTGCTCGAGTGCGATGCCGTAGCTTGACTTGAGCTTGGAGGATACGACCTCACGTGGATGTGCTGCTGCATACTCCCGTTGGTACTTCGCAGCGCGTATTAGCTGCTTGGCGTGCTGTGCAGGATCTTCCTTACGCCGCTGCTCTTTCGCGCGCAGCTTCTCTGGGTTTCTAGCTCGCCACGCAGCATCTTGGGCGCGAGTAGCATCCGGGTGAGCTGCCCGCCACTCGCGCACCTTCGCTGCGTGCGCTGCGCGTCCCTCCGGTGTGACTCGCTGCTTTTGCGCTTGCTCCCGATTGTACCGACGACGCTGGTCTAGGTCTTTGAAAGGCATGCCTTCGGGTACTGTTTCAGGCGGCAATCGTCAAGCGAGAACATCCGGGTTGCCGCCGGTGTTAGTACCAAACACCTTGCCTGTGAGGAGCAGGTTTCCTGGTGTCGGTAGGATCTGCATCGTGCCCGTCACAGGCCCTCCAGTAGGAGGAAACGCAGGCGCCGTAAATATGACCTGCATCAGAGGTGAAGTCGCCGTGAATGGTTGCGTAGGATCTATGGGCGTTGTTACGACGTCACCCTGTCTGACTACCGGCAACGTTCCGGCGCCTAGGCGTACAACCTTCCCCTTGATAGCCGTGTAGGACCCTCCGTCGATGTCGATGCCGTTGACGGCGGTCACCGAGATGGAGTCCTTGCACGTAAGCGTCACGGTGCCGGTGACGTCGAAGGTGAGATTCTTCGTAACCTGGAAGTAGAAGTTGCCGGCGAAACGCGCGAGCCCGTTGCCCTGCCGATCGAAGGTGAACTTCATCACCGAGGCTGCGACCGCACCGCTCAGGACCTCGCCCGTCTGGGTGTTGAAGCCCTTCGGTGAGACAGTCACCTCATAGACGATGGGGTTGCCCCCCTTACCGTCATCGCCAGCGCCCACGCCTGCGGTGCCGATGCCCGTCGAGTCGGGCTCGGGGATCGGGTTGGTCACGTAGCCGGACGCGATCTTGATGTCGGCAGCTGCGTCGTTCGCGAACACACGCAGCGTCTGCATGTACGTCGCGGGGTACTGCGAGATGGAGGGCCCCACCTGGATGCCCCACGCTATGGTGCCACCCGCGTTGTCGTGCTCGTAGTTCTGGCTGATGTCGATGACCTGGTTGTTCAGCGGAATGAAGATGCGCTGAGCGAGCTCGGTAGAGCCGATCTGCAAGACACCGCCGCGGCGCAGGATGACGAAGTTGTCGTCACGCGTACGCACCCAGATGTCCCCCGGGTTGGCCGGAGGACGCCCTCCTGCAAAGCTCGAGTCTGTTGAGTTCGCTACCGGAGCTCCGTGTGAGGCGGTGCCTTGCGGCGCGTCTTCCGTGGAGGCGTCGACGGTCTCCGACGCCATGACGAAGCACAGCACGAACGGCGGCGAGGTATCGCTGGGGAGGGCGACCATGACCGTCGCGTTCACCTCAGGCATCACGTAAACGCCCTCACCGTTCGAGTGGTGCAGGTAGGGCGAGCCGACCGAGATGCCCTTGTAGAACGTACGATCGAACTGTCCCTGGACATCGACCGTCCAGTTGTTCAGGTTGTAGTTCACAACCTTGCCTTGGACGATCCGACCCGCATCGTGCCCCTGCCGGCCCGTGAAGGAGGTACGAAACTTCGAGGCCACGGGCTGACTCTACCTCAGTAATGGTGCGGAGCGACGTCTTTGAGGTGACCTTGGCCCGGAACAAGAGAGTCCTTCTTCGTTAGGCCTACCTCAGCCCCAAACGCAAGGGCCGGGATCGGATGCGTGCCATGCACAAGGGAGACGCCATGGACGGCCGCAGCCTCCTGGAGCGTTTCGCGCAGGTGGTTGTGCTGCAACTTCGCCATCCAGTCCTCGTGGAGTCCGCGCGGCATGATGTCGATGCCTTTGAGAACGGGGCTGTGTTCGATGGGCGCCTTGCCGGCGCGAATGAGCTCCTCGTTCATCTTCCGAACAACAGGGAGCGGACGGAACTCTCCACGCAGGACAGTGTCGTGGTCACCTGGGTCTTCCACACGCGTGAGGCTGCCCATCGACTTCACCACCATCTCGATAGCGCGGCGCTTGAGACCCTCGTTCTTGTAAAGGTCAAAGATGGCCCCGGTCAGATGGTTCTGGACCTTGTCCATAGAGCCCGTGGCCGCAAAGAGATGGTGCGGATTCACCACAGTACGATTCGGATCGGAGAGGTTCTGCCCGGCCTCGACCTTCATCCCCACCTTCGGCGGGAACCAGGACTTGTAGCCAGCGATCACCGAGGCCCCTGGGAGGTTCTCGTGCAGGGCAAAGCCGCCGGCGTCCTTGCCGACGTGGTGCTTGCGTCCGCCCACGAAGATGTCCACGCCCGTCGCAGTCGGCTGGATCTTGTCGATGGTTCCTGCAGCGCCGGCGATGGTCGCCTGATTCGCAAGCTTCTTCGGCAGCCGTAGGAGGTTGTCGAAGTGTGCGAAGGCGCTGAGCAGCTTCGAGCCACCCTGCTCGCTGACGCCTCCAGTGTGGAAGCTCTTGAGGGTAAGCTGCACCGCGCGCTCTCCGACGGCGTGTGCGGCCTGCACACCGACGTTGGTGCCGAGCTCGTAGTGCTGCCCGCCCGAGGTCAGGCCTGCACACTTCTGGCAAACGCCATGCTCTTCCTCGCATTTCAGCGGCGAACGCACCACGATGCTGGCATGCGGGTCAGCCGCGCGGATCTTCCCGACCTCCGCCGGCGTGAGCATCGTGCCCGCAGCGATGTGTGTGTTGCCGTGGTTGAAGTCCTGTTGGAGGTAGCGGTCGTGGACGTCGGGCTCGTTGATGTCGAGCGCAACGCCTTCCTTCGTCCCACAGTCGTGACTGTTGACAAGCACGTTCACCATGCTCTGCATCAGCACCTTCGAGAGGGCGCCGGGCTTCTCGACTTCCTGCACCTTCATCACAGCGCCGCGGCGAGCTCCGTGCATCTGGGTCCAGTAGCTACCCATGTCGAGCCCCTCGGAGTAACTCTTCGTGACGGCGTTCGGGATGGGACGGTCGTGCGCGTCACGGTAGATCATAGGCGCCAGTACCATCTGCCGGTACTGATCCCACCCTGGCTTCACGCCGGCCTTGTACATCGTGAAGAGGTTGCTGGGATGTTCCTCTTGACTCTTCACGTGCAGCGCCTTCATCTCCGCAGCTGCCTCGTTGTACAGAGCGACGACCTGGTGATCCTTCTGCGCCTGCGTCAGCTTCGTGCTGGCTGCGACTTGCTTGACCTTCTCTTCGATCGGCTTGAGCGCCTTCTCTCGAGAAACCACGTCCGGTACGAAGTCCTTGAGTGAGAGGGAGTGCGTAGGCATCGGGACGAAGATGCTCTTGTGCGGATCAAGCGCAGCGTTGTGGACCCCTCCCTTCCCGAACTCGAACGGGTGACCCATACCTGTGGGGCGCGGGACCAACACGGAGCCGAAGGCCGCCCCGTTGCCGAGGTCCTTGAGTTTGTTGACGGAGCTGTCGTAGCTCGCGGTGTGCTCACGCGCGATGCGGGTGAGTAGCTTGTCGAGCCCCTTCGTGCCGCCCTCTTTCGCGCCTGCGTTGTCCAGGCGGTATTTCATGTCGTGCATCATGTGCGACTCGAGGTCGGGCGGCACCGCGCTGGACAGGAGCACGCGCCCTGGCGTCGTCATGCCGCCAGGAAGGTGGACCTGGTCGGTCATCTCAATGTGGCCCTTCTGCACAGCAGACAGCACCTCCGCAGGGTTCCCGTACTTCTTCCCTGTGTCCTTGCCGACCACCGAGAGCTTGTAGAGACCGAGTGCGCTCTCGAGCGTGGGCTGGTACATGCTCTTGCCCGAGGCATCGCTGAAGAGATTGTTCGAGGGGAACATCTTCCGCGCCTCAGCCTTGGCTGCCTCTGTGATGGGCACGTACGCGCTCATCGTGTCGCCGTCGAAGTCCGCGTTGAAGCCGCCAGTCACGAGAGGGTGGATCTTGATGGCGTTGCCTTCGACCGCGCGCGCCTTGAAGGCCTGGATGCTGTACTTGTGCAGAACCGGATCGCGCTTCAGGAGCACGGGATGGTCTGCCATCACCTTGTCGAGCGCCTTCCAGACCTGCGGAGTTGGCTTCGCAAGCAGGGGCGGCGCATCGAGCTCCGAGCCAATGGCTCCCATCTCCTTGAGCTTCCGCACCACGAAGGGCCGAAACAAGTTGAGCGCGGCGTTCTTCGGCAGACCCACCTCATCGAGACCGAGCGCAGGCTCAGGCACGATGGTGGAGCGCATCGAGAGATCCTGACGACGGCTCAGGAGCACATTCTGAAAGTAGCCGTACTTCGGTGAGCTCCCAGCGATGCGATGGAGGATACCCTTCTCCTTGGCGTCCGCGTACGGCGTGCCGACGCCCATGAGCGCCTTCACTCCGTCGTAGTAGTCGACGCGCAGGTCCCGCTTACCGGTCTCTAGGATGTCCCGCTTGATGACCGGATCCTTGAGCTCGTCGTTGACCTTCGCGAAGTCTGAATAGAGCTGGTTCAAGTCATCTGGCTTCAGGCTTCCGTCGGGCATCGGGGTGATAGGGCGCATCACCGGGGGGAGCACAGGCAGGTGGTGGAGCACGTACGCCTCGCTGGGCTTCAGCTTGAGGTCATGAAGCGCTCGCAAGAACTTCACTCGCTTCAGCGCCGGGTCGATCTTCGCCCCCGTCGCGCGATCGAGCGCCACTTGGGCAGGGCCAATCTCCTTACGCACATCTACGCGATCGAGGAGGAGCTTGATGCCCGCGCCACCGGTGGTGCCCTTGTTGGGGTCGGTCAGCTGCCCAGTGGGAGTCACGCCCTTCTCCCCATGAACGATGGCCTGGAAGTCCTTCTTGCCGATCTGGGCCACACTACAGATGGCCTTCTCGAAGAAGGGATTGGGCAGCGGTTCCGCGAGCTCGATGTGCGTCCAGTGACGCCCCCCGTGTCCGCCTGTAAGACGCTCGTCGAAGAGCCCCCCGGTGCGGGGCTTGAGTTCCCCCTTCGAGTCGAGCTTCGTGTTGAGCCGCTCGGCTGCGTGGGTCAATGCCTTTGGTGCGAGCTCGAGGACCTGCGCGTCCGTCATCGGAGAGAGCGAGATGCTGTGACCGACCTTGTCCACATTCACGCCGGTCGCCCGAAGCATGTCGGTGAACTTCTGGTAGGCGAAGGTCGGCTTCGGCGGTGGGATGAGTCCTCCCGACTGGATCGCCGCCCAGATCTTGTTGTGGTCGCTCGGCCATGCCTTGCGTGGGTCGGTCTGCGGGTCCACACCCTCGGACTTGTACGTCTGCATCTCGCGCAGGTTGGCTTTCGCTCCGTGCGCCAGGAGCGCGTAGAGATCGAGGCCACCGATGGAAGGACCGCCCGTGCCGGAGCCGCCCACGGGCTGCAGGTTCAGATCGTAGCCCTCAGGCTGCATCCCCGGGATGTTCATCCCGCTGCGCACCGAGAGCTTCTTCTCGACCTGATGGACGAGCTTCAGTAGGTGTTGCGGACCCACGAGTGCCTTGCCCAGAGACTGGTGCGTGTGGGGATCGAAGAGCTCCTCGGTGTCCTCGAGGCCGTGAGCCTTGAGGTCCGCGGTCACCTTCTCGAGCGCGTTGAACTTCGGCTGGAAGTTCTGGACGACGTACGGCTTGCCCGTCTTCAGCGCGATCTTCCCTGCGGCCGTCTCGAGGACCTGGCCCACGTTCATGCGACCGGGCACCCCCGAGGGATTGAGTGCGACCTCGACGTGCTTGCCGTCCTTTGTATGAGGCATCTCCTTGTCGGGGAGGATCATCGTGCAAATGCCTTTGTTGCCGTAGCGCCCGGCGAGCTTGTCGCCCACCTGCATGGGCTCGACAGTCCGCACATGCACCGTCACCCCCTCCTTGGTGTGGTGCACGCCGACGACCTGACCATCGAACTCACTGTCCCACCGCAGACTCTTGTCCACGTGCGCAGCAGCCATCACCTTGCGGACCGCGGCCATCCCCGTGCGGTCCTTTAGCTGATAGGGCTTCATCGCGGTGATGAGCGGGTCACCTGGCTTGACCGTCTGGCCAACACGGATGACGCCCTTGTCGTCGAGCTTGTCGAACTGCTTCGTGTTGTAGAGCCCGTGGTGCTCCAACATGAAGCGCTTCTTGTCGAGCACCAGCGTGTCCTCGAGTGGCAACGAGGGCTTGTGCATGTGCGCGCTAGATAGGGCCTCTGCTGCACTCTGGCTGATGACGACGCCGTCCTCGAAGTTGTACCCCTTGAACGGGATGTACGCGACGCGCAGGTTCGTGCCGAGCGCGAGGATGCCCTTCTTCGAGTAGTTCGTGTCCGCGACCACCTGGTTCTTCTTCACGCGGTCGCCGACAGCGACGATGGGGGTGGAATCGAGCACCCCCTTCGCCTCGTTGACCGGGAAGTTGTGGTAAATCTGGACCTCGTGCTTCTCCCCTGTGTCGCTATGAATGGTCACGCCCTGTGGAGTCACTGCGACGACCTTGCCGTCCGCCGGCGACGTGTGTGAGGTGAGCCCTCCCATGAGACGCTCGAAGGTCTGACCGCCTTCGGTGCTCGCCCCTGTGCCGACCTGTACAAGCGCGGGTTCGCGATGCACGAGAGAGATGGCCTGCTCCATGTGCCGGCTCGCCATAGAGGCGCGTCCACCAGAGGTGTTCGCCAGGAACGGCAGCAGGTTCGACGTCATGTTGAAGAGCTGGCTGGGATAGCGGACAGCGTACTGCGCGTTCGAGAACTTCCCCTGCCGCACGTCATCCCCGCCACCAGTCATCTGCACCATGTCGCCGATGGGGTGCGGCCTGCCGTCTACCCAGTGCACCTGATCTGGCAGCACGATGTGGACCTTGGAGGCTTCCCCCGGAGAGACCAGATCGTACTTGCCGGTCTTTAGGTTGTAGAGACGAATGCGAGCTTCGCCGCGCGACTCTCCGCTCACAAGTCGATCGACTTTCTGCAGCCCGAAAGGAAGACGCAGTGTCACGCCAGTGGACGCGCCTTCGGGGGTGTTGATGGGATCGAGGAAGCCTAGGTGGCTGGCGTTGATGAACTTCACCTCGTCTTTGATCTGTCGGTCGCTCTGGATGCCGCCAGGCCCCATGACTGTGGTCTGGAAGGATGCGGCTAGCATCTCCACCGGGTTGATCTGCGCAGCCGGTCCGGCCGCTGCGTTCTTCTGGAACGTCTCCAAGATGGGCTTGTTGAACATCCCGATCTGGACAACGTCACGGACATTCTTCGCTTGGTTGATCTTGGCAGAGATCTTCCGCTGGATGACCTTCCGTCCCGCCTCTAGAATACGGTCGTGCGCGAAGTCTCCTACCGAGCGCAGATCCTTGAAGATGAGCGACTCGCGATCGTCCTCCTTCGCACCGCCCTGCACGCGTAGGAGCTTCTCTGTCGCACGCTGCAGTGCATCCCCAGTTACGTGCTCGAACGGCTTGCCCAATGTGAGCTCCGTCGAATCGGGGCGCAGCACGGAGGCAGTCATCGTATCGTAGAAGTGAGCTGCCGCAGTCTCGTGATCCGGAGCTGCGACTTTCTTCGTGCTCTTGTAGAAGGCAGCGAGAGCGCCGTCCTTCTTCGCGGCGTTCTTGTTCGCTTCGTAGACCTCTTTGCCCCAGGCCTTCTCGAGCTGCGCGTCATCGACGCCGAGCGTCTTCACAAGCTGATAGAGCGGGATCTTGCTTGAGCTCTTCCCGTACTCCATGTGGAAGACCTTGGTGTCGGGATTGAACACCACGTCGAAGCTCTTGCGGTTCTTGATGTTGAACTGCGTCTCGAGCTCTCCGTTGAGACGCCGCTGCGTGTACACGCCTGACTTCAGCTGCCACTGGTTGTTGACCTGATATTCCTTGGCGCCACTGCGCGACGAGACGATGTACGAGTACCGGTTCGTCATCTTCGGGATGTCGGCGATGCGCATCTTGCGCGAGTCCACGACATTGCCCGTCGCGTTGTCACGCAGGGTGAGGTTGGCGTACACAGGCACGGACCACGTCTCGCCGGCGAGCTTGTGCGCGTGCTGGTCGCGGATGTCCGATGGATCCTTGTCGTCCTTGATGCTCAGCCCATCGAGGTGGAGCGACTGAGTCTTCCCCTTGATGACGCCATCCGGGAACTGACTCTTGATCCCCTCGAGCACGCGCTGCTGGAGGTTCTCGGATGCTTCTTTGGGGTCCAGGTAGGCCAACGGATGTACCTCAGCTTCAGCGTACCGCGCGGCAGGAAAGCGGTGCAAGCAACGCGTGGATGCGGGGACAAGGATCTTGCATGAAACAGACGCCTAAGCAGCAACCACCTACACAAGGCGCTCGCTTCGCAGACCTCATCGCGGAGATGTTCGAGCCCAGAAAGAACAACAAGCAGAAGACAGAAGAAGAAGAGAAGCGAGATAAGAAAACTGCGTGAACACGCTCTGGAAGTTCTTCATCGCGGGCCTTCTGAATGGACTCATGATCTGGATGCGCGAACGACTCAAGGAGGATGATGCTGCTCAACGTTTACGAAACGCGTCCGGAAGTAGTTCCGGGAACGCGTCGACTGGAGGCGGACTTCGGGATCCAAGGCCAACGCCTCCGGGACCTGTACAACGCTGAACGGTACTGGGAGGTGGGCGAGTCCTACCTTCCTTTCTACGGCCGCGCTCTCGGCGGCATACGCGTGAAGCTCACGGACCAGAAGGGCTTCATCACGTTCTGCAACCAGCGGGACTTAGAGGTGCTTCTGGGAATGGCCCGCCCCGGCGATTGGTGCCGCTGGGCGGGCGAGGAATACGTGGCGCCTGACCACGAGAAGTGGATGGGCCTCTGCTGCGATGATGCTGACGTGGAGGACGTGTTGTTCGGAGCCGAGATGACGCTCCGACAGTACAGCCAGTACAACGGCTGGCTCGTTCCTCCGATGGACGTGGAGTTCCGTATCCACGTCGAAACTGGGTACGACGTCGAGGAGACGCACGTACTCGTCATGGACCACGACCCCACGACGGGGTTGGGTCCGGACACACAGCTCGAGACGCTCTATCGCCGATGGGCGCGCTCAGAAAGGAGGCGTATTCAATGGAACCGGGTCTGACTCTTCCCCCTGCGCCCCGGCGCGATTCGGGCAACAACTGCGTCGATCCTGACTGCGACGCAACTTTGTTCTACGGCAACGAAGTCGTCCGCATTCAAGTCGTCCTCGTGCAACGAGGAGACGGCGAGATGCACCAGTACCCGGTCATCGACGAGGACGACCCTGCTCGGGACTTCTTATTCGAGCCGTACTACTTCTGCATGGACTGCTGGAGCAAAACCTACGAGTTCGCGAAAACCGAACTCAAGGATCAGCTCCCAATCACTGACGCATACAGCGTCTTCGACTGCTCCTTCTGCGCGAGCGGCATCCGCGAAGTGAAAGAGTACACGGGCGTCGCCGAGATCGGAGAGTTCGAGCTCTCCCGGCGTGCGCCGGACGGCCTGAGAGGGCCGCTCTTCGTAGTCACAGCAAAGCCGATGCTCCTCTGCATCAGCTGCCTCCAGCTCGTCAACGAGGGTTACATCGAGCTCTGGTCGAACCTCTCGCAAAACGGCGAGTGCATCGACTGCTGCACCGCGCGCTGCTGGCGCGCTCCCTGTTCCTGTACCTGCCACTCCGACGAAGAGACCTCCGCATGAACCTCAAGCTCCTCATGTACATCTGCCTCCTCACCCCCGCAAAGCCCGTCGACAAAGAGTGGCGTTGGGGCGTTCCTTACCTCCTGATGGGAGCGCCTTCGACCGCGAAGACGAGCAGCATCATCCAGGTCTGTGAGCGCATGCAGGCTCCTAGCGAGACGCTGTACCTAAGTACCCACATGCCGGAAGACCTCTCCGGCATCCCGGTGGTGTTGAACGGGAAGGGTCAGCGCGTGAACTTCATGTCCGAGGTCGAAGCACTGGCGGCAAAGGGCTGCGGTGTGCTGGTCTTGGACGAGCTCACCACAGCGCGAGAGACCACCCAGAACGCCGCGATGGGGCTCGTTCTCGAACGCGTACTGGCTGGGACGAAGCTACCCAACGGCTTGCGCATCGCCGCCGCAGCGAACCCGCCCGAGCAAGCCGCTGCAGCACGTGACCTGTCCCTCCCGGCCGCAAACCGCTTCCTGCACTTCGACGTGACCGAGGAGAACAGGCTGGGCTTCGACGAGACCCTCGAGCGCAGCTGCGCGCTGGCTCGCGGCGAAGCACCAGCGGCCTACACCGAAGAAAACGAGCTCGGCACGCTCAAGGACGGGGAGAAGATGGTCCTGAGTCGTTGGGGCGTGGCGCTGCCGCGCACCTGGCGCCTCGTGAAGCGCTTCCTCGACAGTGCGCCTGACCGGCTGACGGTCATTCCGCCTGTTGGGAATCCGTCGCGCGGACGCGCTTGGGCTTCCAAGCGGAGCTGGGAGATGGGAACCATGGCGATGGCTGCTGCCGAGGCACTTGCCCACCCCGAATGCAACGCAGACCTCCTCACCGCCGCCATTGGGGAAGACATCGCAGGCGAGTACATCGAGTTCGTCACGAAGCTCAACCTACCCCATCCGACGGACGTCATCAGTGGTAAGTGGAGCCCCGACAAGACGCGCCTCGACACCGCTGCGACTGCCTTCGAGTCCGCGACGCTGTTCATCCTCGGCACGACAGACAAGGCGGTGCAGGCGCAGTACGTCAGTCAGTACTGGGGCGTACTCCACAAGGCTGCCGTCAAGCACAACTTCCTAGACGTCGTGCGCGGCAGCATCGAGTCGATGGTGCAACGCGGCTTCGCCTCACAGAGCATCAACCCGGACTTCCACAAGGCAGCCAACCCGCTGCTCACCGCTCTGGGCGAGAAGTTCCACGAGCACCTGAACTTCCCGACGGCCGCACCGTGATAGACACGAACGAAGCCGAGGCAAAGATTTCCCTCGCTCGTACCATCGTCCGCTCCAAGGGTCCCTACTACTCAAAGGCGATGGCCAGCCTGGTGTTCATACCCGTCCAGGGCATCCAGACCATGTGCGTGACCACGAACCTGATCCTTGGCTACGACCCGGAGTGGGCGCTCATGGCGCCCGCTACGGTACTCGCTGCAGACGTTGTTCACGAGATCAACCACTTCATCCGACGGCATCTCCACCGCATTCCTGGTGGAGATCCTCACTTGAAGAACATCGCTGGCGACTTGTCCATCAACCCTGACCTCCTCATCGGAGGCTGGGACCTGGCGGACAAGACCTCGCCACGACCCGTCATCTTACCGAAGGACTACAACTTCCCTGACGGCCTCTCCATGGAGGAATACTACGCGCTCCTGATGAAGGAGCAGGAGAAGAAGAACAGCAAGCTGCAGGAGCTCCTCGATGCGCTGCGTGACGGTGGTGACGGCAAGGGTGGTGGCGTCGGCAGCGGTGCCTGTGGAGGTATCGCCCAGGGCGCGGCATCTTCCGCTGTCGAGAAGGCACTCGAGGCCATCCCAGGAGTCGGCCGCTCCAAGGCCGAGGTCAAGAACGTCGAGGTCATCGCCGCGAAGCAGATCAAAGACTACGTCGCGCAGAAGGGACGTGGGTCCGTCCCCGAGAAGCTCATTCGCGATGCTGAGCTCTCGAAGGAGATCTCGAGGATCCGCTGGCAGGACATCCTGTCGCGCGTCATCCGCACCGCCACCGGCCAGGTCATGCTGGGCGGTGAGGTCGAGCCCTCGTACATCCGCCTCTCGCGGCGTATGCAACCGGAGACGGGTATCATCCGTCCCAGCTACATCACGCAGATGCCGGAGATTGCCATCGTCCGAGACACCTCGGGCTCGATGGGACCGAAGCAGCTACAGGACTGCGTGCGTGAGTCGTACGCCATCGTGAAGAGTCTCGGCATCGATGAGGTCTGGTTCACGGACGCGGATGCTGCTGTGTCGATGCCCTGGCAGCGCGTAAAGAAGGAATTCTTCGACAAACTGAGCACGTCATGCGGCGGAGGTGGGACGCACTTCGCCCCCGCCATCAAGGACGCGCTCAAGCTCCATCCGAAGCCCGACCTCCTCATCTACTGCACCGATGGTGATGGTAGTGCTGGCGATCCGCCGCGGGGAATGGGCGTTGTGTTCGCGGTCGTCCCGTCCTACCACAACAAGGCCCCGTGCGAATGGGCCACCACCGTCTTCATCGAAAATCCGGAGAAGAGCACGTCGTAGTGAGGAAGGGCCTCGTGCCCTTCTTCTTAGGTACCGCCTGCTCGACGAGGGGGACGCTGCTGCGGCATCGGGCGCGTGTCGACGCCGGCCACCTGCGACCCGGTGTTCCCTGAATCGTCTCCGCCCTCGCCTCCCATCTGGGCCAGGTACTGACGCACCAAGTCCGCGAGCTCGGGACTCTGGAAGCTGAGGTTGGTGATGGCCTGCGTCTGCTGCTGCTTCGGCAGAGTCGCGATGGTGCGCGCCTGCATCATCGCAAGAGAAGGCAGGTCGATGTTCTGCTTCGCCTGTCCACCGCCCGCGCCCTGCATCCTCTGCCCGCCTGAGAGTTGGCTGCCGATCTGCTGCAGGAAGTCTGCTGGGGATGCTCCGTTCGCGGGCTGCTGTGGAACCTGCTCTCCTGGCTGGGGTGCCTGCCCTTGCTCAGGAGGGGGAGGCGCCATGCCTGTCGCTTGCGGGCCTTCGGCACCACCAGGTTCCCCCGGTGCCTGTGGGGCCCCCATCGCGGTCTGGGTCTCCTGCTGCGCACGCGTCTGGTACTTCACCATGACGAGTTGGGACTCGCCCTGGATGGTCGCCATCGCGAGCTGCTGCTTCTTCGTGGCCTCGAGACGTGTGTCGGTCTCGCGGATCATGATCTGATTCTCGTCTTCTTGGGACATATCGCTGTCCGCAAGAAGAGTCGTATCGCTGATCTTGCCGGCCGAGTTGAGCTGGAAGTTGAACGCCTTGCGCTGCAGGTCATCCGCCATCTTGAACGGCTTGAAGCGGATGTTCGCGAGGGGCCAGCCGAGGAACGAGGAGACCTGCCGCATGATGAAGCGCGCGAGGTCACGCTGACGCTGGAGGTAGCCAATGAACATGTTCTCGAGCATGCGCATCGAGACGTTCGTGCCAGCGTAACTCATGCCACCCTTGATGAACTCGAGGGGAACACCCATGCCGTTGAGGATCTGCTCCGACCAGGTCGTGATCTCCTGCGTGAGAAGGAGCGCGCGGCCGTCACCGCCGATGGTCTGGTTGCCAATGGGCAACGGGAGGATGGGGATGTAGTTGCTGTCCGTCCTCCACCGCGCGATCTCTTGAGCGATCTGGTCGCGCCAGTCGATGAGATTGATGGTGGTGTAGGGGTCTGAGCTCCCCGAGCCTGCCTGCGGGAAGATGACGCGGAGCGGGACGATGTGCTCGACGAGGATGGCCTCCTGCGCCTTCTTCATGATCTGCAGGTAGAAGGTGTCCTTCAGGACCGGCAGGAGAAGCGGGACACCCACGCCGCGGTCCTGCCCTGCCAGGGTCGGACGGCGCATGTGGAAGAAGTTGTCCTTCGAGAAGATGACCCCCTTCTGCTCACGCATCGCCTGGATGAAGACTTGCGGGATGCCGTCGACGACGTCCTTGCGCCCAATGACGATGTCGTTCCGGATGATCGCGGGGATGTCGTAGAAGTACGTGTAGTCCCCGGTCATGTCGTTGTAGCGAACTTCGACGTCCTCCGGGTTCCAGCGGATCGTCTTGATGCCGCTCGCGTTCTTGTAATAAACGTCCTTCGGCGTGGCATCACCGACGCGACCACAGCGTGGACAGGTGAGCCGGAAGTTGAAGTTCGTGAAGATCCAGTTCGTCCGGATCTTCGACGCCTCATCGCGGAAGTTGCACGCGTTGCAGAAGAGGAACTTCTTGAACGGGAACCCGAGCGAGACGTAGCCGTTGCCGTACGCATGGAAGTCGAGACCAGACTCGACCTGGAACGAGCGGTAGCGGAGGTGATCTTGGAAGTACTCCGTCCAGCGCTTCTTCACCTCCGGATCTTCGTGGTCGATGATGATGTCGGTGACGGGGTACTCGCTCAGCTTGAACACCGTCGCATTGATGAGCGGGTTCGTGAGGAAGTAGTAACGGCACCACTTGAAGAGCTGCTTGACCGTGACCGGCAGGTACGTGTGCGCGATGTCGAAGAACGGCGAAGGGTAGTTGACCCCTTGGATGTTCGAGCCGTTGATGCGCCCGCGTGTTGTGGCAAAGCGAAGCCCGCTTGCCGGGCCCGTCGCCATTCCTCCCATGAAGCTCATGTAGACTCCGGCGCCTGTCCGGCAGCAGCGGGACTCATGACGCGTTCAGTGGCGGTTTGCTGTGCCTCAGTCGGCTCCATCGTGGGGGTCGGAGCATTGTGAAGACGGCGCCCACGGAGACGATCCACTCCACGACCTGCCCACGCGCCGACCTGAGAAGACCCTGCGCTGAGTGCGACCCGTCCGCCCATCGGCACCATGCCACCAGCGATGTCACCAACAGCACCTCCAAGAGCACGTCCTACGGATTCCCCTCGGCCCTGCCCCTCTTCGGTAGGAGCCAACGCACCTGCTGCTAGAGGGAGGCCGACAGTCGCTGCCGTCAGCAAGGGCTGATTACGGATCTGTTCCTCGGCACTTGTACGCAGCGTCTTACCTACTCCGTTGTTCTTCATCGACTTGAGATAGCCAGGGATGCTGGTCAGGCCCATGTCCTCCGCCTTCTCAGAGGCCTTCAGCGCTTTCTCCAGCCGTGGGACACTCTTGCTGCCTTCGGCCTTTGCCGCATCGAGCGCTTGACGAGCGTCATGTGCGCCTCCGCGCACTCCCTTGACCTCTGCAGGGGAAAGCACTCCGGTGAGGCCGTGAACTTGTCGTTGGCCGAAACGCGACGCCGCACCCAGCGCGCCCGGAGTCTGCGTAAGGTGGCTGAGATCCTTCTTGACCAGGCCGCCAGCTGCTCCGCCAACAAGGCCGCCAGCCATCCCGCCCACCGTCGCACCGTGAACAGCGCCTCCGAGAGCTCCTGAAACACCACTCTGTCCGTTCTCCTCTGCATGCTGGTAACCATGGATGCCGCCGAGGATTGCTCCACCGCCGGCGCCAAGCAGGGCACCACGCCCACCAAGCGAGCCGACGTTCTTCAACGTGAAGCTAGCCTCCTTGCGGAGTTCGTCGCGGAACGCGAGCAACACGGCCTCATCGAGCATGGAACAGCCCCAGCTGGTTCATGAGTTGCTCGCGGTTCTCGTTGAGGTGATGCTGCGCCACAAGGAGGCGGTTCAGCTGCACAGCAACAGGTGTTGTAGCAGGAAGAGGTTTGCCTACGCGCAGGACCTCATCGCAACGATCACGGACGGCCTTGATGTCGAGACCCTCCGGAACATCGGGGGTGACAAAGTTCACTGGCGGCAGCGTCTGGTAGAGACCGTCATGCTCGTAGACGGTCTTGACGTACGCCTTGAGCTCTTCCGACCAGGCGGGCACGGCCTCCGTGCGCGCATGAGCGGCTGTCGAACAGGCGATGAGCACCTGCCCCACCGTCGGTACCTGCATCATGACGAAGTCTGGGAACTCACCGTTGAACGGCATGCAGCACGCAAGAAAGACTTCCCAGCGTTCCCAGAAGGCGTCGGAGAGAAGAAGCGTACGCACCGCCTGGACCTTCGACAGATTCAATGCGCTTAGCCCAACGCCCAGGAACTCTTCGGTGATGCGTGGGGCGAATGTCTCGGCTTCCCACTCGAGCCAGTCGTCACCGAAGGCGCCGCGAAGAAGAGCCTGGAGTACCACAGGATGCGCCTCAGGGTGTCCCCAGATGTTCTGCTTCGTCACTGCGGCGAGCGGCAACGGGACGGTCGTCGTGGTCGCCGCAGAGACAGGCGGAGTCGACTCGAGATGCTCGGTGACGGCGTCCTCCAGCGGGAGGTGGGGGGCGCCGACATCCTTGAGGATCTCGAGGAAGGTCTCCTCGGAGATGGGCAGAGGGGCCATCGCGCCCCTCTCTAGTACGCCGGCTCTGCGCCTGGTGCGGTGCCCTGCGCCATGTGAATGACCATCTTCTTCTGGTCGCGGGGCAGGCTCTCATAGACGCCGATGGGGTCCTTGCGGAACTCCTCCTGGAAGTCCTCTCCGAAGGTGTCACGCACAGTGTGCGTGCCGACGTGCGCGAGACGCCTCAAGTCCGCGTAGGTGATCATGTCGTTGCCGACGATGTCCGACCACGCCGCCTTGCTTGCGGTCTTCTCGCCGAAGATGGAGAAGTACGGGTCGGGGATCGTCCTGTCATAGGAGCGGTTCAGCCCGGTGTCCTTGTCGAACTCCGAGAGCAACGCGCAGGCCTCGATGGGGTGAAGAGCCAGCGACGCAAGCTTCGCACCACCCTGAGTGAGGATGACGTCTTCGACGGCGTCGAGAACGCGGAGCACATCAGGGTACGCCTGGAGCTCCAGTCGACGTGCGTCGAAGGCGATCTTGATCTCGAACTCTGGAGCGAGACCCTCGGCACCATACTTGCGCGCAATGTCGGGAACGTCGATGGCCATCGCCGATGCCTGCTTCACCAGATTCACGGCATACTCGCGGCGCTCCTCAGGAGCGAAGAGCTTGTAGTGCTCGCCGAAGTAAGCCCCAGCTGCCTTCACCTGCGCGTAACTGTCGATAGGGTAGCGGGACGCGCTCGGCAGAGCGTAGAGGCTCGCCTTCTTCTCCGTCACGTATGTCGGGGGCTTCGCGTTGGTGACATCCACCGTCGGGCGCAGATGCTTCGTCTGCGGTAGCGACTTCAGCCCTTCGCCGGCGATGGCGCTGTTCTCCTGCAGCATCTCCTCGTGGTCGCTCTTCGAGGCCGAGACCAGGTGACCGACGCGCGCGGTCTTGTTGATGGTCGTCTTCGATGGGGTCGGCGAGAGCTTGCCCGGTTCCTCCATCGGGGCCGTCATTGTGCCATTGACCTCGCCCGCCTTGATGAGCGCCGGGTTGAGAAGCTGCCCGCCCGCCTGACCCGCAGCTGCCATGTTGTTCTTCACGGCCTTGCCTGCACCGAGCAGCGTGCTGCCTGTCGATAGAGCGCCCATCGCGGAGCCGAGGAGGCCCGCCTTCTTCACGAGCTCCTCCGGGACCGCGAGGTCGTACCAGCCCGAGGCGGTGATGAGGTTCTCGGCGGCCGTCTTCTGCGCTTCGACGGGGAGCTTGTGCGCGTTCTTGAGGAAGTACGCGACGGAGAGCTCGGTGTTGCCCGGATCCACGCAGGCATACTTCCGCAGCTTTTCTCCGTTGTTCACCATGACGAGCGCGAAGACGTCGTCCGGCAACTGATCGCGCGTGCCGTTGAAGTTCGACGCGGTCTTCACGCCCTCTGGCAGCGTGTCCAGCGTGGGGTAGAGAGAACGCAGAGTCTCCCCGTTGAAGTCGTCGTAGACGTCGAGAACAAGACCGGAGGTCTGCATGCCCTCATCCTACACGCCACGCTGCGCAAAGGGTACTGCATCTTCGGCAAGTTAGGCGCAGGCAAGGAGATAAGAAACCTGCCACGTCACTATGCCAGGAGGCTGCATGAACATGTCTGTTGCACCGACACCGGGCGTCTCATCAGGAGCGCCCAGTTGTTTCGGGAATGAGTGGGACAGTCGAGAACCCGCATGTACTGGAGGAGCCGACCCGAACTTCCGGGACGAAGAAGGCAGGCACGTCCGCCCACGCTGCGGATGGTTCGCAACATGCGGGGCCGTGACTCAATCCTCGCAAAGACTCATCGCACCACAGACCTTGATCCGCCCACACACGCCAGCGCCCGCACCGACGTTCACGCCAACACCGCAGGTGTCCCCCCCGGGCATGCCCCCGCGCCCAGCGTGGACACCGCCCGTCTCTCACCCACCCACTACGCCGCAGTCTGTGCTGCCGGAGTGGCAGCGCATCGAGCAGCAACGGCAGGAAGGGCTACGTCGCGCACAGGCCGCACCGTCGTTCGCTAGCAGCGTTCGGTATGATGCACCCGCACCGTACCAGCACTCGCCGCAGCAACCTACGCAGATGCAGGGGCCCATCCACTACCCGGCGCAAACCTGGCAAGTCGGTTACGGAATGCCTGCCTATCTTACGCAGGAAGAGATGAGGCAGCCTGGAGAGTCCTGGTGGTCTGTGTTCGTCCGTGAGATCTTTCGCGGCGCACTGAAGGCGTTGTTTCACTCGGGCGCGCGTTACATAGACGTCAACCCGTTCAAGGGCCCACCCAGGAGCTAGATGGAGCTGATCGTACGGAAACCGGACACGGGGTACCTGGACACGAACCTTTGGGTACCCAAGGCCGCGGTCAATGCCGAGGGAGTGAGGCGCGTTCTCACCTTCGAGTTCTTTGAACGCGACAAGATGAACGTGCTCACGCTCTACAAGGAGACGGACCACCACCTCATCGTGCCGCGCGAGTTCTGGCCACCCAACACCTTCCAGTTTCCGGTCATCGACTGCCGCCCCCTCCGCTACACGCGGACGGGGGTGGTCAGTCACATCAAACTCGACCACGAGTTCGAGGACGGCAAGCTACGTCCCACCGGAAAGACAACGCAGCACGACGCTATGGAGGCGTTGCTGAGCACACGGGGCGGCGTTCTTCAGCTGGCCTGCGGTCTCGGGAAGACAGTCATCGCGCTCGACTTTCTAGCTAGGCGCGGCTTCCCTGCCCTCATCATCCTCGACACTACACAGCTGATGCACCAGTGGGCGAAGGAGATCAACGAGCACCTCATCGTCCCGGGCGGGGTCGGCCTCATCCAGGGGCAGACATTCGACTGGAAGAAGAGCGTCGTCATCGCCACGTATCACACGCTGGCAGAGCGAGCAGCCTCGCTGCCCGAAGAAGTACGCCAGTGGTTCGGAACCATCATCTGGGACGAGGCACATCACCTTGGTGCGCCGAAGTTCTCGCGTACGGCCGACCTTTTTTACGGGTTACGCCTCGCGCTCACGGCAACTCCGGACCGTGAGGATGGCACACATGTCATCTACAACTTCCACCTCGGCCCCGTCTTCTACAAGGACCTGAAGCAGGAGCTCACACCGGACATCTTCTTTAGGTGGACGAGCGTAGGGCTCGACATGACAGACAAGGCCGTCGCCGCTGCGGTCAACGACTGCAACGGAGAGATGCACATCGGGAAGGTCGCAGGGCACCTGGGTCGTCAGCCTGCGCGTATCCAGTTCGTTCTCGACGAGGTGAAGCAGGCCATCGACGCCGGCCGCAAGGTCATCGTCCTCTCGAAGAGCGTCGACGCGCTCGTGAACATGTTCGCTGCGTGGAACCAGCAGCAGGCCCTCATCACGGACATCCCCTTCCCAACCGCGGCCGAGGTCGGGGAGACAGTGCCGCCCCGTGAACTCGACGGAGATGCGGTGAGCAAGCTGATGGGGCAGATCATGGTGGCGAAGAAGGAACTCGAGAACCCACTCCTCCCTCCGCAGAAGCGCATCGAGCTCCAGACGAAGAAGGAACACTTCGACCAGGCATGGCAAGCCCACCTCGTCTTCAAGAAGTGCGAGGCCCTCTACAAGGCCAAGCGCGCGGCGTACCTGAAGGAGCTCATCACCCTGCCCAGCAACGCCGGGCTGATGATCTACAAGGTCAAGCCGGCGATGCGCGACAAGATGCTACGCGAGAGGCAGGTCACCTTCGCGGTCATGAAGTATGGACGTGAGGGCCTCGACGACCGCAACCTCGACACCATCATCATCAACGAGCCTATTTCAAGCCGCAACTCACTCCAGCAGATAATGGGGCGCGTTTTGCGGAAGAAGAAGGGTAAGCAGACGTCCGTCGTCGTCTTCCTCGAGGACAACATCGGACCCTTCATCGGCATGTGCCAGAAGCTTCGCAATCACCTCCGCACCTGGCCCCCCGAAGAGGGCGGACCCTTCGACTACGAGAACATCGGACAACCCGTTTCCCTGCGCACCAAGAAGAAGGCCGTACTCCAAGCCACGGCCTACGCGCAGTCCACCTCCATCCGACCCGCCACAAGGACCACATGATCACGCCCAAGCTCGACGAACTGTTCCAGCCCGAGAAGCACACCTGGGTCATGGCGTATCGCCACTCCGCGAAGTACTTCGGTCGCCTCATCGACATCGACGGCGCCAAGCCGCCCGAGGGGAAGACCAACGTCTTCGCCATCCGCAAGGCCAGGAACGTCGCGCTCAGCCCCATCTTCCAGCTCATCACGGCGCAGCGACAGGTGCACCTCGACGCACAGGGCAAGCCCGTCCGCTTTGACGAGGCAGGGCGCCCCATGAGCAAGCCGGTGAGTACAGGCATCACGACCGAGCCCTTCGTTCAGCTCGTCGAGTTCTGCGACTACATGACCCCGATGCATTTCGAGGGTGCTGACATCCAGCGCTTCTTCAGCGAGATGACCAAGGACGACGTGAAGGGATACCGCGAGCTCCTGGAGGGTGTCGTGAACGCGGTACAAGCCGCGTCTCCCATTACGCTCGCAACGCCGGCGGAGACCCAGCAGGTAGTCCGTGGACGTTGACGCGCGCAAGCCGCTCGGCCAACTGCAGTCCGAGTGGAGCACCTGCCAACGCTGCCCTCTCGGAGAGCGACGCCTGCACGTGGGAGCACGCTTCGTCCCTGGCGTGGGCTACCCGCGCTCCGTCATGCTCATCGGCGACGGACCGAACGAAGAATCCGAGCAGACAGGTGCGCCCTTCGTCGGACGCTCAGGAGGAATCCTACGTGCCATCCTCGCTCGACTGGGGCTGAAAGAGTACTACCTCACCAACCTCGTCGCCTGCCGCTCCTGCGTGCCGCAGACCAACGCCTCCGGCGAACCAATGCAGCGCCGCATCGGGGGCGTGATGACCCCCGTCTACAAGGACGAGACGCCCATCCCGGCACACATCGCGGCGTGCCGTCCGCGCCTCAACGAGGAGATCTACCTCGTCGACCCCACGGTCATCGTAGGACTCGGTCCCAAGGTCTGTGAGGCCCTCACAGGACGAGCAGCCAATCTGGCACGGGACAATGGCGAGGCGCGCCCCATCTCCACCCCCGGTGCGACCCGCGTAGCCGAGCTCACCGACAAGGGCGCTTGGCTCCGCAAGGTGAAGGGCCAATGGATCCAGCCGGTCGCCCGTAGTGAGGTGCGTTACCACTTCGTCCCCACCTACCACCCGTTTGATGTTGAGCGCGTGATGGACGACATGAGCCCGAACAGCATCTTCAACAAGTTCATCGCCGCGCTCCGTACAGCAGTGCAGACGCACGAGGCCTACCTCGAGGGGGCTTACGGCATGACGCCAACGAATCGCGGGCAGGCCACCGACCTCGATCTTCAACACGTAGCGCAGCAGGAAGCACAGACCCATGAAGAAGCGTGAAGCGAAGCCCGTCACCGTCGACGAGGTCCCCGAGCTGATGGCGTACGAGCTCGCGAAGCGGAAGCTCGACAACTTCAAGAACAAGCACGCAGCCCTCATCGAGGAGCTCACATCCTTGGCCGAGGCGCACAACACTGCCCTCGAAGCGGCAGACAAAGCCATGCGTGCGAACAGCTACACCTGCGCTCCGTTCAACCTTCAGCATTTCACGACGAAATACAACGCGGACGAAGCTTTCGTTCTGCTGGGCCGCAACGGATTCCTCGCTGCTGGTGGCAAGGTCGAGACGAAAGAGGTCTACGAGATCGACAAGGACCGCTTCGAGGCTGCAATCTCGCAGGGCAAGATTGCCGACGAAGTCGTCGAGAAGGTCCGTACCGAGACGCCGACCTACAAGAAGCCCAAGCCGCTGGCCGTCTGAGTGGTGAACTCTGCACGACTCACCATCGAACGCGATGACATCATCATTTATGAGAGGATCGAACCGATGGACAAGTTCCAGTCTCTGCGACAGACAACGGGCCCCGAGGCGCACGTCGGGATGAACATGGGTGTGAGTCAGGACTTCGGGAAGCTGAAGGTCGGCGCATCCGTCACACTCAGCTGCGACCAGAACGAGCAGGCCATCGAGGCGGCCGGCTACCAGGCACTCAACAAGTGCATGGAGTTCGTCACCCAGGGGATGCGGTACCTCGCACAGAGCCCGGAGGTGCCACAGTGATTCGTGGTCACATGAAGGCCGACGGTATCGCGCTCGGCGAAGCCAGCTGCAGCTTCATGAGCTCGGGCGGCGTTGTTCTCGAGGCCAAGGCTGCCTTCGTCAGCACGAAAACAGGCGACACGTTCGGCTGGACGAAGAACGCCGTCTGGTCGCCGCCCACCATCGAGAAGCTAAAGGAGCTCCGCGCATTGATGGAGATCGACCTCGGGCGCATCCATCTCGAAGAAGGCGGCGAGCCGCTCACTGGCATGCCGGCCCCGACCGAGGGGCGTGGACTCGGTAGCATGCCGAAGAGTGGGATCGGCGAAGAAGTTGGGTCAGTCTGACCCCCTACTGCTAGGGGCGTAACCGTTCGTCCATACAGCTAATAGAGAAAACGCGGAGGCGATTGACGTAGGCCGCACCAGCAGCCACGGTGATCGTCCCCCGCGTGTCCACTTTTGTTAGCCGTGGGGGATAAGAGGCCCACCTACGTCATCGATCCTTGCTCTCCGAGGTGCAATGTCTCACCAGCTCACGCTCTGCTCGCGCATCATCAGGACCGGTTGCCTACCCGAGGTGCTGGACTACGGCATCACCGCCGAGGACTTCACCACTCCCGAGGGCCGCGGCCTCTGGTCCCTCATCCAGAACTACCATACGATGGCACAAACCCGAGGGTCTGTGCTCGACATGAGGGGGCTACTGGAGCAGTACCCCTCCTACGTCTTGACGCCGGATCGCCTAGACAGCTCGACACATGCGCTTTGCTTCGCCGTCCGCCGAGAGCGCATCCAGTCCGGGGGCCTGAAGGCCCTCGGCGATGCGGCCAGTCTAATCTCCACGGGCATTGACCCGATGGTCCCGCTTGCGCGCCTGCAGGCCGAGGTGAGTGCGTACCTCGCGCTGGGCTGCACCGCCAACGCAGACATCGGATTCGGTCGCGGTCTCGCCAGCGTCATGCAGCGCATGCAGTTGCAGCGCGATGGCGTGGACATCTCGCTCATGAAGTGGCCATGGGCGGCGATGAACAAGGCTACACTCGGGCTTCAACGCGACGACTACGTCGTCTTCTACGGACGGCCCAAGTCAATGAAGACTTGGGCGCTCGCGTACCTCGTAGCCTGGTGTTACGAGAACGAGAAGAAGCTGGTCCTTTACACGAAGGAGATGACGCCGGACAACGTCTACCAGCGTGTGCTCGCCTGCATCTGCCGCATCATGTACGAGTTCGTTCGCGACGCGTACACGATGTCCGACAACGACTGGTATGCCATCCAGAAGCTGTATCACCAGCTTACGCTGGACCCGGTCCTCGCGAGCACGATCGTGGTCCTCAACGGCCGCGACGCCCCTCCAGGAGGGGACACTGTCTCGTGGTTGAACAGCAAGATCGACAAGCACAAGCCGGTCGTGGCCTTCATTGACGGGCTCTACCTGCTCAGCGACCAGAACAAGAAGAGCAAGGACCACGAACGCGTGACGAGCATCAGCCGTGACATCCGTGGCATGGTCCTCGGCAGCGGCGTGCCCGTCATCGCCACGATGCAGGCCAACCGCAAGGCTGCAGGACACACCGACGCGAACCTCGACGAAATCGCGTACTCCGACTCCCTCGCGCAGGACTGCACTGCGGCCATTCGCACCATCCAACGCAAGGTCAGCCCCACCGAAGAAGAGAAGAGCAAGAACCCGCAAGCTGCGCCCAAGCAGTACATCGACCTCATCTTCGGCGGCAGCCGCGAGTACTCCCTGCACGGCATCCGCCTGAACGCAGTGCCGGCACGCAACTTCTCTCAGCTGAAGGAGCTCACCGAAGCTGACGTACTCGCCTCCAAGGAAGCAGATGCCGAGGAAGAAGAAGAGCGCAAGGCAGCCCGCGCTACGAAGCGTCGCACAGCGAAAGCGAAGGCCGCACAGAACGCCGCGCAGGGAGACATCAAAGGACAGCAAGCCGAAGGTGAGAAGCTAGTCGCCGCACGCATGTAATGACCGACCACATCCAGAACGCTGTAGCTCCCTACCTGAACCGGATGCGTCGGGCAGGACCTGAAGAGGTCTCCTCGGTGTGCCCGTTTCACCGGCGTGCCGACGGGTCGGAGGGAGGTGCCTCGAACTTCTTCATGAACGTGTACAGCGGGTTGTGGTTCTGTCACTCCTGCCACGCTCGTGGGAACCTCTACACCTTCCTCCGCGACGTCGGTCTCTCACGTGACCAGATCAAGCTGCAGTATCAGACGGCCCTGGACGAGGCTGGGAAGTACGCGCCGCCACCACCAGATCCTATCAACCCCGTCGAAGCTGTACTCGAACCCCTAGACGAGGGCTTCCTTGGGCACTTCGACTATTGCCCCCAGCAACTTCTCGACGAGGGCTTCCCGATGGGGCTCCTCCGAAGGTTCGACATCGGCTACGACTGGAAGCACCACCGCATCACCTTCCCGCTGCGCGACTGGCGGGGGCGACTCGTCGGCATCAGCGGGCGTGCAGCACAAGATGGGGTCCAGCCGCGGTACAAGCTGTACGACAAGGAGTACCTCGCGTTTGGTCTGCCTGTCCGCAAGACCGAACGCCGGCCGATCATCTGGAACATCCACAACGTACTCCTCAAGCAGCACTTCACCACCAAGCCGGAGGTACAACCCCTCGTCGTTGTCGAGGGCTACAAGGCCGCTCTGCGCGTCGCGCAGGCCAACGTGGAGGTGGGGGCGCTGCTCGGCTCTCACATCACGCAGGAACAGATCTGGTTGCTTCAGAAGCTAGACTGTCCTCTTCTGTTCATGTTCGACAATGACGATGCCGGAAGAATGGGCCAGCTCGATGCCTGCCACCGACTGTCTCAGACTGGCTCTGTAGGACACCGATTATTCGTCGTCGATTATGCCGCCCGTCAGCCCAGTGATCTCACCCCACACGCCGTCCTAGAAGCATTGCTCGCACCACAGTCGTTCATGGAATGGTTCATCCGCAACTCATAGTCAGGAGCCCACATGTCATACGGTAAGAACGAAAAAGATCAGGAGCGCGTCAGCTCATTCCGCAAGGAGAGCGCCGCCTTCTCCAAAGCGCAGCCACGCACGGGAGGGAAGGCCAAGATCCCGGCGTTCCTCGATGAGTACAAGCCCAGCGCCAGCTGCGTCGACACGGTGCGCCTCATCCCCGGTTCCTACGCTCAGGACAAGATCATCCTGGCACCCGACGCCGCAGGGCAGCTAACACCAACACTCACGCAGACCACCTGCGACTTCATCAAGATCACCGAGCACTACGACGGGTACTACAAGAAGGGCTGCATCTGCAGTGCTGGCCCGTTCAACGACCGCGAGCACCGCAAGCCCTGCCACGGCTGCGACATCTACTTCGAGACCGGGGCCCGCAACGAAAACGGACGCTTCGAGTCCTCGCGGATGAGCAAGCAGAACAAGTTCGTCTTCTCGGTCTGGGACTACGGGTACTACCACAACAACTACCAGCTCGATGAACACGGCAACGTCCGCTCAAACCGGACAACGAACAAGCCGTACATGCAGTGGCAAAAGTGCATCGGCCAGGGCTGCCCCAGCTGCCGTGCGGGCAACATCGAGACGAAGCAGGGCTGCATGCGTTGCTGGCCGCTGAGCTACACCTGGTTCCAGGTACTGCGGCAGCAGGACATCAACGTCATCGGCCGCAACTGCGTCCGCTGCTTCGGGCAGAATTGCATCAGCAGTATCGCCTGGAACACGGCCTGCTGCGGAGCGTGCGTCATTGACATGCGCACTACGCAGATGACGACGGAAGAGATCAACAAGCTCACCAACGACGAGTTTACCTGCCAGCGCTGCCACGTCACCAACATGCTCAACGAGGTGTACGAGTGCGGGAACTGCGTACAGCGTGGTCAGTACGGCGTGCGCGCGTCACTCTTCGACGTTGACCTCAACATCACCGTCGTACCGAGCGGCGTGAACAAGATGCTCCAGGTCGTGGGTTTCACGGGACCGAACGTCATCCCCGACAACTGGAAGGAGGTCCTCAAGCCGATGGACCTGCTCGCGCGCTACGCCCCGGACTCTCTCGAGTTCCAGGCCAAGCGCTTCAACGTTCAGCCTCCGCCCCCACAGCTGGGCCCTCAGCCGCAGCAGTACCCGCAGCAGCCGCAAGGATACCCGCCGGCTCCCCAAGGCTACGCCCCGCCGCCCCCGCAGCCGGCCTACCAGCCTCCGCCTCAGCAGCCCTGGGCACCGCAGGCCACGCCGGCGCCGATGTACCCGCCGCAGCCTAGCTTCGGGCAGCCCCCGCAGCAGCCGCAGTACGCGCCGCAAGCGCCTCAACAGGGATACCCGCAAGGGTTTCCCCAGCAGGTCGCACCGTCACCTGCGACGCCCTACGGTCGTCGCTAATCCCACAACCAGTACACGGCCCCCACGTAGGGGGCCGTTTCTTTTAGGTGCCCCACATGGCGACGTGGAACATCGAGCTTCCGACTGCCGACTGGTATCTGCCTGGTGACGAACGCATGGATGGCCTCGTGCGCGAAGTCACGGATCAAGACATCACTGCCATCGACACTGAGACCACCGGTCTCTGCGTCTTTCGCGATGTCCCCCTATACTGGTCGCTGGCGTGGGGCGAGAACCGCCGCTGCGCAATGCCCATCGCGACGCTCCCGTACTTCGAGCGCGCCTTCCGTGACCCCAGTCATGCCTGGGTCTTCGCCAACGCGAAGTTCGACGCGCACATGCTGGCCAACCGCGGCGTTGTTCTCGCAGGCGACTGGTACGACGTGGCCGTCATGCACGCACTCCTCTACGAGGAGGAATCGCACAAGCTCAAGGACATGGCCAAAGAGGTCCTTGGCTGGACCTGGCGAGACTTCTTCGACGTCTTCAAGCGCCTGGCTCTCCCCGACTACTCGCAGGCTCCGAAGATCCTTCGTGGAGGCCGCTTGGGTGCGCAGCCCACGCGCCCCGAGACCAACGCAGAGATGTTCATGCGCACGGAGCGCGACAACCTCTACGAGCTTGTCGACTACGCCTCGAACGACGCGTTCGGGACGCTGAAGATCTTCTGGGCGCTGCTCAAGGAGCTCCAGGCCTGCAACATCTACACGCTCTACCCCGAGTGGCTGCGGACGATGGCAGACCTCTTCTTCAAGACCGAGGTGCCGTACACCAAGGTCCTCTGGCAGACGGAGCGCAACGGCTTCTACGTCGACAAGGACTACTTGGTCGGTGTCGGAACGCCGATGGGGGAGGAGCTCAACGACCTGAACCGCGAGATCACCCGTCTTGCTGCGCAGGTGGGGATAGTGGGCTTCAACCCCAAGTCCGTGGACGACCTGCGGAAGTACTTCATCGACATCAAGGGGCTCCGGCCGCTGATGATGACGAAGGGCGGCAAGAGCGGGAACAAGCAGGCCTCCATCGACAAGGGATTCCTCGAGCACTACGAGCACGAGGACGACATGGCCCACGTTCTCATGCGCCACCGTCAGCTCTCGAAGTTGAAGGGCACGTACATCGACAACATCGACGAGTTCCGCGACAACAACGGGCGCATCCACACGAAGTACAACCAGGACGTGGCACGTACGGGTCGTCTCTCCTCAAGCGAGCCCAACATCCAGAACATCCCGAAACCCGACAGCGACAAGTTCAAGTTACGCGGAGCCTTCAAGCCCCAGCCGAACGCCGGCACCTGCCTCATCGTCGGAGACTACAGCGCACTCGAGATGCGTCTTCTCGCGTGCGCCACGGTCACGAGCGAGCTCCCCAAGGGCGCTGAGGACATGATTCAGATCTTCCTCGACGGCAAGGACATCCACATGGGCAACGCGGCCATGGTGTTCGGGCCGCTAGTGAAGCAACGCTACGGCTGGGACCTGACCTACGACTTCATCAAGGAAGCGAAGAAGATCGACGGCCAGGTGAAGGAGGGCAAGCTGCCTGCGGAGGCGATGACTGAGCGGCACCAGATGGCGCTCACCTTCCGCTCACAGATCAAGGCCACAGCCTTCGGGATCAACTATGGACTGAAGGAGGGCAAGCTCGGTCGTCAGCTCGGCATCACCAAGGCCGCCGCGAAGGACGTCATTGACCAGTACATGGCGGCCTACCCGGCGGTGGACAAGTTCTACAAGGACGCCATCGCCGAGGCGCGCAAGCTCGGTTCTTCGTGGACCGTGCTCGGCCGCCGTCGCACGCACAACGCCATCAACTCTCCGAACACGATGGACCGGTGGTCGGAAGAACGGAAGGCAGTGTCGATGGCCATCCAGGGGACGGCCGCCGACGTCGTGCGCCTCGCCATGATCAACATCAGCAACGCGCGCCTCGACTACAAGTACGGCTGCCACATGATCCTCCAGGTGCACGACGAGCTCGGCTTCGAGTGTCCTCGTGAGACCGCGGAGGAGGCGCGCAAGGAGATCCAGTACCTCATGGAGCACGCCCTCCCCACGCAGCTGGCGGTACCCCTCGAGGTGTCGCTGGGCATCGGTGACGCATGGAACACGGCGAAATGAAGGGCAAGAACATGGCCAAGAAGACCACAAGAACGACGGCACCCAAGCGTGCGCCAATCAGCAGTCAGAACGAGATTGACACGTTCCTCCACTGCGGCCTCTGCTTGGAGGAGCTAAATGCGGGGGTAGGGAAGTTTCCTGCCGGTGTCCCGCGTACCGCGCAGCACTACGCCAGGCTCGAAGTGGGTTACACACCCACCGGGCTGCAGGTGCGTTGCGTACGGCATGACGTGAACGTCATCCACCTCGATTTCGCTGGACAGAAGTTCCACGCGAACACCTCGCGCGCCTGCTGGGCGTGTCCCGAGTGTGGTGCCGGCTTTCAGAAGCACGGCACCGGCCCCAAGGCGCGCGCCGCGTGCAAGTTCCCCCCGGAGGAGAAGCGCACCTGCATGGGGTTCCGCTGCTACTGCCGCAACGACGTTCCGCACTCACACGCGAAGAACAAGGACTGTCCCAAGGCCCACTGCGGATGCTGCGGGTACTTGGGACCCTTCACGGAGAAGAAGGCATGACCGTCTACGAAGAGTATCGCTGGCACACAGTGATGGTTTTCATGGCCATCGGTGCCCTCATTCTGGGCGGCATGTACATCAACAACTGCGGTGAGTGCGAGGCCAGGGGCGGAGCCTACGTTCAAACCGCCTTGGGCTTCGCCTGCGTGGAGAAGAAGTGAACAAGAACGAGCTCGACAGAAGAACCTCCAACCAGATCGACCTGCCCATCCACAAGGTGCGTGAGATCACCACTGAGTTCTTGAGGCAGATCATCAAAGGCCTCCTCGAGCGCGGCGTCGGGGGCATCGTGCAGCTCGACGACTTCGGCACCCTTCACATCTCTCGTCGCGTAGGTCTCCTAAACGACAACCCGGTCGTGAAGTACTATGTGAACCTACGCAGAGCCGAGGCTCTCACGCGTGCGTTACGCGCGAAGTTCGGCAAGACACAAAAGGAGATTCGTCATAGCCGAGCAGTTCGTCAAAGAGCAATGAAGCGCACAGAGAAGTAGCGCGCGACTTCTCTGTGCTACACTAAGGCATGGCTGCCGAATCCGAGAGAAAGAAACGTCAGTACCTACGCAGCGTGGCTCTGGGTCTGTGTCCCAGGTGCAACCAACGAAAGCCCGCCAAGAGCAAGAAGACGTGTCGGACCTGCAGCAATGACCGTCTCGAGCGGTACTACGAAAACAAGGAACACCAGCTACTGCAGCAACGTGCGTATCGGCAGCGACTGAGGGATGAAACGTACGCCGTGTATGGAACTCACTGCTCTTGCTGCGGAGAAGCACGCGTAGAGTTCCTTCAGATCGATCACGTGCACGGCACGGGAGCAATCCACCGCAGAACGATCGGACGTGCATCCCATTCCCTGTTCATCTGGCTACGGCGTAACAACTACCCGGCCGGGTTTCGCATACTCTGTGCAAACTGTAACTTCTCCAGAGGAACCAAGGGCTATTGCCCCCATGAAAAGGAGCAAGAAGATGAACGAAACAGAAAAGTACGCCGTTGATGAGAACGTCGATCAAGAGCAGCTCGAGAAGCAGGCCGCAAGCGGATGCCCCGTGTGCGGTAAGAAGGTCGAACGCCACGGCAACGTGCTGATGTGCCCAACCCATGGGTCTGAACCCTTCGAGAACAAGAGGAAGTAGATGAGCCGACTGTCCGTCGCCGAGATCAGCAAGCAGGTTGCAAAGCTACAAGCAGGTCTGAACCGCACCGCCGCCGAGAAAGGAGCGACGGTGTGCACCAGCATCGACCTGGCTCCCAACGTCTACTTCACGCGTCGGCCGAGTGGGATTCCTGAGCTTGACATCCACCTCGGCGGCGGACTTCCGGCGGGAGGGCTCTCGTATCTGAGCGGCCCGGATGGAAGCTTCAAGTCGAGTTTGCTCTACCACTTCATCGCGGAAAACCAGCGCATCTGGGGCGAGCGCTCCTGCGTGGCCCTCGGAGTGAGCGAGGCCGCACCCGACCACTTCTGGATGCGGAAGTGCGGCGTGCAGATCGCCATCCCCGAGGAGATGATTGCCGAGCGCGTAGTGATGCGGAAGCACAACGGGCTCCCACCCTTCACGAAGGACGAGCTCAAGGCCTTCCGTGCACCCACCGTCGGCAAGGTCATGCTCCTGCGTGGGGCCACCGGCGAGGAGCTCCTCGAGGCCATCCTCCAGTTCTTCGACTGGGGTGGCTGCGACCTCCTGATGCTCGACTCTGTGTCCGCTGTCCTCCCCGAAGCCGACGCCGACAAGAGCCTCGACGAAAACCAGAAAAGAGCCGCGGCAGCTGGCCTCCTCACCAAGTTCTTCCAGCACTACCTGAACGGGACGACCGGCTACAGCGGCGCGAACAAGACCACGGTCATCTTCACATCGCAGGTGCGCTCGAACTCGAAGAAGGCCGAGGCGCCGGCGCACATCGCGAAGTACCTCTCCGACTACGCCCCCCAGGGCGCGTGGGCCGCGAAACACGGCAAGCTCATCGACATCCTGATGAAGCCGGGCGAGAAGGAGAAAGAGAAGGTCGCCAACGAACCGCTGTCCCTGGGCGCCGCCGTCGAGCAGAAGAAGCGCCTCACCCAGACCGGCAAGCTGGTGCGGTACGAGATCCTCAAGGGCAAGGCCGGCATCCACGAGGGCATCACCGGCGAGTTCCCGTTCTCCTTCTCCGAGAACGTGGACAAGCAGCGCCTGCTCATCATGACGGGCCTCCGTCTCGGCATCGCTGAGGAGAAGAACGGGCTCGTGACGTACTACGACTTGAAGAGCCGAACTCCCATCCCCGAGCTCGAGAAGCGTCCGATGGACGAGCTCGCTGCCATGCTGCGCGCGAACTTCGAGATGGAACTCTCGCTCCGCCTCATGACTCTCGCCAGCGTGGGCATTGAGTGCGCCTATCGCTGAGCCTGGAAGCGCACGAGGGGGAGTGCAGCCGCTGCGAGGCGAAGGGTCAGGTCATCCTTCACTTTGCAGTGACGACCGAGGAGGAGGTCGGTGACCTGCCGGCCTTGTGCGTGGCCTGCGCCATCAAAGGCGGCGAGATCACCACCTTCCTGGCGCCTCTCGTCGAGAAGCCCTCGAGAAGGAAGGCGTTCAAGAAGGCGAAGAAGACCTCACTGAAACAGGAGGTGGAGGTCTGCGAGCTCCTTGGCGCGCGCACTCAGCCCGGCTCCGGCAACCAGGCCGGGGCCAAGGGAGACGGCAGAAGGAAGGGTGAGCTCCGCATCGAGGCGAAGTTCACGAAGGCCGAGTCTTACAGCCTAAAGCTCGAGGAACTCGGCAAGCTAATGGGTGAGGCGGCACAGGGAGAGCTCCCAGTGTTCGTCATAGACTACCTCGATCCGGGGACAAGCAAGCTGCGGGACCGCTATGCAGTCCTTCCGTTCGCAGACGCACAGGAACTCATCGAGCTCAGGAGAGAGAAGAATGCCACTACGAAGCATCGCTGACCTAAACGGTCCGCCTGACGAGATCGCCCGGCGGATCAACCAAGCGAAGCAGCTGTCCGTCCTCTACGACACCTACGTCAACACAACGCAGGACGGCCACGAGCGCGAGCCCGGCATCCACGCCTCAGAGCTCTACCCCTGCCTGCGCCAGCCGGTCTACTCGTTGACCAACACCCCACGGAAGCCGAATGTCCGGAAGTACTGGAAGCAGCGCTTCAAGATGGGGCAGAAGATCCACGACCTAGTGCAGGAGGACTTCGAGAAGATCTCTAAAGCCACTGTGCAGACCGAGGCTTTTCGCATCGCCACAGCGATGGCACTCCAGATGAACTGCCGCATCGAGTTCCAGAAGGAAGCCAAGGTCCATCCCAGACTTCAGGCCATCGCCGCGTACTGGAAGATCTACTCTGCGTGTGACGGCATCTTCACCTTCATCGATCTGGACACCAACGAGGTCGTGCTCCGCGTTGGCCTCGAGATCAAGTCGGAGGCAATGGACGGCTACGCCGCACTCAAGGCTCCGAAGTTCGAGCACATGAGGCAGGGCCACCTCTACATGGGCTGCTACGACCTGCCGCTCATGTGGTTCTTCTACATGAACAAGAACAACCAGAACAACACGAAATCAGAGTCTCCCTTCCTCGTAGTGTTCCAGCCGGAGATCTGGCAGGAGCTCGAACAGCGCTTCGTAGAGATCCACACGCACGCGGCCAACAGGACCCTCCCCGAAAGGACTGAGACCATCATCTGCGAGTTCTGTGCGTGGAACTACACCTGCGAGCCCAAAGCCGAGAAGATCCAAGCGAAGCAACTCGTACGAGGCAAGAACGAATCCCTCCGTCCACAAGGAAAGGTCTGACATGCGCGAACCTAGGCCGGCCCACAGCCCTCCCCCTCTCGACCAGCCGTACCCGCAACCTGGCGGGCTGCAGCTACCCCGAGACGTGGGCATCGCAGAGAGTACTGCAGCAGCCGTCGAACAGCGATGGAGCGCCACCATCGAACGAGTAAACGCGCGACTGCACGCTCAGGGCTTCTATGACGTCGCTCAGCCACAGCTTCAATGCCCCGAAGTCTCGACCGAGGCGCTGCTGTCCACGGACCTCCGCAGCTACACGGTCACCTACGCCGGGCAGCTGCAGTGGTACCGCTACACGGTGGTGCTGCTGGCGAAGGTGCGCGCCACGCTTCTCGGCGTCGAAAATGAGATGTCGGACATCGCTGCCAAGAAGCGCATCGAGTTCCGAAAACAGAACCAGACTGCGGCGAAGGCCGACAAGCTGGGCACCCAGGAGATGGCGGACCTCATCGATCAAGACCCCATCTACAACGACCTCAAGCTCCAGGAGCAAGAGCTCACGCAGTACAAGCTACAGATCCAGGTGCGGGCCGAGACGCTCGAGGAATCGCTGAAGGTGGTCTCCAGGCAGATCGAGAATCGCAAAATGGAGACGAGCGCCGGCGGACGCGAACAGAATATGCCGTACGGCAACCGACCTCCAGGACCACAACCGCAGCCAGTTCAAGGGTGGAAACCGCACGGATGATTCGACTCGAGCTGCCGTTCATACCGCCGTCGTCGAACAAGGCGTACTTCAACCTACCGACCGGAGGGCGCGGGCTCGCTACTGCGGGCAAGAAGTTCAAGAACGAGACCACGGCACACCTCGTGCGCACCTACCCGCAGGAGCTCCGCTTCTTCCAGGACAACAAGCCCTACCTAGTTCTAATCCGTTTCTTCTTCGAGGATGTGGAGACGAAGGGCTTCTCCAGCGGCAAAGCGAAGAACCGGTACAAAGTGTTCGACGGCGGCAATCGAACCAAGCTACTGGAAGACGTCCTCAAGGACGTGGGCGGCATCGACGACTCGCAAACGCTGACGTCGATCTGGGAGAAGAAGCAAGGTCTCCCTGAGCGCACGCTGCTTTGGGCCTGGAATATCGAGGAGGAGGCAACGCCGTTCGATGGAGCACTCGCAAGTCTCACCTAGCCTCGCAGTCGAGTACCTCTACAGCCTCTACGAGGGATGCAATCACACCGAGCTCTACCAGATCGCGAGGGCCGCTGGCCACAACGTCCTACCCAGCCTCGATCGAGAAGCACTCATCCGCATCATCATCGGCGCCGAACAACCGCCACCGCTCTTCGAGCACATCGTCGACGAGTATCGGCGCGCCATCATGGCCTTCGTCATCGACCACCGGAAGGCACTGGAAACGCAGATCAAGTGCCCTGCGCGTTCTTTCAAGCCCGACGCGTGCTTCGGATGTCTCGACCAACAGGTCTTCAGCTGCCTCGTAAGCAACCCCAATCAGCAACGACTCATCCAGCTCTACAAGAGAAAGCTCACGTAAGGAGACCACCCCCGCATGTCTGACGATTCACTCGCGCCGCTCACCATTCAAACGGCACCTCGCAATGCACAGGTGCTGATGGAACAAACCTCTCACACTCTCCGAACGCTGGCGTACGACCTCGGGCGGCTCACCAGCGGTGAGCAGATGCTGGCGTGGCATCCGCTCACGCATCAGCAGCGCGCCGAACTCGTGCTCGTTGGTCTCCAAGAGTGGGACAAGCAGAATCCCGGAGCCTACGCAGGTCCCGCCATCACCCCAGGCCCTCAACCCCAACAGTCTGTACAACCCCAGGAGACCGCCGCACCCATGAACCAGCCTCCCCCGTACCCGCCCCAGCAGTTCCAGCAGCCCCCGCAGCAGCCCCAGTTCCAGCAACCCCAGTTCCAGCAGCAGGCTTCTCAGCAACCGGGCTTCGGGCAGCAGCAGGCGCCCCAGGGGTACGGAGCTCCGCAGCCTGGCTTCGGACCGCCGCAGGCTCCCCAGCAAGCGCCCCAGTATGCGCCGCCCCAGGCTCCGCAGGGCGGGCCTCCCCCGCCGCCGGCGTTCACCCCACAGGCCCAGCCGTACCCCCAGCAGCAGGTGGCGCCCATGATGCAGCAGCAGATGGCGCCGCAGTACCCGCAGGGGAACTTCCCCCAACAGCCCGCTGCGGGGCAGCTGCAGGCTCCGCAGCTCCAGCAACCGCCGTCCTTCCAGCCGAACGGAGCTCCGCGTCCTGCGGGCTTCCAGCCTCCGGCCATCGTCCCCCCGCCGCAGCCTGCGACGCCTCCCCAGGCCCCGCCTATGCAGCAACAGCCGATGTTCCCCGCCCCTGCTGGAGCTCCTCAGGGGTTCGCCGGCGCAGAGACCGAGGCACTGGGCAAGACGCGTGGCAAACGCGAACCCAAGGCCGCAGCAGCTGGAGCTTCGGGTGACCTCCTCCAGCTCCTCACCAATCTCACGGCACTGGTGCAGCAGCAGGGCGAAGAGATCGCCGTGCTGAAACGCCTGGCAGGCGTGGCGGCTGCAGGCGCGGTCACCACCTACTGCTCCACCTACGGCACACGCGACGCCGCGGCTGCGTTGCAGAGCCTGCTCAACGAGGGCTCGGTCATCACGCAGCAGCTCACTCCGGGAAAAGACTAGTCGCCGTCCTCGACGACCCGTGGCCCGGCTCTGTCCGTGATGGCGCGGAGATCTTCTCCATCTCCAGCAGTATCGTGGACACGCTGGACTACGGGTCGCTCGTCGAGCTCGCACGGCAGCTCGGTCTCCTTGTCCTCGAAGAACAAGGGTACCCGGAGATGATCCGGACGCGACTGAGGCGCTCGCAACAACTGTGAGAAGAAGGGGAGAGATGCTCTCCCCTTTTTTTTCTTAGCTGTTCGGCGGAGGCGGATCCGAGTCACCCGGCAACGACACGTTCCACTTCTTCTTCAGGATGGCGGAGATGCCACGGTAGGCGCCTGAAGAGAACCAGCCGAGCGAGAAGCCGTAGAGCACTAACGACAAGCGCGTAACCGAAGCCACTGGCGGGTACGGGTAGTACTGCGGGGACACGGCCAGACAAAAGAGCGTGCCGAGGAACGCGGGAAGCGCAGGCAAACAGAACATCTCCCAGACACGCTGCGCTCGCGACATCGGCGTACTATTCGATAACGTCGGCCACAATGCCTCCGCGAGTCGACGGATGAGCAACGTGAGCACTGCCAGAGAGACGATAAGGGACGCGGTCGGCAACGTGAGAATGTCGTCGAGCTTGTTCATGTCAGAGGATTTTACCGAAGACCACGCAGCGTATGTAGCCGGCTGTCGTGACAGCGCTGCCCGGCGTGACCTGGATGTTTGCCCAGGTGGGATCGATGGTGACGCCAGGCACTGGGAGTGGCGAATTGACGCTGTGATTCAGCGAGTACTGAGGCGATGACGCGGCGGTGAACGCGACCGTGGCGATGCTGGGCGTCGACCCGTCTCCGTGCCTAGCTGCACACAAATTGACATCGATAGTGCCTCCGCCAGCGATGGGCGTTCCAGGGACAGGCGCAAACGGCCCCCACAGGACATCGAAGTCTGTGACGAAAAGCAAGTAGCTGGTCGGAGGGGTCAACGCAGGACTCGCGTCGAGCAGCGGACTGCCGTAGTCCCAGATGTCAACGGAGATGCCGCCAGACCCTACCGGCACGAGGATGTCGAAGGTCGCCTTGAAGAAGCTACCCCCACCCTCGAAGATACGCTGAATAGCGCCCGCACTCGTGCGGTGAAGAATTTGGGGTTCGCGGTTCGAGCCAGTATTCATAGAGACTCCTAGTACCTTTGGACGTTGCCGAGGACCGTAGCGAGCGGCAACACCTCGAGCTCATAGATGTCGACGGCCCCGGCGGTGCCCTGGAGCGGAGGAGCTCCACCCGTCCCCCAAGGCACAGGGTACTTGACCGACGTGCTGGTGTAGTGCGACAGGAAGCCGCCGCCCGTCAGCGCGCAACCCGCGGCGATCTGGAGGATGACGACGCGGATCTTCCGGCCAACCTGCAGCGGATACCCGGATGGCGTCGCGCTTCTGGTTGTCTGGGGGCTGGTCACATTGATGAGCAACGTGCAGCCGGAGGCGTTCGACAGATCGATGAAGAAGTCGTCGAAGTGATCCAAGTCGAGAATGACCGACTGCGTGCCAGTGCCGCTGACAGTGATTCGGTTGCCTCCGTAAGAAGTGTCGCCGGTGCCCTGCGCCACCCAGATCTGCTGGCGGTAGCCCGCCTGCACGCCGCCGTCGCTGGTGAGGTAGCCGAGTTCAAGCCAACGAGACCCGAGGCCCGTGATGCTGTTCTGCGCAAAGGAACCCCAGCCGAGCACGCGGTTGCCGTCAGTGAGATCCGTATCCCGGCCCATGTAAGCCAGCGACACATCCCCACGCACTGCGCCGCCGGGACCGTTGTACTGGGTATACGCGCCGGCCGACGGTGACGTCGATGGGATCGAGTTCACATCTGTTGCCGGCGGAGGCATGACCAAGTAGAGGCCGTCGTCGTTGTAGAGCTCGGTCGCCAGACCCAGAGGGTTCCCGAGGAACGACTGCTTCGATCCCAGAGCTCCGTTCCCCTGCACGAACGTCGGTGTCACCCAGCGAAGAGACGTGACCGATACGGGCAGAGATGCGAGCTCCGTTGAGGGGCCGCCGTCCGGTGCGGTGACGTAGATGGCCTTCGCGGTACCGGAGTGCTGCATGGCACGAACGGTGATCTTCTTGCCGGTGGACAGCGTCAGCTCGAACAAGTCCCGTGAGAGGGCGACGGCCGAACGAGGGATGTTGCTGTTGTTGGCGTCGTCTTTCCAGAAGTAGGACTCCGAAGTGTTGTCCAACGTGAGGAGGTAGAGGCCAGGGAAGGCACCCGTGGTGATGGTCGCGCTCGCGTCCGCAGAAATGCGCGTCCAGTAGCCCATGCCGACACTTGGATCGGCGATAGGATACTCACGGCGCAACGCGCTCATGATAGGTGCAACAGCCGGAGCCGCGGGCGTCTCTCCGAAGAGAGACCAACGCGTGAAGTAACTGATGAACCCCGTAGATCCGAGCGCGCCGTACCCCCCATTGGTGGCGACAGTTGCGTCACCCGTCAAGTCTGCGAGCCACTCCGCATTGAAACGGTCAACCATGGACCGGTCCGTGAGCGCTGTCTCCATCGTGAGCGCCTGCGCTGTGCGCGTAGCTACTGCTCCAGCACCCGGCGTGTTTTCCGTCCCTCCTCCGCCAGTCGTCGACAGGTTGTAAAGCCCGTTCAGTCCGCGCGTCGTGAGATCGAAGATGGTCGAATCCCAAGAGGCGTTCCAGGCCTCGCTGTTACCGTGCAACTGACGCAGAAGTTCTTGCGCATTGAAGATCGTCTTGTAGGAGCGCTCGGCTCCTCGAATCAGCGCGTCAGCCGGTAAGCTAGCGAGTTGCGTCCGCCGACCGAAGATGATGTTGTACACCACACCCGCAGGGATAACGACGTTGTACGTCAGCTGGACATCACCAGTAGAGAACCCTCCGCTACCTGCGGTAACAGGCGTAGACCCTAGATCCGTGGCCGTGTGCACCACAGCCACCGTGCCGGCAACGTTGATCTGATCTCCGGCCGCATCGAGGATGATGAAACCGAAATTCTTATCTTGGCTGCCCCCCATGAAAATGGGACCAGTGAGTGCAAACGGGATCGTCGCACCCGTATCACCACCCCCAGCCGAGGTGATGGTGGCGGAAGGCCACTCAACCGCCAAGTCAGCGTGCAGGATGTTGTCAATGAAGTCAGTGTTCTGCGCAAGTGCTTGCGCAGGTCGATTCACGTTGCTGCTCGTAGCGTCGTCCGTGAAAGCAACGAAGTACGTCCCGTCGTTCACGCCGCTGCTGCGCTGACCGTCCGCCGCTGCGGGGACACCTGACGTCGCGTTGTTGATGTAGTCGAAATTCGACGGCAGACCGCCGAAGTAGGTCGGCACAGTCAGGCGGTGGAAGACGGGCGTAGTCATGGTATCTCCGGCTCAGAAACGAATCGTCCACTGTATCTCGAGGTCGAACGCGTCGGTCTTCGAGATGGTGTCGAAGGTGTCATAGGCGATGGGCGCGTTGTTGTAGATGTTCGGGTTCACTGCCGCGGTGAAGAGGCCGACCTCCGAGAGAGGGACGAGCAGGTACGGATTATAACTCACGTCCGTCTGCTGAAAGAGTACCGAGAAGGTCGCGTCGTAGGGCACGTCATCGACGGACCAGGCCGGAGCCTGGACCTGCGAGAGCCACACATCCGTCGGATAGTAGGGGTACGGCAGAACCCCGCCACTCACACGCACCGGTCGCTCAAGAGCGATAACCGTCGGGTCTGTGTCGGTCTGGGCGTTGGTGCCTGGGTAAGCCCCGCTCGGCGACGGAGGAGACGCTCCTAGAGGGGATGCATTCGCCACACCCAACGCGATCTGCTTGTTGCCTCCGATGCCGAGGCCCATGTACTGCACGCGGTCGTTACGTAGCGGCGTACCGACGCTACCTACGAACGAGTTGTACGTGATGAGCTGGGCAAGGTACTGCCGCCCGAGGTTCAGCCAGATGTTGTGCCCCTTACGGCGCGCAACGATCTTGCCTCTCTCGCGCATCGTGAGCTCGAGGTTGCTGCGAACCGTGAGCTTGTCGGTGATCTGGCACCCGCCACGACGACGGCCGGGTGTGTTGGTCCTACGTGTTCGCATGGGAGCTCCAGATCGTGGTCAACTCGTCGACGAAGCCAGCGTACATCGCGGACGAGATCTTCGTGAGGGTCTTCTTTTCCGAGAGTAGCGCCTTCAGTCGCTCCATGGGTACTTCCTTGATCGGACCCAGAAACCTGTCGGTGTTGTAGTGGGCCAGGTAGAGCCTACGGGCCTCGTCGAGGCTTCTGCAGCCCAGCATAACCTTGTCCTCGTCGTAGCTGCCGTCGTCTTTATTCTGGTGCACCACGAAGGCGCTGGCTGCGTTCTTGTTCGGCCCAACGTAGCAGTCGACGCCCTCGTCATCCGCTCCCTTGCTCCCGACGATGTACCCATAGGGCGCCTTCATGAGGGTGTGCCAGGGCTTGCCGTCCTTGTCGTGGCCGGAGCGCGTGCTGCCTTTCTTGTTCTCGACGGCGATACGCAAGCCCTGGAAGGACATGTGCCCCTCGAGTTTGTACTTCTTGGGCGAGTGCTTCTTGTGCGTCGCCTTCTCGAGAGCTTGGGATGTGTAAACGCCCATCAGAGCGACCTATAGCTGACGTACGTGCCAGCGGCCAGATCGGTGTCGAAAGCCCAAGCCACCGACTGCCCCATCGTGATGAGAACGTTCTCCCAGAGAACCTCTACGTCCGACGGAGATCCCGCCGTCGAATGGATGTAGCAGGCCAAAGTGTCACTGCCCGTCACCGCGACGCTGACCGCGCTCTCAAGAATGAAGTCACCCGCGGTGGTCGTGAAGGGGATAGTCTCGATGGTGACGTTGTTCTGCTGGATGATGAGCGCAAAAGAGTTCTGTGTGTAGAGCGCGTTCACTCGGATCTCTATGGAGATCGAAGTAAGCGTACCCGACGAGAGCAGCACTATCGGCTCACCGATCATCTTCCCCGGAGCTGCGATGGGGATGTAGTCCGTGAGCCCCGAGTCGAACGCTGCGACCACCGAGTTGTAGATCGGAAGATCGAACACGAAAATACTGTCGAAGGTGGGCTTGCTGGCCCCGATAGTCGTCGTTAGTGTAACGAACGCCGCATCCTCGGGGCAGAGGTACTTCTTGTCGAAGCCCCAGAGGATGGGGAGCGTAGGGTTGGGCCACGTCGCGTCTGCGAAGGGACTCTGGTCGAACTGGTTGCGCCATCCGCCGCCGGCCGAGTTCGGCTGGTCGAACATGGTGGCTACGCCGATGTAGCCGTTCGTGCAGGCACCGTCATAGATGTAGAGCGTCCCCGTCGCTAGCACCGAGTCGGAGACTGAGACCGACGTCGACGGAACCGTCTCGAGCACCACGAAGAGCGGGTACGTGTACGTCGGCTTGATGCGTCTGATGAACGTCTGACAGAAGAGCAGCGCTTGGAGATTGAAGGCCGATGCATCGACCTGCACCAGGAACTTGAAGAACTTCTCGACCTCGAAGAAAGCCCCCTGCTCGAGGTACCCCTGAAACCACGTCGGGTCGCTAACATAGTCTTCGACCCGCACTCCGGTGACGAGCGGGGAAAATTGCTGAACCGTATCCCCAACAGCGTACGGCTTTCCTGTGACGGGGTTCGTCTCAAGATTGAGCGAGACCGGGTACGTATACGAGCGCACGATGGCCGCAGTGCTCGCGTCCTCCACGAGGATGCGGCCCTGTGTCTGACTGAAGTCGCTGCGGATCTCAACGATGACGCCTGTCTGGTCTGCGAACGGCAGCCCCAGCAGGATCTGGGTGCCGACGCGAAGGTTGAAGACCGTCGGGCCATTCCAGTACGCGTACCAGAGCCCCTGTACCGACGAGAGATAGTCGACGTTCGAGGGGAGCTGTGAAAGGTCGTCCAGGGTGAACTCCGCCGGGATGCCGAAGTTCGCCTCAATGGTCGGACGATTGTCGAGGTAACTCGTCTCGGCCCACATCCGCGCCGGCGGCGGTGCTCCCTCCCAAACGTCGGGGCCACCCGCGTTCGCGGGCACCGGCGTAACAAAGGAGATGGCCGAGGCACCACGGAACGTCGTGAAGAAGAAGTCGACGTTCCGGCGAAGCACCTGTGAATCGTCGGTGTTGACGATGAGCTCCTGAAGGAGCGGGATGTCGACGATGAGCGGGTCGAGCGGGATGTACTTACGGCGCAGAACACTCGCCAGTGAGACGGTGTACGTTGAGGGTTGTGCCAGGTAAACGCCGACAGGTGTAGCATCGACCGGCAGGCTTCCCGTCACCTGCGAGCTCGAGCCGAGCACCAGTGACGTGATCGTTATCGGCACCTGTGTCGAGTTCTGCACTACCTGGAAGCTGACGATGTCCCCGGCCTCGCACATCCCGTTCCAGAAGTCGAGGTCAGTGGAAGTGGCCGTGCCCGAGATGGACCAAGAGGTTCCGCACGGAAGCGGAAGAGGATCAAGCAGCGTGACGCGCTGGAAGTAGAATGGGTCACTCGGAACGTCCACGATCCGCGCAATGCGGTACGCCACTCCATCTACGCAAAGAAACGAACCTGCGGGGATGCTGAGGAACTGCAGGCTCGAATCAACATAGTAGGTGTTCGTGCCAAGAGCTGCGCCCGCCATACCGCTGGGCGCCGCGATCGTCTCCCCGACGGAGTAGAGCGGGGAGGTGCTCGAGGAAAGTACTGTGATCGGATAGTCCGCATCGATGCGAAGAATCGTCGAGGTGCCGAGACGGTTATCGATGGCACTGACAACGATGGAACTGTCGTACTGCTGCAGGATGTTCTGGATCACCTGCTGGACCGTCGACGGAGTGTACGGATCGGCGTGCACGAACGGGATGACGACCGGCGTAGTGCGCGTCGCGAGCTGCAGGTCCAGGTGTGTCCCAGCGACGCCGGACATCCCCCCATTCGGGATGGGGATGCTCGGGAGTCCTCCAAAGATGGCGCTTACCGAAGTCACGCCGATGAGGTTCGGGTTCTCCTGCATGAGGAGGTCGTAGTGAAGCCAGCGCCGCTGAAACGTGCGCTGGATGTCCCGTAGGCTCTTGCCGTAGTTCACCTGCCAGAGTGTCAAGAGCTCGGCAGCGGCGACCTGGGCCAGGCCTTGCCAGAACGCCGTGATGCGCTCAGTACCGTCCACCAAGCTCCAGAAGTCGGAGAGGTAATTCCAGACGAAGGAGAGGTCTGGGATACATCCACGCGCGATGGCAGACTCAACGACGTTCACCACCATCGTTGTCGGCACGGAAAAGACGGCGCCGTCGTAGACGGTGAGCTGGAACTTGAAGAACCCCGGAACGTCGGGGTAGAACGTTGGCGTCGGACTAGTTGGCGTGTTGATGCCGTTCTGCGGCAAGTACGAGAACGTCGTCGCAGAGCTGAGGCTGTCAGGCAGGTCAAACTCAGTGATCTGCGCGTAGAAACCGTGGAGCATGTCGATGCCCACAGTGACGATGGAGTACGGGATGCCGCCCACAACAAGAACGCCACCCGGCTGAATCGGACTGAGTGCGTTTACATCTGCGAGCGACGCCGAGTACAGGAGGTTGGTGAACCCCGTAGGCATCGAAAGCGGATACGTGAAGCCGTCCGTCAGCGTGTGGATGTACTGACTGGGCGGCGGAGCATCGATGAGCTCCCAGTAGTAGGTGAGGGTTGCCCCTTGTGGATCCGTGCTTGCGGTTCCGTCGAGCTGAAGAATCTCGCAAAGCTGGATGGCCTGGTCGGGCCCCGGATCTGCGCTCGGAGGGATAGCAGGGATGAGCACGCCCGCACCAAGGGCGATGCTCTGGATGGCCACTGTGACCGGGGCCGGGTTGCAGCGCACGGAGACCACCGAAAGACTCAGCGGAGTCTGAGCTGCACTCGAGGACGGAATGACCGGGAGGATGTACCTGAGCTGATGACCGAGCAACTGGTAGTCCGCCTCCGGAGTGATGTAGAGGTAGACCGTGCCGGTGGACCAGCTGACCGCCGCAAGAACAACGAAGAGCTCGCTTTCTCCGACCAGCGTTTGGCTGTTCGGCAGCGGCATGACCGGGGTATCGAGGACGATGTTACCGTCCGTGTCGAAGTGCACCGAGCCGGTGTAGGCGATGCCCTCTTGTGAGAAGAACAGCCCCATGCAGGCAGCCGACGGGCAGAACGACCCGAAGTACGAATGCGTGTTGATGATGTCGCTGAAGTCCGCGGGCAGGTCGGGCCACGACACGACGAACTGCATCGTGAAGTCCTGCGGAACATCCACCTCGAGGAGGAGGGCGGCTGTGCCCGTGTCTGTGCCTCCCGACGTCAGATCCTGAAAGTTGTCGTCATCGATCGGGAACTGGTCGTCGCCGCCGAGTACAACAACCTGGTCGTATGTCAGAAGAAGCGTGACGTCATTGTAGTCGCCGACGTAATAGACGTTGAACGGGTCAACGAACGGGAGCGGGCCGCTCGAACCCTCGCCCGATCCTCCCCATGGCGCCGAGCCCCACGGGGATCCACCCCACCCAATCGGCGTGCTTGGCGACATGTTCCGGCTCGCAGTCTAGGCTACAACGCGGGCGTATCCAAGGATCATAGATTCGGGGCGATGGTGAGCCTTGCGGTCTCCACTGTCGTGACGGTGCCCGTCAGATCCGTGAGGACCCAGGTGAAGGTCATCGGGATGCGAACATTAGGGAAGCCGCTGGTCATCCCGGGCTGAATCGGGAAGATGCCGATGCCGGCAGGCCCATTCGTGATGACGACCGAACCATCATCCGTCGTGCCATCGAGACTCACAGACGGACTACCGCACACAGCCCTGAAGACAAGCCTGCAGCCCGTGATGTCAGCCGGCTTCCCGTTCAGCAACACCGTGACTTGTAGCGTTCGCGAGTCTCCTCGGTACATCCAGAGGTCGGCGATCTCTACGGGCTTCTTCGGCCACTGCCTGGTCTTGTTCACAGGATCCTCGTTGTTCCTACTGCCGACGGGAGCATCGTGGTCATGCTGTAGGGTACCAGAGAGGGCACAGGTGCAGGTACTACGGGGAGAGGCGGGCCTGCGGGAAGCGCCCTGCCGGAGAACGAGAACTGGGGCGACAAGAAGGTTCCGATCCGCAATGCGCTCTGTCCCTGCGCCACGTCTACCAGCGCCGTTGAGCTGCGAGGAAACGGCAGAGCAACCGTGTGCGCTCGCGCTTCGCCAAGGTCACGGTGCACCACCACCGTGACCGTGTCGTACGGATCCTGGATGCTCTCGAATAGACCACGCGCTCCGGCAAAGCTCCGGGCCAAGGCGTCGAGAGGCTCGCTAATGAACTCCGCTACGATCCGTCCCCCTACCGAGATCCGAGTGACCGAATCAGAAGGGACCGGCACGAACTCACTCAGAGCCTCATTGAAGGCCACCACACGAGAAACCTGGTCGATAGGGACAGCGATGGCCTCTGCCGTAAAACGATTGCCGCCAGACGTGCGCACGACGGCATCGAACGGCAACAGCAGGCTTTCCGTGAATGAACGCGGAGCAACGTAGGTTCTCGCTACCGCATCACTGGGCGCGGAAACGTTCTCAGCGACCACTCGGTTGCCGACGAACACTCTGGCAATCGACGTGACCGGAGTAGCGACGATCTCCGCGATCCTCTCGGAAACCCCAGTAGCCCTGACGATTGCGTCGGTCGGCGTAGTGATTGACTCACCGAGCGCTCGATAGGCCCCGTAAGCTCGCGACACCGCGTCATCTGGAGAGCTGATGAGCTCGGTGACAGCTCCCATATAGGCAGCCGTCTTAGTGGGCGTATCAGTGGGCGTCGCGATCAGCTCGAAGACCGACTGATACGCCCCGTAGATGCGCGCTACTGAATCGAACGGTGTCGCGACGTTCTCCACAACGGATCGGTAGCCCGTGAACTGCCTAGCCACTGAGTCGGATGGGGTAGAGAGCGTCTCGGGGGTAACCCTTGAGAAGGTACCGACGCGCAGCAACGCACCAGTGGGGGGCGTAATAGCCTCCGAAACGGCACGTCGGCCGACGAACCGCCGAACAACGGAACCAACAGGTGCCGCCACAGTCTCTGCAATTCCTCGGCGGCCCGTGAACTGTCTAGCAGGCGTACCAGTAGGAGTAGATAGAATCTCCGCAACGGCCCTCGAGAGGACGCCACCATGAACCACTGAATCAGTAGGAGTAGAGAACGTCTCTGGGATAGCCCTCGACAAGACTCCACCATGAACCACTGAATCGATAGGGGTCGTAAGAATCTCTGGAATAGCCCTCGACAAGACTCCGTTGCGAGCCACTGAGTCGGATGGGGTAGAGAGCGTCTCGGGGGTAATTCTAAAGAGGACTCCGTTGCGAGTCACAGAATCGGTAGCGGTCGTAAG